TATTAAATATACAAATCAAAAATTTAATGATACTACTCAAGCTGTTATTCAAATTGAAGATAAATCTTGAGAAGATTATGAACTTGAATGGTGATCTAAATATGGTATAGATAAAACTATATTAAAAAAGTTTCATGTATTTTCATGTAAAAATGTATTTTTAAATGGAAGTATATTTAGTTTACATAAAGATCGACAATTAGTATTTGGATATTATGGAGGTATTCGAGAAGATATAGAACGTTGACGTATATATTTTCCTGGAAATATAAAATATAAGTTTATTTCAAATTGAAAGTCATTTAGATTACAAGGTGCTCACGCACTTCCAAAAAATGGAGGAGAATATTTAGTTGTAACGAAATCTTTAAAGGATGTTATGACTCTTTATTCATGTGATAAAATTCCTGCAATAGCTCCAATTTCTGAAAATTGTTTTTTAACTGAAGCTCAATATGCAAAGTTAAAGTCTAAATTCAACAAGATAATTTTATTCTATGATAATGACCTTGCTGGAATTGAAAATATGAATAAAATTCGTAAGAAATTTCCTGATGTGCATGTATTATTTATACCTAGACATTATAAAGCTAAGGATATATCAGATTTTTATAAAATGTACGGAAGGACTAAAACTTTAGAATTAATTGAAAAAGCAAAAAACTACGTCTCAGAAAAGGAAAACAGGAGCATATTGTAGAAATAAAGGACATAGATATGAGACAAAAATTGCTCAAGAACTTAGAAATCTTGGATTTACAGATGTAGTTACATCAAGATCTGAATCTAAAAGTATGGATGATAAAAAAGTGGATTTAGTTGATCGTAGTGGTAAGTTACCGTGTTATATACAATTGAAAAATACTGTTAATACACCTCAATATCACGCTATTAAAAAAGAATGTCCTTTAAAAGATAAACCTTTTATTGTAATTTGAAATAAACAAGTTAAGAAAGAAAAAGTATTTGGTTCTGCAGGAGAAGTAGTAATCATGGATAAAGACTTTTTCTATGAACTCTTATCAAAATTAATTAATGGATAGTTGTAGAGTAGTGTTCACTTCTGCTTCTGGACAAAAAATTATCATTGTATTTACATATGATGAAGAGAAAGATGAATTAAATTATGTCCCTCGATTTGAACCTCAAGTTGATGCAAAAACTCAATTAGGTTTGTCTGGAAAGTTATGTGAAATATTTTTAGAAGCATTATCTAGCAAAGATGGAACAACAAAAGATTAGATACGATTTGACTCCACAATATGGAATTGAGGAGGTCAACAAAATTCTTACAAGCAAATTAAGTAAGTACCAAGAAAATGAATGGAAAAGAGGTATGAAATGGACAGATGTTCTTTCATCTCTTAAAAAACATTTAAATCAATTTGAACGAGGTATTGATTATACAAACGAGGGACTTTTAGAAATGGCTGAAGTAGCTACTAACGCATTGATATTATGTGAATTCTATCATATATATCCTCAAGGAGATGATAGAGTTATGGCCCCTATCGATAAGCCTATTGTTGGATTAGATCTCGATAATGTAGTATTTGATTTCAATAAAGCTTATGAAGACAAGTTTGGTGTTGCTATGAATCCTTACTGGAATGCAAACTATCAGATGTCTGAACATCTACATGAGTTAGAATCAGATAAAGAGTTTTGGATTAATATTCCTGTATTACATAGACCCTCTTTTGAAGTAGACTATTATGTAACTGCAAGAAATATTCCAACAGAATGGATTCAAGAAAGTTTACAGAAGAATGGTTTGCCATGTGCTCCTGTAATTACAGTACCTTGGAATGCTAGTAAAGTTGAGGCAATTAAAAGTAAGGGAATTACGATTATGATTGATGATAAATACGATAACTATAAAGAAATTACTAATGCGGGAATATTCTGTTATTTAATGGATGCTCCTCATAATCAGTATTATCAAGTAGGACATCGTAGAATTTATGATCTTAAAATACCTATTAAGTAATGAACTCAAAAGATAAATTAGAACTGGCCCTACATGAAGCCTATATAAAAGCCTATAAATTAGCTGAACCTTCTGCAGATTTTGATACTTTAGTTGAGAATGCAGAAATTATGTCAGATGGCAAGAAGAACATTCATTTCGAAAACTACTTTTTAGATGAGGATATTGAAGAAAATATCTTAAATGAAGTAGCTAAGAAATATAAGTTATCTAAATACATGAAAGGCCAGCTTCATATAGCTTATTGTTTAGGTTGTAGTCCAGCGACAAAACGCAAGGAAAATGACAATTAACTTAAATGATATAAAACTTAGTCCAGTCTTAGAAAGTGTATATAGAAGTAAAATAAGTGATGCAGAATATTTCTCAAGCTCTTATTCTAATTATATATCAAATTCTAGATTAAAATATATAAATCCTGATCAAGGTGGTAGTCCAAGTTTATATAATAATGGTATAGAAAATAAATCAACTAATTCTTTAGAATTAGGAACAGCTATACATGAATTATTTTTACAACCAGAGTCTTTTAAATTAGGTGATTCATATAATAAACCTACAGCAAAATTAGGTATGGTGATAGATAGTATTATTAAATATAGAAAACAAGGTTATACTATTAGAGAATCTATTACCAAAAGCTGTATTGATATAGATTATTATAAAAATAATTTAAATGAGAGTAGAATCCAAAATATAATAAAATCTGGATTAAATTATTATCAAAACTGCAAAGATTTAATAGAAGGCGATTTAGTAATTTTAAATGATAAACATCGTACAATTTGCAGTAATTGTTTAGAATCGTTATCTAACAATCCTTCAATAGTAAGTTTAGTAAGACCTGAAGGTCTTGAATCTTATAATGAAGATGCTTTGTTCATAGATATTATTGGCGAATATAATAATAGTAAATGTATATTAAAATTAAAAATGAAAGCTGATAATTGGACGATTGATAAAGATAATAAAATAATTACTCTTAATGATTTAAAGACTACGGGTCATTTACTTGAACAATTTATGAATGGAAGTTTTTGGAATTTTCATTATCATAGACAAATGGGAATGTACCTATGGATGTTACTTCAATTCTGTAAAAAAGAATATGGATACACTCCTAAAGACTGGACTTTTCAAGCTAATATTATTGCCGTTGAAACTACAGGCTCTAACAGAGCTAGTGTTTTTAATATTGATTCAGACATACTTAATATAGGTAGATTAGAATTTTGTAGACTTCTAAAAATGGTTGCATATTGTGAGATCAATGGTTATTCTGACGATGTTACATTTATTTAAATATGCGCAAATTAGAAATTCAGGCCTATACCTTAGATGAAGCTAAAATCGACGCTTTTAAACAAGGTATAACTGTAGTACAAGATGCTACCAGAAGCTGAAAAAAATCTGGATCTCCAGTTCTAACTAAAGATATGAATATATTTGCTGCAGATTTTCTTGAACAAAAAGGAATGTTTGATTTTGAAGGTGCTGGTATTATTATTACTATAAAATCTGGTACTAAAGATACTCGTAAGAAGCCTTATAAAGTTATTAGTTCAAGACGTAAAGGTCGTTGTAAACTTTATCGAACTATTGAGATTCGTTTAAAACGTAATCATGAAGTAGTTGGAAAAGCAATAAACAAAACCGAAGCATTAAATCTAGCTAAAAGTTTAATTCGTAACTTTCGTGAAAACGTGTATGCAAAAACTGTATACAATACTAAAGATATTGATTTTGAACTTGAATATATGCCTTCTATTAAGGCAGAAAAAGGGCAATATATTGTCTTTGGAGTAGAACAATCTGATGTAAAACTCAGTAAAAGAAAGAATAGAGGGGCAGAGTAATCTGCCTCTTTTATTCTCTTTATATATAAAATTACATATAAATGACTATAGAAGAATGGTTAAATAAAGACGAACTTGCAATAACAATTTGAAATAATAAATATAGATTTGAAAATGAATCATTAGATGCGTGGTTTAAACGAGTAAGTAATAATAATCCTGAAGTCGAAAAACTAATCAGAGAAAAGAAATTTATTTTTGGAGGACGAATTTTAGCAAATAGAGGTTTGAATTCTAAAAATAAAAAAATTACTTATTCAAATTGCTATGTAATCGCTCCTCCACAAGATAATCTTGAGTCTATTTTTGAATGTGGATCTAAGCTAGCTCGTACTTTTAGTTATGGAGGTGGATGTGGAATTGATATTTCAAATCTCCGCCCAACAGGATCTAAAGTAAACAATGCAGCAAAAACAACATCTGGTGCAGTTAGTTTTATGGATTTTTATTCATATATTACTGGATTGATTGGGCAATCTGGTAGACGGGGTGCATTAATGATTTCTATTTCTTGTGATCATCCAGATCTTGAAGAATTTATTGAACTTAAGTCAAATTTAGATAAAGTTACAAAGGCTAATATTTCTGTTAGAGTTAGTGATAACTTTATGAAATCTGTCATTAATGCAGAAACTTTGATTCTTAAGTTTATTACGGATACAGGAGAAGTTATAACTAAAGAAGTTGAAGCTTATCCTATTTTTAGAAAATTAGCAGAGATGAATTGAGATTATGCAGAGCCTGGAATTTTATTCTGAGATGCTATTAAAAATTGAAATCTTCTCTCAAATAATCCTGATTTTTCTTTTGCAGGTGTAAATCCTTGTGCTATGTAAGTGATTGATAATCAAATAATTATATCAATCTTTGGCTCAAGTAAAAAATTGGGCAAAATCGGTGAATTCTAACCAATTCAAAGAGGTAGAATTTGTTTATTAGCAAATTTATTACTATTTTTGTTGTATGAAAATACCGAGATAATTTCCTAAATTACGAAAGGTTAGGAAATATTGTAACGCATAGTGAGTGAATAAATATAATCTCACCACGAGTGCCCAATACTAATTTACTATGATAATATATAAAGTAACTAATAAAATTAATAACAAAATTTACATTGGTCAAACTATTAATTCTTTAGAACATAGAAGAAAGCAACACGAAAAAGATTGTAGACGAAATAAGTACTATAATAATCGTTTTCATAATGCACTTATTAAGTATGGATTTGACAATTTTATCTGAGAATGTCTTTGTGAATGTGTTTCTATTGAAGAATTAAACAGTAAAGAACAGTATTATATTTCTGAATATAATACAACAGATAAAGCTTTAGGTTATAATTTGAAGTTTGGAGGAAATAATGGAGGTAAATGTTGTGATACTACAAAAGTTAAGATTAGTTTAAGTAGTAAACAAAAGTGAACTAATCCTAAAATTGCTTCTAAAATGTTAAATGGCCTTAGAAAAGGGACTGAAACTGTTAAACAAAAAGGTTTAAAAAATTATGTACTTCGCAAATGTATTTATTGTGATACTGAATTTAAATGTAAACCTTATGATCCCAAAAAGTATTGTAGCTTAAAATGTGCAAATAATGATCCTAAGCATTATTTAGTAGGAGTAAAGGCTGCTTCAACAAAAGTTCAAGAACAGTATCAAAATTCAATACCTACAAAAATACAACAAATTGAAAATTGAATTAGAGAGAATAAATTACTATTACAGAATGTAAAAATGAACAATTTAACTTTTATTCAAGATTTATGTACATTTTTAAATGTAAAAGATCATAGAACTGTTGCAAAAATACTTAATGTAAATAATAAGAAAAATTTAGTTACAAAATTAATAGAAATTAGTAAAAATATATGCTAAACTGGTCTGAATTAACAGACGTATCAGATAACTGTATGGAGGAAACTCCCAGAAATAAAGGATAAAAAGCCTTTATGATAATAAATTGGAAGAGCCCTTGCCGAGCGGAGGGTCGTGTTTGCTCGGAAGTATAAATCTTGCAGAATTTGTTACAGAATATGAAACGTTTGACTTTGTAGGATTTAAAGATACTGTTAAAAAAGCAGTAGTTGCATTAAATGAAGTACTTGATGAAGGTCTTCCATTACATCCTCTTATTGAACAAAGAGAATCTGTTAAAAATTGGAGACAGATTGGACTAGGGGTAATGGGGTTAGCAGATATGTTTATAAAACTAGGTATTAAATACGGAAGTGAAGAATCTATTAAATGGATTAATATGATTGGAACCGAAATGATCTTTTCAGCTTTAGAAAGTTCTAATGAACTAACAGTAAGTAAAGGAGCATATCCAATGTTTAATACAAAAGTTGTAGATACACCTTTCTTTCAAGCACTTAATACTAAAGAAAATAACCTCCGATATCAAGAACTAAGAAGTAATATTCTTTTACGAGGATTATGTAATTCTCAGTTATTAACTTGTGCTCCTACAGGTAGTATTGCTACTATGTTAGGAATTTCAACAGGTTGTGAACCTATTTTTGCAACTTCTTATACAAGAAAAACAGAATCTTTAGTTGATAAAGAGAAACTTTATAAAGTATATACTCCAATTATCCAGAATAATTTCATTTCAAAAGGAGTTCCTGAGGATCAATTTCCAGAATATGTAGTAACTTCAGAAAATATTCCTTATATAGAAAGAATCCAAGTTCAAGCTGCTTTACAGAAGTATATTGATGCTTCAATTTCTTCAACAATAAATTTACCTGAATCTGCTACAATCGATGATGTTGAAAGAATTTATAGACTTGCATGGGAACATCATTTAAAAGGTGTAACAGTTTATAGAGCAGGTTGTAAAAGAGGAGCTATTTTATCTAAGAAACCTACAGGAAATAAAGAATTAATGAAACGTCCAGAATCAATTGATGCTAAATTAATTAGATTTAAAAATGGAACTGAAAACTGGATTGCGTTTGTAGGTTTAGTTGATGATAGACCTTATGAAGTATTTACAGGAATTAATAATATTGAGGATTTTCCAATTCCCTCAACTATTACTGAAGGTAAAATTATTAAGGTAAAAGATGAATTTGGTAAACGATATGATTTTCAATATGTTGATAAGTATGGATATACAAATCGTTTAGGTGGATTATCTCGAATCTTTAATCAAGAATACTGGAATTATGCTAAATTAATATCTGCTCTATTAAGAGGAGGAATTGAATTAGATAAAGTAGTTAAGATTATTGATGGTATGCACTTTGAGTCTGATACTTTAAATACCTGGAAGAATGGAGTAAAAAGAGCAATAAAAACATTTATTGTTAATGGAACAGAATCTCATGAACTTTGCCCAGATTGTGGTGACCATTTAATATATGAAGGTGGTTGTACTATGTGCAAGAGTTGTGGATTTAGTCGTTGTGTATAATTGTAAATAATAAAATATTAATAGATTAAAATTTAAGAGATATGAAGACAGAAAGAATCGTTTCCGCTCACGGATTAGAAGGTTATCGTGTAACTGATAGTGGTAAACTTATTGGTAAGAGAAATTGTCAGTTAGTTGGATGCTTAAGTAATGGTTATACTCGATATACTGTTAGAGTAAATAAGAAAACTAAGAGTATTAATGGAGCTCGTGTAGTTTGGGAAAGTTTTTATGGTCCGATTTCTAAAGGCTTTGAGATTGACCACATTAATGGAGATCGAAGTGATAATCGTTTGTCTAATCTTAGAGTAGTAACTCATAAGGAAAATATGGCAAATCCTATTACTCGTGCTAGAATGGGTAAACCTCGTAAGCGTTATTCAGTAAAATATGAAAAAGTATAGTGAAGAATTTCGTGATGCAATGACCGATGTTGAAGTAGTTAATATTTCTAAAAATACTCTTCCAGAGTATACTGAAGAATGAGATGCTGGTTGTGATGTTAGAGTCGACTTTAGTAGAATAACTTCAGATGAACCACTAAAAACAAAAGGAGATTGCCAATTTCTATTTGAAAACGAAGTTAATCCATTAAAATCTTTTATTCTTGAACCTAGATCTCGAGCAATTATACCTACAGGTTTATTTGTTTGTATTCCAAAAGGATATGAAATACAAGTACGCCCAAGATCTGGTTTAAGTTTTAAGGTTGGTCTTACTTTAATTAATTCTCCAGGTACAATTGATGCAAGATATCGGGACGAAGTAGGTTTACTTGTTGTTAATAATGGTTCTGAACCTGTTGTAATAACAGATGGAGAACGTATTGGACAGCTAGTACTTAAGCGTGTTGAATTTATTAATTGGATTGTAAAACTTTCTGTTAAAGAATTCTCTGATCAATCTGATAGAGGTGGAGGAACAGGACATTCTGGAGTAAATTAAAATGATTTTAAACTATGATTTACCAAAATTAGAATCTGAATTACTTTCATTTCAACTAGATTCTAAGCAAAAAGAAGTACTTGAATCAGCTCTAAACTATATTAAAAGTGATATTAAGATTAATTCTGATACTAAACATTTGTGCATATCAGGTAGAGCAGGTACTGGAAAAACTCAAATATGTGCTTTAATTGTGAAGATATTGAAGGATAATAATATTCCATTTTTGGTAATTACTCCTACAAATAAGTCAAAGAACGTAATAGCTTCTGTAGTTGATTCAGAAGCTATTACTGTTCATAGACTATTAAGTTTATCTCCACAAGTTGATATACTTGAATTAGATCTTAAAGAGTTAAACTTTATACAAAAAAATGCTATATATTTACAATATAAAGCAGTTTGGATTATTGATGAATGTAGTATGGTTAATGATAATTTATATAAATTAATTATTGATCAAGCTACTGATCATCAATGTAAAATTATATGGCTTGGAGATGAAAAACAGTTAAGCCCTGTAAGTCAAAAACAAGTATCTAAAACATTTAGAAACTCTACTAAATATACTTTAGATAAAGTATACCGTCAATCTTCAGATTCTCCAATTGGAAAAATATTAGAAACGTTACGTTCTAATCCAATTAGTAGATTTGAATCTACTCCAGATAGTGATTCTGGATCTTTAAAAGTATACAATAATATTCGAGAAATGTTAGAAGAGCATTGCTATCTATTTAAGGTTGGAATGAATCTTGAAGATCAACATATTATAAAATTAGTCACATATACTAATAAAAGGATTGAAGCTTTAAATCAAATTATTAGACATTTAGTTTTTAATGATGATGAGGAGTATCATTTTGGAGAGGTCTTAACTGGGTATGATTCTTGTATGTATAAAAATCAAGGTATTATTGAAAACTCATCTGATTATTTAGTTAGAGAAGTTGAAGATACTACATTTCAAGGATTAAAAGCATATAAATTAACTTTATATGATCCTTCTAAAGAGTGTGATATTGAGATTACTATAATTTCAAGATATAATAGTAGTTATGATATTGCTAATTTAGCAGCTCGAATTGATAATATGAGAGTTAAAGCTGTAAAAAGTAAAAATGGCAAAGATTGGAGAGCTTATTATCAATTTCGAGAAGCGTTTCTTACTCCTTTTGATTTAGTACATGAAGGAAGAGTTATAAAGAGGAAATCTTTAGATTATGGATATTGTATATCTGCACATAAATCACAATCTTCTTCATATTTAGCAGTATTAGTGGATATGGAAAATATTTTGCAATGTACAGATCCTGAGGAATTACGGCAATTACAATATGTAGCTTTATCTCGAACTACTAATAATATATATTTATATCAAAGATAATATGACAAATTACTTCTTTAAAAGAGACAATAATAATAAGATTCGAGTAGTTCAACTAAATTTAAATGAACATACTGATATTCAATCGAATGAAAAATTCTATTCAATAACTGGAGAAACTGGCGTATTGAATGGAAAAATGGTTAAACGACCTTTAGTTACTATTGAACAAGGTAAAGTTAAAAGAACTGTCAAAGAACAAGCTGAATTACAATATAATAGCTTATGCAATAGCTATTTAGATAAAGGGTATAAATCTCAAGAGGAACTTAAAATAAAAGATATAACAGATGAATCAGAAGTAGATTTAAAAGTTCCTAAACAGAATACCGACGCAAAAGGAAACTTAAAGCCTATGTTGGCTCTTAGTGTTGATAGTCTCCCAAAATCTAAACAAAATATATTAGACAATAAATGATATGCTTCAACTAAGCTAGATGGAGTAAGGTGTCTAATGTATTATAAGGATAAGGAAGTTTATACTTCTTCTAGAGGAGGTAAAGATTATGATACTCCTACAACTTATATTCGTAAGAATACATTCTTAAATCAATTTTTTAGTAATAATCCAAATGTAATATTAGATGGAGAATTATATATTCATGGAAAGCCTCTATCTTATATTAGTGGAATTGTTAGATTACAAGATCTTTGTGAAAAACACAAAGAACTTCAATATTATGTTTATGATATAGTTGATGAAACTAAAACTTTTCAGGAAAGACTAAAAATTCTAACTGAGTTAGATAAATGTATGAGTTTAAGTTCTATTATTCCTAATAAAGTTGTAGTAGTTAATCACGAAAATGTATCTGGAAAAGATGCAATTATTCAACTTCATAATCAATATGTATCTGAAGGTTATGAAGGTTTAGTTATTAGAGATCCAAATGAAAAATATAAATGTGGGGCTCGAGATAAACGAATGCTAAAAGTAAAAATGTTCCAGGATGATGAATTTGAAATAACTGGAATGACTGATGGCCTTCGAGAAGAGGATTTTGTTTTTAATATGAAAACAAAAGAAGGATATCCATTTGAAGCTAAGCCTATGGGAGATAGAGCTTTAAAGAAGTGATATCGAGAAAATATAGACAAATTAATAGGACAAATGGGTACTGTAAAGTATTTTGGATATACTGCAACAGAAAACGCAGTCCCAAATCTCCCTGTATTCAAAAGTCTACGAGATAAAACCGATTTATAATGAAACTTACATTAAAACAACTTAAAGATCTAATTTCAAGTTATCGTACTGCTCTAAATGAAGCAGAGAACTTTGAAAGACTAGGTTTTGATATTAGAAGTAGTGAGATGTGGTATTATTTAGAACATGCTCTTGATATAGCTTTAACGTTGTATTTTGGAGAGAATGTTTCTGAAAAAATATGGAATTTTATTTTAAATGATTCTGTAAATGAATTTGCTACTATTGAGGAATTATTTGAATTTGTATCAGATAAATATTCAGAATTAGTTAATAAAGATACAGCACTTACACTTGATCAACTTCAAACATTATTTCCTCAGGAAGAAATGTTTAAGTATTTTGATAAAGTAATTAAAGAACAAACTAAACAAAAAGAAAATGAAACAACCGTTTAACCTATCTCAAGAAAAAATTGATCAACTTTTTCGACATTGTATATTCGATCTAACTCCAAAAGCTATAGGTAATAAATATATGTATTATCATACTTCTGATAACGCTTATCGATATAGAATTCAATGGACTGAAAAAGATGATAGATCTTATCATTCTTATCCATGTAGCGATATTACAGAAGATCTTTTTGAATCAGATAACTTAAAATTTAGGATAATTATATATCGTACTTTTGAAGATACTGTATTTGGAGCGTATCCATGTACTAGTATTGCTCTTGAAGTATCTGATTTAGATTTTGAAGAACTTCAAAAAGTTAAATTAGAAATATATAATACATATAAGGAATTTTATAATGATTTATTAGAAAGTGCTCCTTGTGAACTTTCATCTATTGAAGCACATCCTAGAGTTATAAAACCTAATGAATAAAGAAGAGATTAAGGAATTAAAAGAGAACAAGGATATTAAGTATATTTATAAAATTCCTTGTTCTCTTTTTGAAACTGATCTTTTAGTTATCATTGGAAACATTAAAACCAAATATGATAAAGAAAAACATTGTTTATATTTTTCTTTTGAAGATTGGTTTCAAAGAACTAATTGTGGGGATCTTTTACCATATGTATGTTCTACACTTAGTAAAAAAGGAAAGATAAAAGAATATCTTAATGTTTATGTAAAACCTGATTTAGTTAAGTTTAGAAATTATATTATTAAAGATCCTAGTATTACTCCTTTAGAAAAGTATATAGAAGTTAATTGGGCATTACAAATTCTTAGAGAGTTTAAAGTAAATCGTCCAGATGTATTTTCTAAAGAATCTAATTTTGAAGAACTTATGAAAAATAAGTACCAAAAAGATTTAAGTACTTTTCTAACAGAAGTCCATCCTATGTATATAAAGCAATTTTATGACAAAAAATAAATTAACAATAATTGTAATGGTTGGACCTCCAGCTAGTGGCAAAGCCTCGTGGTCTAAAGAGTTCGTGAAGGGAAAGTCTACTTGGATTCGGGTGAATAGGGACGATCTTCGACTTATGTGTGGTGATTATTGGATTCCGTCTCGGGAAAAGTTAATTAATACTCTTGAAGAAACAACTATTACCTCTGCTTTAGAGCAAGGTTATAACGTTATAATTGATGCTACTAATCTTAACCCTAAAACTAGGGCTAAATGGGAAGAAATTGCCTCAAATTTCGATGCAAATATTGAATATAAGGAAATAGTTATCCCATATAAAGAAGCTATTAAACGAGACAAAAATAGGGATTTACAAGTAGGAGAAGATACAATACGTATGTTTTATCGAAAGTATTATCCTGATCTATTGAAACAAGAATTAGACGAAATATAATATGAAATATGTACTTATTGAGTGACCTGAAGTACAAGAATTAATGAGTTATGATGATTTTGATTGTCATGCGCATCTCGTTAATGATGAAGGTTGAATTGATCAGTATGGTCCTTCTTCATATTTTGTAGAAGAGGATTGATTAAAAAAGTTAAAGAAATGTTAAGAATATATAATATTTATATCCAGATATACAATAAATTGTGTTCACTCAATAATATAGTTCTACAGGAAAATTTATTGTATTTAGCACTAATACTACAATCTTATGTCCACTAGATCTAGAATAGGAATGATAAATCCATATGGTAGTGTTAGTTCAATTTATTGTCATTTTGACGGATATCCAGAAGGTGTTGGGAAAACTTTACATGATAATTGGAATGATATAGATGACATTATTGAATTAATTGCTAATGGAGATATATCTTGCTTAGGAACAGATTTAGATACAACAAGTTTTTATGCTGATGGATCTAGTGCAATTATATCTCCAACTGAAGAAGATTACTATAATTTAGATCCAATAATGATTGAGTATCATTATTTATATAAAAATGGAGAATGGATATGTAAGGAAGTAAATCTTAAGGAATATTTTAATGAAAGCTCGAGTTAAGAATTTTGATGTAGAGGTAGAACCTATGACTAAATATGAATTTTATGATAGAATTAAAAAAATTCAGTTACAACATCCTGAAAATAAATGAGTCAAAGGTTATTATATTAACTGAAATGGATATAAATTCTGGTTAATGGAAGAAAATTTTAATAAATTATATGAAATAATAGAATGTTAATCCGAGGTAAAACTGTATATGTTTATGATATTGAGATATTTCCAAATGTATTTCACTGTACAGTAAAAAATTCTGAAACAGGAGAATATTTATATTTTGAAATTTCTGAAAGACGAAATGATCTTCTAAAACTAGTTGATTTCTTTTGAACTATTCAAGAAGAACCTCAAGATGGCATTTGAGCAAAAAACTATACTACAGATCTACAATTTTTTACAGATAAAATATTTTGTGGATATAATAATTTACATTATGATAATCCTATAATTAATTATATTATTGATTATCATAAGAAATTGTCAACACTTGATTATCTTAGTGTTTGCAAGTCTTTATATAATCTTAGTAATGAAATTATTAGATCTACAGATGGTAACTTTACTTCTTGGAGTAAATGGAAATATAAAATTTATTTTGAAACCTTGGATTTGCTTACAATGTTATATTCTCAGAAATTGAGAGTTGGGTTGAAGGAAATGCAAGTAACAATGAAATTTCGTTGTGTACAAGAGTATGAAGGAGATTTCCAATCTTGGCTTCCTGCATCTGAAATTCCAAACATGATTAGTTATAATGTTAATGATGTTGATTCTACTGAAGAGTTATTAAATCGATGCAAAAAAGATATTGATTTAAGAATTGCTATTGAGGATGAATATAGAGTTAAGGTACTTAATAAAGATGGTGTAAACATTGGTATGAAAATTATTACTCAGAAATATCTTGAGAAAACTGGTCAGACCTGGAAACAGATTAAAGACTTACGTTCTCCTTGTGATATGATTGATTTGAGTAAAGTTATTCTTCCAATTGTTAAATTTGACACTCCTATTCTTCAGTCTGTATTAGAAGAAATGAAAAAACAAACAGTATCTCCAGGAAGAAAAGGATATGAAAAACATTTTATATTAGACGGTCTAGAGTATTGTGTTGGAGTTGGTGGTAAAATGTATGCCACATAATCGAGAAAAAACGGGGAAGGAGTTGTATATTTAGATAATTTTTCGTATATTTGTGTTTTAATAATTAAAACAATATATTATGCGAAATCAAAAATATTTAAAAAACTTTAATTCACAGCAAATCGTAGAACTGAATACAAGTGGATTAAATTTAAAGGAAATTAGTAAAATAATCGATATTCCTGAAAGAAGGTTAGGAGAACTTTGTAAACAATATAATTTAAATATCAAACGTCGTTTTAAATATTTAATAAATGATAACTTTTTTGATAATTTAGATTCAGAATCAAAGTTTTATTTATTAGGATATTTTATTGCTGATGGATGTTTACAACTAGAAGAAAAATTTAAAAATAATAAAAAGTATTCAGAAAGTTATAGGTTTATGATTAATGTATCTATTGATGATGAAGATGTTATAAAGTTATTTCAAAAAGATATTTCTCCAAATAAGCCTTTAGAATATTATGATAATCAAAGTGGAGTAAAATCTAGAAAGAAACAGGTACATTTACGATGAAGCTCTAAACATATGTTTAATACTTTAAGTAAATATAATATTAAGCCTAGAAAAACTTATGATAATTACTTTTTATTGCCAAAGTATATAGTCCAACATAATTTATTTAAACATCTTGTAAGAGGTTTAATTGATGGAGATGGTTATATTGGTAAAGGTCATATTCAGATATGTTTAAATTCTAAATACTTTGCTAAACAGGTACTATATAATTTTAAGACGTATAAGTATTTTACTAAATATAATTTAAAAGAAATACGAGGAAAGACTTGTAAGTACTATAGCTTAACATTATATGGCGGAAAAAGATTCATAGAAGAATATTTTGCTAATAATATAAATTGCGAATACTATCTAAAAAGAAAATACTATAACCCCGTGCTAACCTTATAGATTGCGAAAGGTTGTAAGGTAGTGTAGAGCGTAGGAGATGAATAAATATAATTCTCCCAAGAGTTCTCGACAGTAGTAATACTGAAAAGGTACGCCGAACTTATGTGAACTACAATAACATAAGAAGTAAAGGATAAAAAGCCTTTACGATAACAAAAATGATACATTCTGTTAATAAACCTGAGGAAATAATACCTAATGAAAATCAGATACTCAGTGATGTAGATGTAGCTTCTCTATATCCTAGTATGATTATAGAACATAAGTTTTATCCCCAACATTTAGGTAAAGAGTTCCTTGAAGTTTACTCTCAAATTAAAGATGAACGTATTGAAGCTAAGCATAATGGCAATAAAGTAAAGAATGAAACATTAAAATTAGCTCTTAATGGATTAAGTGGAAATTTGCAAAATGAGCACAATTTTTGCTATAGTCCATTTACTGTTATGCAGATTAGAATTAATGGTCAATTATTATTATTAATGTTAGCTGAGAAGCTAATTGCAATAGGTTGTAAAATTGTTCAAGCTAACACTGATGGCTTATTTGTTCTGCGCCCAAAAGACAAGGAAGTTGAGTTTCAAAACATTTGTAGAGAATGGGAAAAGTTAACAAAGTTAACTTTAGAGGAAGATCGTTTTGAAGCTATGTATCAATATGCAATTAATGATTATCTTGCAGTAAAGGAAGGTTATTCTGAAACAAAAGATCCTAAGTTACTGAAAAAGAAAGGAATGTTTATAGATGAAGTTAAACTTGGAAAAGGAATGGATGCTATGATTATTCCTGAATCTGTTAATAAATGTTTAGTAGATAAAGTCCCTGTTGAAGAAACAATTAGAAATTGTAAGGACATTAATAAGTTTATTACCTATCAGAAAGTAAGCAGAGATTATTCAGTTGAATATGATGGTAAATTAATTCAAAGAATTAATAGATATTATATTTCTAATGATGGACCATGGTTATATAAATGTAAGGTAGATTCTAATAATCACCGATCAAATTATATTAAACTATTAACTGATTCTGGAGTTACTATTATGAATACTATTGAAAAAGATCAACCAATTCCAAGTAATATTAACTATAGATTTTATATATCAGCTGCTAATAAAATTGTTAGTTTCTTTAAAAATAAACAATTAACTTTATTTTAAACAGAAAACTCTTAAAATTAATAATAAAATAATGAAATTATTATTTTTCCATTCATCATGGTGTGGACCTTGTAAAGCATTAACACCTATTGTAGAAGAATTAAAATCAACATATGATATATGAGATATAGATGTTGATGAAGCAGAAGATACTACATTAGTAAAGTATAAAATTCGTAGTATTCCTGTACTGATATTAGAAGATGATCAAGGAAAAGAACTTTGGAAACATGTAGGAAGTATTTCTAAAATAGATCTCGAAAATAAGCTTAAAGAATATGAGACTAATTAAACCATCTATAGAAATACTTGAACAAGGCTCAGGAATTCAAGGAATTTATAAGCAAATTGAGAAAGCAGGAAGAACCGCATATAAAAGTGAAAATTATATTACAGAAGGTTCTGCGGAAAAGTTTGTAAACATGATTAAAAATAAGAACCATGGAGCTTGTCTAGAGCACGGTACTGTTTATTTAAAAACCTACAATCCTAAAATATACTATAAATATCGTAATAACCAATATTCTAAAGTTAAAATCATTAAATATTCAAAAACAGGATGTGATGAATTAGATCTACAAAATTCTGCATATGACGTAGGATTCATTACTACTAATTATCGAGTATTATATGAAAACGATTGGTTAGACGATCTTTCGTATATTTGTGAACCTACTGAATATCATGAAAAAAGGATCACTGTAAAGTTTGTACTTCCTATTTCTATAAGTAGAGAATTTTTAAGGCATAGAATATTTTCATTTATGGAAATGAGTACAAGATACTGTAATTTTAATAAAGAGAAGTTTAACAATGAAATCACATTCATTATTCCGTATTGGTCATCTCTAAAAGAAGCTAGGTATGTTTATTGGGATGGAGACTATGTAGAAGATACTACTCCAGAATCTTTACCACATACTATTCTAAAACACGTTGTGGGAGATAATGACGATGTGTTTTTATCAGTATGTGAAAATGCTGAATTATGTTATAAGCAACTAATTAACTCAGGAAGAACTCCACAGGAAGCTAGAGAAGTCTTACCATTATGTACTAAGACAGAACTAATTATGACTGGAACTATTGAACAATGGAAAGGATTCTTTAAATTACGTAGCTCATTATATGGAGCAATAGGAGCTCATCCTCAAGCAGCAGAACTAGCAGATAAACTGTATATACAGTTTAAGGAGAAAAATTATATTTAAAATGAGCCATTATAAAGAAACAGTACAGTATGATCATATAGATGAAGAACAAGAACATTCTTTTAGACATCTTTATGCAGATTGAAATTCTAAAACAAATACTGTAACTGTATGAAATAAAGAAGGTATAGTTATATATAGTGGATACGATGATGAAGCTAAAGCTTTAGGTTGTTTATTATCTAATATTAGATGTCAAAAAATCGATAAATTTCCACATGAAGATTAAAAAATTTAAGATATGCAACTCATTAAAGCATGTAAAGAATTAATGATTAGAGAGCCCTTTTATGGGCTCTTTCTTCTTAATTTAAATAAAGAAATATCTGATACATATGTAGATACAGCTTGTGTTTCTAGAAATGGAGTAAATTCTAAACTAGTTATAAATCCTAATTACTGAGATAAATTAACTGACAATCAGCAGTTAGGTTTATTAAAACATGAGCTAATTCATATATGTTTTAACCACATGTTTATTGAATCAGAACTTCGAATTAGTGACCACAAACTATTCAATATTGCTTGCGATTTAGTTTGTGATCAATATATAAAAGATGTTCCTGATAATATGTGGGATCAACTAAAAGATAAATATCCTGATTTAGTAAAAAACTTAGAAAAGGACAAAGGTGCAAAATATTATTATGAAGAGCTAATAAAATATGCACAAAAAAATTCTCAATCTGGACAGAAAGGATCAGGTAGTGGGAATAGAGGCACAATACAAGGTCTTGATGGAATTAGTGGAGGAGCTGATGATCATAAGTCTTGGAAAGAATATCAAAATCTTGATGAAGCAGGAAAAAAATTAATGCAAAATCAAACTGAGCATCAATTAAAAGAAGCAGCTACAGCTACTACTAAAAGTAGAGGTAGCATTCCAAGAGAATTTCAATCAATAATTGATGCATTATTTAAAGTAGATCCTCCTATATTTAATTGGAAAATGTATTTCCGAAGATTATTAGAAAATTCATTTAAAACGTATACAAAAAAATCTCTTCGAAAAGAGTCTAATAGATTTGTTGGAAGTGCTGGAATCAAAGTAAAGCATAAACAACATATTCTTGTTGGAATTGATACATCTGGATCTGTAAGTGATTCAGAATTACAAGATTTCTTTAGTGAAATCTATCACATATATAAAACTGGGTCTATGGTAACTATTGTAGAATGTGATGCCGATATTCATAAAATATATGAATATAAAGGAAAGTTTGATGGAAAAATTACAGGTAGAGGAGGTACAGATTTTAAACCTGTAATAGATTATTATAACGCTAATCTAAATAAATATACTACCTTAGTATTTTTTACTGACGGTTATGCTCCATTAGACACATTCAAACCTATGCGACAAATGATGTGGGTTATTACAAGTAATGGGCATAAAACCCAAAAATATCCAGGACATACTATTTTTATACCATAAAATATGAAGAAAAATATAAATACAATTAATATTGAAGAATTAAAAACATTAGCTAGTTATATTATTGATAATAATAAACGATTATATAATGAGCATAAAAAGACTACTGCAATTGAAGTAGTAGGTGAATCTGGTTTAGGTAAAACTTCTGCTATCATTCAGTTAGCTCAAGAAAGAGGAATGGACTGTATTAAACTTAATCTTTCTCAGTTAGAGGAATTAGGTGATCTTATTGGTTTTCCAATTAAAGAGTATTATGTTTGTACAGAGCGTCCTAGACTTGATAATGATGGAATGCCTGTTGTAGAAAATGAAATAGTAATTAAGGATGAGGAATGTCTTTGGGTATCTGCAGATGTACTAGATTCTTATATTGCAGAGGGTTATAGAATTAAAGATAATATATCTCGAATGGGATACGCTCTTCCTGCATGGGTTCCTACTTCTCGAAATGAAAATGGCACAATTCTAATTCTTGATGACTTTAATCGTGCGGATTAAAAAATATATTGTAAAGTTTTGTTTCCCTGAATAAATTTAGTATCTTTGATATAAATTTAAAAATATGGAAAAACTAACATTACAAAAGATTAAAGTTTATAAAAAAGTTTGTGGAATTTATAAAATAAAGATCCACGATAAAGAATATATAGGAAGTTCAAAAAATATTCAGCATAGATTAAGACAACATCTAATTACTTTAAAACAAAATAAACATCACAATCATACTATGCAAAATTTGTATAACAAGTATGGCATTGATAATATTTATTTTGAAGTTATAGAAACTTGTCTTGAGGAAAATAGAATTAGTAGAGAAAAATACTATATAAATAGTATTAAACCTTATATAAATCATATTTTAGACCCTGAGAATATCATTAGAGATAAAGAATATAAACATAGAATAAGTATCTCTAAAAAGAAATATTATGAGACACATTCTCCAGTTAATATAAAAATGGTATATCAGTATAGTTTAGAAGGAAAATATCTTCAAAGTTATAAATCGATAACAGATGCAGCTATATCTACTAACCAAGATACTACTGCAATATGTAGTGTATGTAATAATCGTAGTTATACTGCTGGTGGATATAGATGATCATTTGAATTAAAAGAAAATCTTTCTAAACTAAAAAAGAAATATAAGAAAATACCTGTTATTCAATATTCACTTGATAATGTTTTTATTAAAGAGTGAGATTCTAAAACAGATGCTGAAAAAGAACTAAAAATTTGTAATATATCTCGCGCTATAAGAAAAAATCTTACTGCAGGAGGATATAAATGAAAGTATAAAATCTAGAGGTCCGCATAAAATAGCGTGAATTGCTGGAAAAGCCTGAGGAGGTCAATCAGCAGCTAAGCTAATTAGTAATAATTAGAAAGTTCAACGACTAGTACATGGAGTCCAGGAATGGATAGTAAAGTACCACGAGTGCGCTACACTATTTATATAGTGATGATATAGTCTGAACTACGTTATAACCTAAGAAAAGACGTAGAAGTATAGGATAAAGAGCCTATACGATAACAATAATGCCTAGATTTATACAAGCTACCATGGAGTTGGTGGACAGAGGCGAATATATAAGTTGGTCATTACCTCCTAATTGTACTATTATATTAACTTCTAATCCTGATAATGGTGATTATAATGTTAATTCTATAGATAATGCCCAAAAGACTCGATATATTAGTTTCGAATTAGGTTTTGATAAAGATGTATGGGCTCGTTGGGCTGAGAAAGAGGGTATTGATGGTCGTTTTATCAATTTCGTATTATCTTATCCTGAGATTATGAACAAGGAGGGAGGAGTACAAAAAGTTAATCCTCGAAGTTTAGTAACTTTTGCTAATACTATTTCTGGATTTAAAGATTGGTCTGATACAAATACTTTAGGTTTAATTCTTAATATTGCCCAAGGATGTTTTACATCTGAAGAAAACGTTATTGGAAACTTATTTACCACATTTATTGCTAATAAGTTAGATAAATTAATGGACCCAGATACAATGTTAAATAAAGATTGGGATTATGTTAAAGGAGAATTAGCAAAACAAGTATATGATGGTACTAACTATCGTGCAGATATTGCTGCAGTTTTAACAACTCGATTCTGTAATTTTGTAAATCTATATCTTGATACAAAAGGTAGTAAAACAGAAGTAGCTGTTGATAGAATTCTTAAAATTATTGAGCATGATAAGATGTTATTTTCTGAGGATTTGATTTTCAGTTTAATTAAAACTCTCCAAAAAAATCATCCTACAAGATGCAATAAATTGTTATTAAATCCTAAAGTAGCTAGAAAATTAATATAATATGTTATTTAATTTAAATAATACAAAATTAAGAATAGTTGTTTGTGACTATTATAGAAGACAAGGAAACAGTGGTAATAGTTCCTATTATAGTTATAATAACACAAGTAATACTTGCCTTGCAGATATGATTGTTATTTATGATGTTAATGGGAGTAAAAAACATATTGGAGACGATTGCTATTATACTAGTCCTTTTTGTGCAGAAAAAGTATTTGGTATGTATTTAGGAGATAACGATAGTATAGAAACTATCATTTCTTCTAAAACTTTAACAAGTCTAACTGGAGTAAAAAGAGTATATTTTGATCCTAAATCTAAATATCCTCGATTTAAACTAAGTGAAGCTACTACTATAAAACGTAGTTTAACTGCTGCAAAAGCAGATGTTTGTATACTACCAAAAGTACAATATGATACATATAAACCTCAGTATAGTTCAGGAGGTGCTCCAAGAGATAAAAACATTAAATTATATTATTCTCCATCAGAAGATACTTATTATCTAATTGATCATAAACCTGGAGCTTGTTATCAAAGCAGCAGTAGTAAAGACTTAAACAACTTTATTAATAAAGCAATAAATACTAGCTCTTCAGATCCTCTTGAACAATTTGCTTCAGCTGTAATGTCTGAAGGAATTATTCCTGCAGACTGTACATTATTTTATTCAGGCAAATGCTGTTTCTTTACAAATAATTCAGAGTATGAGCAAGTTAATAATATTTTAAATAATTATATGAAAGTAATATATGATACAGAATTAGATAAATTTGTAAGTAATAATTTATCTAATCTCACAGATGATGACCTTAAATCTTTATCTGGAATGTTAGGATCTCAAGATCCTACTGTTGTAGGTATGGGTATTAAATTACTCTCTGGATATAATATTCCAGATTCAACTTGTTCTGTAGGTATTCTACTTATGAGTAACTGGAGTACTATTACAAGTAATCCTGCTTTTAAAAGTGTAGGATTTCAACAAATTTTAAATACATTAGGAATTTCTGAAAGAGAGGTTTATAGTGGCATTACTGATAATATTATAAATAAACTTTATAAAAGTAGTACAAATGATGCAGATAAAGAAAAGGCTAGAAAGATAGTTATAGACAAACTCAAGAAAAGTTTTGAAAAGAAATGGGCTGAACATAAGTCACAACTTGATGCTATACCTATGAATTTCGATTTTACATTAGAATAAGTGAAAAATATCATAGCTATTCAAGGTTTTAAAGGAAGTGGAAAAGACGAAGTTGCTAAATATCTAAACTATTTATTAAATACTCCAACTTGTTTACATTCTTATAGTATTGCTTCCGCATTAAATTTTATTCCTATACCGTTTATGATTTCAAAGCGTTGAAAGATAGTACATTATGCAGATAAACTAAAGGAAATGTTATCTATTATGATGAATGTAGATAAGAGTAAGTTTGATGATAGAGAATTTAAAGAATATTATCATTTTGATTTTCAGAAGTTTTTACTTTACGATAGTAGAGTAAAAACTTTTGGAAACGAACCTACAGATAAAGTATTTGCTAGAGAATTAAAAAAAGAAAATAGAAATTTAGCTATAGAATATAATTTATCTATTAGACAAATATTACAATATTTTGGTACAGATATAATGCGTAAATATTTTGGAGATAAATTATGAATATATTCAACACTTCAAAGTGGAAATAAAAATAATATTGTAATTGCAGATCAAAGATTTGCAATTGAAAATGAAGTAGTAAAAAAATACAATGCCTTTATTATTCATGTAACAAGAAAAGGTTGTAGTATAGGTTTACATTCTTCAGAAAGAGAACTAGATACTCTTTATAAAAAACATAAATTTGATATATCGTTAGTAAATAATGGTACATTAAAAGAATTATTTAATAAATGTAAAAATATTGTATATGGCTACTGAAATTAAGTTTTGTAAAAACTGCGCAGATAATAAAATTACACATGAGTTTCAAGATGAAAAATACGGAAAATTTATTCGTGTTTTTAATATTGGAGAGAAATCAGGTACTTCTACTTGTACCATTTGTAATGGTGGTAAAAAAGCTAAGAAATAATGAATAAAATTATATATAAATATCCTCTAGAATTTACTTGTCCTCAAACGATTAAGTTACCTAGTAGTGCAGAAATTTTATATGTTGATAGCCAAAGAAATACACCTACAATTTGAGCTATAATAGATACAGATGATAAATCAACAATAGAGGTTGATGTTTATATAATTAGTACTGGTCAAGCTTTTGATGCTAGTAATAAATTATATGCTGGTTCATGTATGACTGAAAACGGACTCTTTGTTTGGCATATATTTATTGATTACTCTAAGAGCGAAAATATAATATTACCAAGTGTTGATCTTTAAAAAATAAATTGTTTTACTTCTATGAAAAATCCCCTTACTTGCTTAATTGCGAGTAAGGGGATTTCTTTTGCCTCTATCTGCTTATGCGGATAGAGGTTATTTTTTTTAATCTAATTTATCTCCAATATACTTAAGATCACTCATAAATCCAAATGTACTTGTAGCTCCTTCCCAGAGATTTTTATCTCCAGTAATAACAGCTGTACTTTGATTTACAATATTCTTAATAATAGAGTATGCAGGTGGATTTAAGTCTCCTGCAAATTGTGCAACAATATTTTGAATTGGACCATCTTGAAATGATGTATATAAAGCCATAGCTCCTAAGTGTCCTAATGCTCCTAATTCTTCTTTATTTTCTTCTGAAAAGAATACTGCATATATCATCCACATTATTAGACTCATAAATATTAAATCAGTTAAGAATAAATAAAAATTAGCCTTTTTAGTTGGATTAGCTCATAATGCTTTAAATTCATTATAATCCATTTTACCTATAGCTTTTAGAAAATCAATCATAGAATAAGCAATACCTTCAATAAATCTTCCTTGCCATTCTACATAAGGAGTAGCTGTTTCTCCTTCTTTTACATTTGTTTCAAGATCAACTCTTGTAGTAGGTAACCCATTTTCTCCTGTTGATTGAATCATTACATAACGAACTCCATTTTCATCAAATTTTTCTACAAACTTACCTTGATCATAAGTTCCAGGTTTAAGAATCCATTGTTCAAGTTTAGCAGAAAGGAATGTACGGAATTGTAACATCATAGCTCCCATAAACATACTTTTAGCAAGCATCTGAGTATTTTTATCATAGTGTCCAAAACAAAGTTCTGCAAAAGACTTAATACTTGTTGCTTCTCTAACAGTATAGGCTCTAGGTAACGGTTGTCCTTTTTCAATATTTCATCCTTCTTGATTGAATTGCTGTCTATAAGCTTCATATAATCCTTCTTGTCTCTTATAAGCTTCAGAATTTACATCAGCTCCTGCAGCAGTAAACACATCAAAACGTTTATCCTTCTTAAAGTCATATACTAATTCATCATCTGAATTTAAACTATATGCTTCTCAGCATCCATCATGAATCATTTTTGCAATTAATAAGCCCATTCTATGATATACATCAGGAGCTCTATTACAAACATATAACATATCAAAATTAAAGTTCTTAATACCATTACGAGATTGACTGAGTTCTTTTTGAACTATGTCGGCGTCCATATTAGCCATACCAAAGTCTGCATTTAAAGCTTCAACTTTTGTTAAAGTAGCAATACGCTTTGGACTATCTTTAAAGATAATTCCTCAAGCTTCAGCTAAATCCTTTCCAGAAAATTGATCTTTTCCATAAGCATTTGTCATAGCTCTACTAATATGAATTCACATACCTTGCATCATTTCTCGAAGTCCAGATCTTAAGTTAAGACCTAAAGCAGTAGCAGTAGTAAATTTCTTAATTGCAGCTAAAGTTTTATAAACAGGTTGTAAACCTTTATCCATAATAGGTTTATTATAGATATTAACTGTTAGATACTTATCAAGAAATTCAAGTAAGTTTTCTGCTTCTTGTCCATACATTGCTTGATTATACTGTAATGCTATTTTAATTCCTTGAATTTGAGGAATAATATCATTGTATTCTGCTTCTGCAACATATGCATGAATATAGCTTCTTAATAAATCTTCGAGTTGAGTTTCAAGACTATTTATTCCATGATTTGATATAATTTGCTCTCGGGTATCATTTCCAATTTTAAATTTGTTATATACTCTTTGCGCATCTTTAGCAAGATCAAAATCCTTCATTTGTTCCTCAAACAGCCTTAACATATTAGTAACTTCTTGATACTCCATTTTAAGACCTTCTTTAAAACCTTTATTATGGAATTGAGATTTCATAGAACCAATAGTTACAGGAACTTGATAATAAGTACCATCTTCTATTGCTTGTTGATAACGTCCAGGATTTCCTTCAAAACGAAGTTGGTTTACAATTTCTGTAAATGTTTTTATTAATGCTTTTTCTTCTTTAGCTAAAGAACTATCATTAATGTCTTTTAACATAAAATCTTTTGTAATATTACCATTTTCATCTCTTCTAAATAGATTATCAAAATATTTTACTTCTCCACCTATTAAACGGTTTTGATCTTTAAATTTATAAAATTCCTTAAATACTTTTCTAATCTTAGAATCCCAAGCTAATTCTTGTCTACGTATCTTAGTTTCTGTTACTGCAACAATACGTCCAACTTCTTGAGCTGTTAATGAAGGAGAATTATTAATACTTGTAATATTAGTTCCTGCGTGAAAACTACCTGTTACACTAACTCATTTTGCAGGGTCTGGTTCAATATAAACTTCATATCCTCTTACTTTGTTAAGAGCTTTTCCAAGTAACATATAGGAAGTTTGTAAAGGATCATCAAAATTTCATTGCCCAGTATGTATTGCTTTACGCAATCCCTGAGCGTTATCTAGTTTCCTAAGCTCTTCCATTCTATTTTTTAGAAATTCTCCACCTTTAATAACATCATCGGCACTAAATGTAACAGCTCAATTTCCAATATGTTTTAGTTTTTCAGGACCACATATATCAGTAATTGTACTTACCACAGATTCAAGAGTTGAACTAAAGTTTGATCTTTTAAGATTTATAGGAACATTGTGTATTCTACATAATTCTACAAAGTTATCATATAACTTATCAAAATATTGCTCTGAACCAGTTTGTTGCCAAATATTAATACTTTCAATTTTATTAATTCGATAATTTTCATATTTAATAGCATCGCTATTTAGTAATGCCATTACTTTAATTAAGTCAATATTTCCATTTGTCGCAGACATTATTTTATGTTCATCAACATCTCGATTAGCTATTGTTGAACCTAAAATATTTGTTCCCTTTTCAAGTTTAACTGTTTGATGAGTAACATTATTTGTAATAGATACTATTTCTAATACTTTATTTTTTGTAAATACTAGTAAACCTGCAGAAATAAATGATGGATTATTTTCAAATTGCCATTCTCCTTCAATATATTTTTCAATATGTCTACGTAAAAAGTCTCCTTTATATGGATTATCCTTTGCAATATCGTTAATATCCATCGATCCCTGCTGGACATTTATAATATCCTGGGCAATATCAGCTAACTCATTTCCACGTCGCTCATTAATACTTTTTATATAGTCCTCTAACTTTTTATCAAGTTCTTCTTCCGTTTGAGCATATTCTCACCTACTTTTTACAGAATCTTTAGGTTTATATTCATTTCAGAATCTATATTTTCCATATCCTGCTTCAGGAGCAGAAGAACTAATATATTGAACGATTTTTTCTTTATAAAACTTAAAGTTTGCGTTCTTTCTTTGAACTTTTGAAGATAGTTCATAATTAGGAAAGAACTTACTCATAGGTTCTTCAATAGTTTTAATAATATCAAATGAATCTGTTAAACGTCTAATAGGAATAATTTCTCTAACTCTATCATAATATTTTCCAATTGTATTAGATGGATTTACTATAATATTATCAGAATCAATGTATACACTCGATAAATTATCAATTTGAGATAAATTATCATTTCCTGAATTATCTTTTTTATAATCAATATCAAGTTTAACAGGAATAATTCCTACTGTAGCTACATTAATACCTTGTTGTTCTAACATAGCTTTATAGAAGTTTAACTGATATGCTGCACCTAATTTTTTAGTAGAAGCTCATACATTATTTAATAATGCATTTCTAGTTTCATCTCAAGCTCCTACTGCTTTTCGAGATACTTTAAAATCTCGAATATGAGCATTACCATTTTTATCTACAATTAATAAGTCAATTCTACCATTAATTGAATTTAATCCTGCTGCTTTATAAGGTTCAGCTATATCTTCAGAAACAATTGGTATTTCAGTAATGAATTTACAGTCTCTTCCAAATTTTTCTTTAGTGTCTTCTATAAAATCTCTTAATTGGTTTTGTAACAATGATACTTGCTCTTCATTTAATAATTTTGGAGTATATTCTATTTCAGGATTAATTACAGATTCAAAAAGTTTATGTACTTCTGTACCATAATCGGTTAGTTGAGTTCAACTCTTTTGTAGATCCTCCAAATATTTATCTGCTTCGTTCGAAGTCATGCCTTTTTTCATTAGTCTTTCTTTTTCTCTTTTCAGATACTCTTCAAGATTAAATTTTGTAACTAATACTTTAGCTAAATCAAAAGGATCTCCATAGGTTGTAAGGAACTTAGTAACACCCATTGATTTATCTAATTTTAGAGCAATTTCCTTTTCTCCGTCTTCATTTGTTATTTCAAACTCTGTAGCAAGTGATTTATATTTTTTTATAGCTTCACTTATTTTATCTACAGTGACTTGTTGTTGATCTACTTGTAGTGTTGCATCAACATTATCAACTACCATATTTTGAGCGTAGTTGTCAAGAAACGTGTCCAACTCCATTTCGGAGTTGAACACTTTCTTTTCACCGTTTATCGTAATTTCGTATGTACAATTTCTTGCCATTATTTACAATCTTCTTTTATAATATCATCATTCATTAATTTATTCTTGATTGTAGCTACTTTTTGACTAAGTTTATAGTTTTCATGAATAAAACTATCATAGAATGGCATGATTTCTCCACTATTAATAATAGCTTTAAGTTCAGGATTAGTAATTGAAAGAATTTCATCTATAATTTCTAATTCTGCATCAGATTTAATATGTCCATTATAATAGTCTGTAATCATAGTTGCTAAAACTTCTTCATCAAAGTCAGATCCTTTCTTGTTTTTATAATAAGGATTTTGTCGCATTCTATTTCATAATTCAGTATCTTGTATATTACCTAAAATCTTATAATAAGACTCGGCATGCATATTTCTGGCATCTGCTAAATATAGATGTGAGAACTCATGAATTAGAGTATCATCTGTAGCTCTATCAATATTAATATAAATTATTCCTTCTTTAATAAATCCTTTTGCATTTTTAATTGCAGTATCTTCATTAATTACATCCTGATCTGTTACTAATCTTACATTTTGTAAAGAATTTACATTTTTTACTAATTCTGTAATCTTAGTAGACATTGGAGTTTTTAAGTCATAGAATTTGGTTGGTCCGTTATCAAATAAAGTAAGTTGATTTAGATCAGTTCTAACAAAAGCTCCTGAATTAAAGATAATATGTTTTAGAGTTCTAGATATAAGATTTTTAGAAGATATATTAGTATTATTAAACTCGTCTACTAATATGTTATGTTCACCTATTAGTTTATTAGTTACAGCATATACTCTTTGATCATATCCTTCATCAAATAACTCTGCTACACTTTCAGCTATACCTCATTCCGTAGAATAGTCAAAATCAATGTAAGAAACAACTTCTTCATTATTTTTATCTGCTTTTGTTTCTGCAACTTCAATAATTTTAGCAATTTTTAAAGCTTCTTCAACAGATATATCTGTTTTGGGAATATTGAATCTTACTTGTCTATATTGCTCATTTCCATTAGATACTAATATTGGTTTAGTAGTGTCTGTAGTTGAATCATTATAGTCTCTATCTAAAGAAGTATTTTCTTCAGATTTAAATCCAATAGTTTCAACATTTTCATTTGCTGCATTGATAAGTACCGCCTCTGCTCTTTCTGCCATACTATCATTTGGATCTCGTTTTAGGAATGTATTTGCAAGTTCTTGTGGATTTTGTTGGTCAATTCAATTATTATAATCAACAACTCATAATGAATTATCTCCACTTGCTACTAAGTCCTCAAACAAACGAGTTAATGAAGCCTGTCCAAAACCATCTTTATTAACAATTAAGTTATATAAATAGAAGGCATTAACAGGATTTAGAGCTCCAAATTCAGGAATCGTAACTTTATTTAAACTATTAAAATCTCGTAAGATTTGTTCATAAAGAGCTTTAGTCTTTTGACTATTATCTATCTGCATCATATTAAATGGAAGTTTATAAAAACCTCTTTCTTTACCTTCTGAATCAGTTTTTAATCCAAAACATAAATATTTAATAAATGCATTATCAGGTAATTTCTCTTTAAGTGTAGGAATAATATAATCCTCAATATACATTCTAAATGAATCAATATTATCCTTACTGTCTAGATTAACTATAAAGTTTTCATCTTTATTAATTAAAATAGAATTTTCTACCTTATATTTCTGATTAACTGGAACTTGAAAACTTAAATTTTTAGTTTTAATTCATGAATCAATTAAGAAATCATCAACATTATTTCTAGTTTGTCTAAATTCTTCTATAGATAACTTACTTCCTCTTTTAGGAGTAGTTTCATCTATAACAATAGATTCAACTTGATTTCTAACTGATAATCGATTAAGAACTTCATTATCAACACTTAGAATATTAAACATTTCTTTGAAGTGTGGAACACTAGCTATAACATCTAATATATTAAATGTAGTCTTAACTTTTTCATAGTTATCAATTTGTTGTAATCTGTATTCTTCATTAGCAGCAAACTTTAGTAGATTAAATTTCTCTCCAATTTCATCTTTAAACTTATCATTAATAAACGTTTCAATTCCCTTAATATAAGAATACTTTCCTCATTTATCTGTAGGAAGTCCTTGATTAATTTTTAATAATCTACCTAGAATTCTAATTTCTTCTGCACCTTTAGCTTTCTTCTTTAATGTTTTAAATAAAATTTCAGTTCTCTCATTTGCTTTTTTAATATCAGCTTCAGATGCATTTGGTTTATAAACTGCATATCTTGAAGGATCATCAATAGCTTGATCAATGAAATGAATTTTATTTTTTGGAATTGGATCTGTTCAAAGATTTGTATTATATTCCGATACAAGTTTAGTAACTTCTTCAGATACCATTAAATCTCCAATTCTTCTTAAGTCCTCTCCAAGCATTAAACTATATACATAAAGATCAACTCAATTAGAGTCTGCATTAATTTTCTTAAGAATTAACTCCTTAGCATTATCTGTTGCAGCATTCAGTAACTCTCCCATATCAAGAGATTTATCAGTTAATCTTCTTTGGAAGTCTATTAGCTGAATAATATTATTTGCAATATCTGCAGGAACTGCATATTTAGAAATTCATTCAGGATCATTTTCAAACATAGAAAAATCTACATTTGCTAATGTAATTAATTGTTCTGTTCCATTACGTTGAGAACCTTTAATAAATGAATATCTACTTAAAAGTTGTCTAGTTGTATCAAAATCTCTATTTACAATACTATCATAAACTTGTTTAAATCTAGTATTATATAAGTTAGATAATGCAAAGAAACTCTTTAATCCTGTAGCAACATTACCAATTACAGTTTTACCAACCATATTTTGAATTTGCATTAAATATTTACTAGCAGAATTATAAGGATTCATAATTTTTGCACTTTCTCCTAATACAGATTTACTTGCAAGTTCTTGCATATGAGATGTTGTAATAGGCATTGTAAGGTTAATCTGATTTTTAGGACTCAGTATTACATCAAATACACCATTTACAATTGCATTTCTTATAGCATCCTGTTTTAAGAATGGAGATATTTTTGGATCTTCTGCATTTGTAAGTAATTTTCCATTATCAGAAATAGAATAACCTAATATATAAACTTTATCGATCATTTTTGTTAGCTTATACTTTCGTATAAGATCAGACTATATCTTATATTAAATTACTATTACCATAATTTAATATCCTCTTATTTCCATAAAATAATGTACTCTACTTGTTTATTCCTAATAATATTTCTTTATTAGTATACTTTCGATAGTCGTTGAACCCTTCTTTTCAGAATCGGCTGCTGATTGTCCAATACTTATAATTTTTAAACATTCACACTTAAATCATTTTTAGATTTTATGTTGTAGTTTATAAGTCTCTAAGGAGTTTCCAGCAATTAAAGAGGTTTTATTATGACACGTAACTCTATCATAATCAGACCCTTGCAACCATGTCTGATTGGTTGGTACGTAGACCTCGTTTATGTCACTATCAGTAAATAGAACTACTTCCATTGGCATGAATGACTGCATTGACTGACAAGGAATACGAGTACCTACAAATCTTAAACTTTGCTCAAACGCTTTATATTTTCTATCAGCGATTTTCATAATTCTATTACTAAATCTAATATTTTGATTATCACTTAACATTTGAATTAGCACTTGAGGATTTATAGATTTGTAATCTAAAATTTCTCTAGTTTTAATATCTCCAAAATCATCATAATATGATAAAGTAACATTATCTGACGTAAATTGATTCGCAATTAAATTTTTGTAATTAGATAATGTATAGTTATATTTATAGTTATTATAGATTCTAGAGTTATTAATTTCAGAAAATCTTTCAAAGTTATCTACAATTACTAGGTCATGTGTATTTCCCGCAGTATCAGTATATTTATAAAACTTCTTACCTTCTGCAGATGCTATTTCTTTTCCATTGTAGTAAACAGAATTATCAACTATAGTAAAATCTCCATTTGGAGTTAAAGTATCCTTATATAAATTATTTAGATTTTGATCTCCAATTTTTACATAAAGTTTTTTTCCAGTTCCATCAAATAATATTATATCATAAGATTCAGGATCAGGATTATCATTGTTATAATAACCTTGAATTCTCTCTTTAAAGAACTCAGCTCCTCTTTGCTTAATTTTAGCTATAGAATCTCCTGGTAATAGACCTAATTGTTTAGCATATAATTTACCCATAATAATCTGCGCAGGAATTACTTGTACAGATTCAGGTTGTACATATATACCTTTTCATTGGATCATCTTACCATCAGCTAAATCATTTAATAATTTTTGCTGAGATTTATGTAATGAATTTTCTATAAAGTCAATATCAATTTCTCCTGCATCAGGAATTAATGTTCCTGCTGCTCTACGAATTAGAGCTATTCTCTCTGTAGTAATAATATTAACTCATTCTAGTTGCTCAGGGGTTAAATCTTTTTCAGGTTTTCCTTTAAGCCCAAGTTCCTTTTTAATATTAGATCTTAATTCATCATATAGAGATTCTACAGTAGTACTAGAGGTTCCATTAAGATAATATAATGCACGAGTTATATCTCCTTCAAAAATACTATGTTTTTCTCCCTCAATAATAAATATTGTATCAGAGCCTTTAAGATTTTTTGGACGTAAAGATAATCTTTGTGCATACCTCTTATCTAAGTTTTTATACCAATCGTATTTTGAATAATTATCAATTTTTACAATATCATACATATCAGTAGTAATCTTTCCCATATATCCTTGATATAGTCTCTGTCCTTCTTCGTTTAATAAAGGTTCTTCTCCATTAAACATCGGATCATTATAAACTACTAATGTATCTTCAAAATCGATAGGATTTTCAGCAGTAAGTTCTGTAACAAATGGGTTAATAAGATTTTCTCCATTACGAGTAACAAAAGGACCTTGCATTGCTTCATTAATAGTTAAATCTGCAAGACGAGGATCTGTAGCTCTACCTACCTTTCTTACTAAATCTAAAAGTTCATCATAGTTATAGTTATATCCTCCTCAGTTAAAATACTGTTGTATTCCATATGATGGATTTAATACAGATGCAACACCATCATAATGACGTCTAATTGCATCTTTTACTAAAGAAGATGTAACTGTTGAGTTAAAGATACCATTAATAGTACCTGCACTAAAAGGAATTTTATAATCGATTTTCTTTTCATTAAAACTTTGTTGAGCAAGTTTTATAAAAGATTGTGCAAGTCCTAAAGTATCTTTATTATTTGTTTGAAAAGCTTTAACTAAAGCTTTACCATAAATTTCATATAAGGCTTGTTGATCTCCTGTTTCAAGAACTTCATGAATTTCTGCAATAGCATCATGACATAATTTACCAATTTCTTGATATACTTTTGTTGCTAAGTCGTGTGTAAATCCATTTTGTTCAAGAGCACTAATCATCTGAGTCATTTCAGTAACTTCTGCTTCATCAAGTTCATGATCTGCATTCATCTGAACTCCTCCAAACTTAGTTGACATTGTAGTAAACCATAAATCAGAATCATTAGTTCAAATATCATCACCATTAACATTAGAAGCTCCTACTTTAATAGCAGATTTATTTACAAGGTACCCAATCATATAGTCTTTTAGATTATTATCATTAATAATATCATTGACAACATCTAAGTTGTTTTCAGACCAATATAATTGTTTCATAGTATCATTATATTCCATTGATCATGCTCCACCAAATATTTGATCTAAATCATATATACTACTAATTTTAATATCTGTATCAAGTATACTATTTTCTCCGATTATATTGCCAAATATATCGGTTTCAATACGTTCTACTTGAGCCACATTGTTATTAATAACTACATGATTTATTTTCCAATAAGTTTGATTATCAGGTTCTCTATAGAAGAGATTATCAAATACTTTGTCATAAACGATTGTTACACTAGGATCAAATAGTAAGTTATGCATTTTTCTAAACATATTTTCTAATTTGATATCTGATCCTCATGATGCACGTCTATTAGCATTTGTAATTTCGTATTCTGCTCACTTTAACAATTTAGGTAAACCATATTCTCCATTCATATCTGCTAAAATAGTCTTTTTATTTCTACCTACTTTAGCATCAATTAGAGATACATTTTGTTGTCTAGAAAAATATGGACTTGTAAATCCAGATCCATCCATAGAATCAACACTATCAGTCATACCTGAAATATTTTGTACAGCAGCGCCAATATCTCCAACTACAGCCATTTTAACTTTTGGAGCAACTCCATTTTTTAATCCTTGTGCAAAAGAGTGATGAGTAGCTCCATAAATAACCATACGTTTTACCTGAGAAATTCATCTACTTGCAAAACTATGTTCAAGATATCCTTCTGTTGCAGAAATTTCTTTATTCTTATTTGGGTGAGCATAAACTCCTCCAACCATCATTTTATTATATTCATTACTTAAAAATGAATCCATAATAAAATACGAATAAAGCATAGGATTTAATTTACCATCCTTATCATGTATTGTTACATAAGGAACTGTATATGATATTGGCTCATCATTTTCATCAACAGTTTCAATAGTTCTTTCAGCAATTCAGTTACTTCATTTTCTAGCAGAAAACGCCTTATATACATTTTTGTCAGAAGATATACTCTCTCAAGCTTTTGAACTATCTTCAAGAAATCTGTTTAATTGATAATTAATAAACTCATCAAATTGATTTCTTTCACTAAAGATATTATAAAGATTTTCAAGTGTTTCATTAAAAACATTTTTCTTAGTATATGGATCTTTAGATATATGAACTTCTTCAATAAATTCTAATCCACTGTCTCTAAATTTTTGTTTAATATCTGCAAGTTTTGTTTTTGCAATATATTCTTTTAGATCACTTATAGTCTTAAATTCTTTACCTATAGCTTGAGTATAGTCGTTTAAGATTTTATTAATTAAGTTCGTATATTGACTTTGATTTGTTTTAAACCAAATATTCATTATAGGTTCTAAATCAGATATATTCTTACTAGAATAATATTTCTCTAAAACCTCTTTAAAATTAATTGAACCTAAATCTTTAAAATCTCAGTTTTGACTTAAATCAAACTGCATTACAAAGTGTTTATTTTTATCTGAATAAACTGTTGATTGTAATCCAATTACTCCGTTTACCTTTCCACCTTGCTCAGAAATAGATTTACTTGAAGTTAATCCTTCAAAGAAATCATATACTATTGCAAGATGCATTACTTCATCTTCAGTAAGATTACTAGATTGTTTAGTATAATCTCCAATAGTTACTTCTGCTCGAATCTTTGGATTTTTAATACGTTGAATATTATTAAATACAGCATTATCACTCATTACTGTATCAGATCCTCATCCAAGTTCATCCTGTAAATATTGGCTCATTTTCTTATGAGAATACGCTAAACAAACCATTTGATATAATGGTAAATTGTTACCTTCTGCATTCTTAATAACATTGATTGTATCAGAACCATTAGTAACACTTAAGACTTTTGCCAAATCATTTGCTTGTCCAAAGAAACCATTTTTACCTATATCAATAATTTGACCTGAGTTGGCACTATATAAAATACTACCTAATATTGGAGTTAATAATGTAATTTTATTTACATTTTTTTCTCTTGGGAACACTTGTTCTGCAACTTGATTAAAATCATCTGCTACTAAAAATGAAGCAAAATCCATAAGTAAATCGTCCATTAAAGTATCAGATATTATACCTGCAGAATTAATTTCTCCAGTATCAGGATTATATTTTAAATTTAAAGTATTACTGCCCTCTGTAATATTAATATTAGTTCCAATAATATTAATATCGTATTTTCCCAACTTATTTTGAAAGTTAGTTTTATTATCAATTCAGTAAGTACTTGCAGCTTTAATAATATCTGTAAGAAAATATCTCTGTATTTGTACAGGTCGATCAGTTAAATTCTTACCAGTTAATTCTCCAGTTAAGTTATCCTTACCATAACTAATATAACTTGACAATACTGTCTTGTTCATTAGATGTGTATACATTTGCTTGATTGGAGTAGCCATTTTATCTGAATAGATAAACTTAGCAATACCTCTTAACTTATTTTGTAAGTAAGTTGTATGTTCTGGCGCTACAGATTTAGTTGCTAGTGCATTTAAATACTTTTCAATAATTTTACTCATATCCATATTGCCCTCTTTAGCTATTTCATCAACTATTTCAGGGTCAACACTTTCCTCCATAAATAACTTTACTTTACCCATAGCTGAATTAAATCCAGATAAGGTAATAGCTGTATTTTCTATAATAACACCGTCTTCATTAACTTCAGGAAAATATGAAAGTAAAATTTTTGCAAGGTCGCTGACAGATTCTTCAGCACCCATAAACTCATTATTACTAAAACCAGTATAGTGTGTAACATTAGGGCCATCATAATTATAACGTCCTACAGCATAAGTTGAACTGTTTTTATATTCTGGTTTAATAGAAATAAATGGAGTATATAATCTCAATATATCATCAAAAGTTTTTAATGTTACATATGCGTTGTATGCATTAAAATATTTTTGATCTTGAGTAAGTCCTGCATTTTTAATGTAGGCTTCATATTCTTTTATAGTATCTTCAAATATATTAATAATAGATTTAGGCTCTGAGTCAATGCTAATAGGATTTAGAGGTTTTCCCATGAACTCACTAATAATAGATAAAAGTTCTTGTTTGTATTTAAAAATTCCAGTATTTAAATTGGAATAACTTCCTAAAGTAGCATTTGCATCTATAAAAGAATCAGAATTAATATCAAATACAGACATAGAAATAATCCTTTTTGCTGTATCATCAATCATTTTATTATATTGTCTTGAATTATCAATATAATATTGTTGAGGTGAAGATCCTTCAGGAGGAAGTTCAATACCTAATCTACTACTAATCTTTTTAGGTTCAGATACAGGTGTTGGAGCGGAGTCTGTATAGACTCCACTCACAAACATATTAAACACCTCATCTGGATTTGTAAAATGCTCATTTATGAACACTTTAAACGCATTTAAATCTGGTGAATCACCTCTAAGTAAGTTCTTCAGTAACGGATAATATGCTGAAGAATATCCACATTTAACACTCATTATTTTCTAATTTTGCTATTAAGTATTTCTGTACGTTTTCTCTTAACTCATTAAGAGTTTCATTTGTACTAACTTCGTTATAATATGTACTTGCTACAGTTTTGGTTACTTCTGTATTTTGCATTAAAGCTTTAAGATACATTAAAATATTAGGACTTGATTTATATAAGTCTTTTACAGAATTTAAATAATCTCTAAGTTCTATATATTCATTCATTGTATTAAACTCTCTAATTGAGTAAACTCCATCTTTATTTTCAAGTACAAAATTCTTTGAATTATTGTTCAAAGATACTAAAAATGGTACAAATTTCAAATTATTTCTAGAGATAATTGTAACATCATCTGGATTCTCTCTATAAACTTGTTTAAACAAATTCTTAAGCATAGGAGTAAGATCATCCTTTATCTCCTTCATTACAATTTCAGGATTGTTAGAATCTCCAACAATTTGAATTATTGTATAATTTGGAGTAGTAACTTTATTTAATATTTCATTATTAACATCATTAACGGTTGATTCTAATAAGTCTATATTTGTAATTTGTTTATTTACTCCAAACTGGTTAAACGCCTCATTAATTTTATTAATCTTTTGACGTTGTAAATCCTCTTGAATAGCTTTTTCAGGATTAACTTGAATTTTGTCATAATCTATAATAAAATCGTTTCCTATTAAGTTAGAAGCATTCGTAGAATATAGTTTATTTGCAGTATCTACTTCATAGTAGAATTGAGATCCTGGAACTACTTTAACTGCATCATCAAATACGTAAATTCCTTGCTTAAAGTTTGGATTATTTTCAATATGTTCTTGAAGTTTTTCAGTTTTTCCAACAAAATCCGCAAAGATATTATATATCATAAATGATGGATCATTAAATTCAAATTTACCAACTCTACTAATGTAACCTGTTTGCATTAACATTTGGTTAGAATCAAAAGATCCAAACTCGGTATTTAGTAAAGAATCAAAATCAGAATAAGTTTTCCCATTAACAACATATTGTCCATTCTCCATAGTTACTATTCTTTCAGTAACGTTTCCTCTATCAGCTTGAGTTACTTTATCTTCATAAGTAACTCTAATAGCATTAGTATATCCTGATTGTGTATTTAATAATGCTCCTAATCTAAATAATATAGTATTTTTATAGGGAGAAAAATATGCAAGTGAAATTAATTGTCCAGCTCTTTCTCTGTTAAGATTATTTCTAACTTTAACGTTTTTGTCTCCTGCTTTTCTTTGTGCATTAAATAAATTAACATTATTAATTGCAGTATGAATTATATTATCTAAAGAAGCAACACTATTTATTCCTACTAATCGAATTCTAGGATCATTTTGAACAGTATTTAAAATAGTTCCGTCTTCTGCTACTTGTGCTTTTAAGTGAGCTTCAAATTCCTTTTGACTAACTAGTGGATCTGCAGAGAATAACATAAATGTATTTCCTCTATTCTGATACATAAAAGCATAGTTTCTTGAATCAGCTTCAAATGTATTTCCTACTCACTTAATGTGATCTTGCCAATCTGACTTACGTACTACTAAAGATACTAATTTTCCGTAAGAAGAGAATAAACCTCCTTTATTTAAGGCACTTGTATTAAAGTTAGATACATCAACAGTTGTTAATTCTCCTTCTCTTGTAAACTTAGCATAACTTCCAATTGTAAAATCTCCTGTATATGTTCCAAATCTTGGAGTTGTAAATAATAATGGAATTTGTGCAGTTTTATTTTTTATCTGAATTTTTGCTACTAATAATCCTCTTCGCCCATTATCATATGGAACGACTTCAAACGTAGGTTTAGTTTTTAGTGCAGTTTCTAGTTCACTAAAAGCACGACCCATAGCTCTATCTTTATTTAAAGCTTGTCCTAACCGTATAATTTCTCTTGGATTTTTATAATATCCATATTTAAAATAAGCAGCGATTAAATTTAAAGCCCTAATATATTTAGGAGCTGCAAGTTTACCTTTTATTCCTAATATGTTAAATAAAGAAGATTCTTCACTTTGATCATAATTTCATAAATTATTTAAATAGAAATCTGCAATATCGTTTCATTTAGAAATATTTAAAGGATCATCTGTTATTCCTATATTCTGAGGAACTTCTTCAAGTATATCTACAGGAGAAGTAACAGATTGTTCAACATTGGGGGCGTGTACTGGATTTTGATCTGTAACAGGAGGTTGTTCTCCAGTATTACTATCAAATGTTTGTTTACTTTGTGCTTCAGATATAGTATCTTTAGTTTCTGATTCTACAGAAGCTTGTCTAACTGATTCTTTAGGAGATTCACTAACTACTTCTGCTTCTGGTGTAGGCTCTACTCTTGGCTTAATATTTTGTTCTGAAGTTGGTAGAACAGGCTCAGCTACAGTTGGATTTGGATTTACTTCCTCATAATCAATAGATTCGGGACTATTCTCTAATAACTTAGTTCTTCAATCTTTGAAATCACTAATTTGTTCAGGAGATACTTCAATACTTCCTGCACTTGTCATATCATTAATTGTGTTTAACTTTAAGTCTAGACTAATTCCATTATCTACAATAATTGTACCTTTTGTAGAACGTTGAGTTAGTGTATATAAATCCTTAAGAGTTAAATAATGTTTTCCACTTGTATCTTTCCAACTCTTGTCTATGATTGCAAATTCAAATTCATCACCTTGAACACTATCTAATCCTACTACTTTAACATTATTAATAGCAGTATATTTAGCAGGATTATCAGTTATAATTGCAATATCATTAGATAGTTTAGATAACTTTTCTACTATTTTAGGTACTTCATCTGAACTATTAATAAACTTCTCTCCACCAAATGTTTCAGTAGTTTCAAAATATTTAAGTTTAATACTATTTTCAGATAATATCTGTTTCGTTAATAAATCGATCTCACTTTCGAGCATACTTGGATTATCATAGTATTTATCTCAAGTTTGATCTAATATACTATTTAAAATAGTATAGTTATCGTATTTTGCAATATTGTTTGGACGTAAGGGAGCAGTTAAGTTTGGAGTGCGTGTAAAATAAGTATCTTCAATTCCTAAATTTCTTCTTGCATTTTCATAGAAAATATAGGCTGAATTTTGTTTATAATCTCCTAATCCAACAATTAAGATATTATTTTTATTTGCCCATCTTGTAATTAATTCAAGATCAATTTTAGAAAACTGACTAATTTCATCAATAAATATGATTCTATTCTCAGTTTCTGCAAACATTGTAGCTGGATTTAATTTTAAATCCTTAAGAGTATATGTAGGTATTTCATCACTTCCAATAACTTTATTAATATCTGATTCAGAAATTTGTTTTCCTAAAATCTGTTCAATTAATTCTGCTTTCGTATATGATAAACCATCATGCTCAATTGCTGCAGATAATCGATCTGTTTGTTTCCTTGTTGGAGCTACAGTTACAATTTTATATGCAGGCATCATTTTACGTAGTACATAAGCTACACCTTGTGTTTTACCTGTACCTGCTCCTCCAAATGTTGCAATAAAGTTTAATAACTGACTTTTATTCTGTATATAACTATCATCTGACGTAGCTTTTGCTTTTGCAGATAAATATTTAACAAATTCATTAAATAAATCTTTCCTTTCAGATGTTGCATGTATTAATCTAATTGCATATTCTTGAGAGAAAATCGGAGCTTTATTAAATGATTCATCAGTAATAACAGTTTTTAAGTTATTATAGAAATTTGCAGAAGGATATGCAATTAAAGATAATAAATAAACTGCCTGATCATAATCAGTAATTGCTTCAGTATCTCTAGCAAGCTTAGTAGGTCTTGCTGTAATTAAAGAAGTTGGTTCGAATAGTGAAGTGATGCGGTCAACTATTTCACTATTAGATAGTTTTTGATCATCTATAAGTTGATAGATTTTAGTTTCTAATCTGATAGAAGCCTCTTCAAATTCTTTAAAATTACTCTCCTTAATTTCTCCTGATGGAAAATCTGATTCAGCAATTAGTTGATTAAGATCTAAGTTAAATAATGATGCAAACTTATCTTTGATTACAGAATTTTCATTATTAAGTAACAGATTTGTAAATCTCTGTCTCATATTAATGGCAATATCTTTCTGTTCTCTAATTTTTTGTGCATTATTATTTTCTGCAATATTTATTAATGTATCAAGTCTAACCTTAATTGCTTTAAGATCTGAAGACATATTAACTGCAGTTTCTGTATCAATTTCTGCAAGTAGATCTTTAGCTAATTTCTTCTTAAACTTATTGATTTGAGTATTATATCCTCCATCTATAGAAGCAATAACAAGAGAATTTAAAATATCAATAAACCTACTAGTTTCTTTAAGTCTAGTTAAAGCATCCTTATTATTAATAATATAATCTTCTAACGAATCACTATTAAGATAACTATTATACTCTTTTACAATAAGATTAACAATATTTTGGCTAATTCCATTAGTAGATACTGCAAATTTTTCTAATAACTCATATGCAGGAGATACTTTAATTTCAGATTTAAGATCTGCAACATCATTAATAAAATCAATAAACGTTCTTCCAGATATTCTTGGAATAATTCCAGCTAATATTTCATCTGCACTTTGTCCTAAAAAGTCTGATAAATTTACTAATCCGTCACTTTGTAAAAGATTTTGATATGCAGTTTTAATCTGATTTATATCTCCTTTTGATACAATATCCTGAAAAACAGCTAAGTCATTTGCAATTCCAAGAGTCATTGACTCATATCCTACACTATCACCTTCTGTTCTTTCTATATATGCATTAATAGCTTTTTCTCAATTAGCTGCAGCAATTCCTTCAGTAAATCCATTTATATAAAAATAACTCTTCATTAATGCAACAAGGTCTACATCTGTTACATCAGTATATAAAGAATTAGTCTTTAAATAATTTAAGAAATCTATGTAACTATTTGCATATGTATTTAAGGCAGCTTCATTATCTGCTATAAACGTATCTGGTCTAGCTAATACTTTTCTACCTTCTTCGCTCAATTCTTGAGTTAATCCAAATTCATGTCTTTTAACTAAGAAATCTTTATAATTTTCAGTTAGTTGTAATTTAGTCTGAAGTTCAGATACTTCTTCATTAATTTCAACTCCTTCAGGAAGTTTAGAAATAGCTTCATCTATTTGTGCTTTTAGATTAGTAATTTCTTTATCGATATTTTTAATACGATTAGTTTGAATAGTTTCACCTGGAGCATAAGCTTTACTTAAGTCTACAGTTTTTTGAGATACGGCTACTAGATCTTGTGCAATAGATTCATTTAAACTATTAAATAAATCATATGCTGCAAATACCTTTGTTTTCTCAGTTGACTTAGAATATTTTTCATATTCTTCTTTAATCACAACTTTTTCATCAGATGTTAATTGATCAAAGTCTTTCTGATATCGAACTTTAGTAAAATTATGAATACCTAAGTCATCAACAAAGGCAGTTGCTAATGCAGGAGTAGCAGCGAATCTTGCTTGTCCAAAATAATAGTCATTAAGTTCTCCAGAGACTATTTTATCACGTCTTGCTCTTAAATCATCAAGTTTTGCTTTTAGTCTTTGAAATTCTACATCATTTTGAGCTGCTGCTATTTTGTTATCAACATCTTTAGGAGTTTTAGGCTCAAGTTCAGTAGGAGTAATCTTAGATTCTAAAGCTACCTTAGTTTTTAAGATATCCTCTGTAAGATCATTCCAATCAGAGAATATTTTACTATAAACTCCAGTTTCAATTAACTGATTTTTAAGGCTTTCCCTTTGAATATTCTTAGCTAAATTTTCAGTTACATTGATACCAGTCATAGCTGATAATGCTTGTAACTCTTCATCAGAAATGTTTAATCCCTCCTCATTAATAATACTATCAATTCTATCAATGTAACTATTAATTTGGTTATAAATAACATCATTCTGAGATTCTCCTTCTTTTGCAGATTCGTAATTAATTTTATATCCATCAGGTTCTTTAACAAGTTCAAATGATTTACCTGAAAGATTTCTACTTCCAAGAGCTCCTTTATCACGTAATCTTATTAATTCTCTTTTTAAATCAGAGGTTTTACCATTTCTTACTAAGTATATAATTTCTTGTAAAGAATCATTAGGTTTTTGAATTGCTTCATCATTTATAGAGTTAATTCTTGAATCTCATTTTTCATGGAAACTAAATACAGCACCACCAATAGCACCTCCCATAAATGCAGAAGTATAACGCGCAAACGCTTCTTCTGTGCTTATACCAAAATCAAGTTGTCTATCCTCATCTACAATACCCATCGTGTTTAACGCTGAGTAAAGTGCTTTTACCATATCAGATGAAACTTCTTCTGCTACTTCTTCAACTCCTTCATTAACACTGTCATATAAAATATTTCCAGGTTTCATTTTAGAGATTCGTTGCTGAATTTGGTTTTTAGTTTTCATAACCCAATTTGCAGCAGCTTTAGGAGAAACAATCCCTTTGTTGATGTTTTCATTAGTTACTTTTTCAGCAACATCTTTAATAACTCCTTTTACAGATGTACGGTCGAGATATGTATCTTTAAACCAAAAATCTTTAAAGTAGTCATTATTCATTAATGTAAACATTGCTCCCATTACAGATAACATTCCTAATCCTGCAACTCTATCAGATGCTCCAGCTTGCTTAAATGCATCATAAGCATCTGTAGAAGAGGTTCCTGCCATATAAGCTAAAGATAAGGCTCTACCTCATTTAATTGTATTCTCACTAACATTTTCTTTACCTACTATCCACTTTGGTATTTGTCCAATTACTCTTTGTTGAAATAATTGTCTTGAACTATCTTCAACTAATTTTCCAATGCTTTCTACATTTCAGAAACTATTTCTTCCATAATCAGAAACACTTCCATCAAACCTAGAAAGCCAAGCTTGAATATCAGTAGCAGTTTGTGCTGATTTAGAATTAGTTAAATCTCCCTTAGCAATACCTTCGATACTTCTAAATAATACTGGGAATAATTTTCCTATTTCAATAGCAGCTGTCATGCCACCATATACTTGTCCAACATATGGAATAAGCATTGGTCCTACTTTAAACAAGACCTTTGCTAAAGTGCCTCCAACACTTTTATCTAATCCATCTGAATCAAAGAAATCATATTTATTCCATTTACTTCCATCAACAGTTAATGTATCAGATATATGTAGAATATCTTTTCCTGTAAGCGGTCTATTTCCTAATGTTTCATAAAATGGATCTCCTTCACTATTAAATTTTAGATCTCCTGCTTTATGTGAAACAGTTCTTCCATTTACTTCATGAGTTCCATCTTCATCTCATTGAGCTAATACAAGTGTAGGACGAGCTATAGCACCTAACCCACCTCATTCATTAGGTGTTCAATCCTCAAACTTACCAGTATCATAATTAAATATCTTATTTGTTTGTGCTACTTCACGTATCGACATAGTTGGATCAGAAGTTTCATATAGATTAACTATACCTCGACTTCTTCTTTCAGGATTAGAGAATTTAACTAATCTTGAACTAACATCCAGTACATCGCCGCCGAGAGGTGCAAAATAATCTGCAGGATCATATGTAAATGAATCCATAGCAGTACTTGCTAAACTAGCTTCATCTGCACGATTATATAAGTCTAAAACGTCTTTATAATATGTATCGAATTTTTGATTATCAAATTCTCCTCTATCGTTTTTAAACGCCTCTTGTATTTCTGGTATACCTTTATAATATTCTCTATCTTTAACATTAGAGTTATCAGGAGTTATTCCTAAATTAACTAACTCTTGAACACTTTTGTCTGGCTGAAAAAATAATGCCGCCAGCCAATCATTTTTCTTCTGATCCATCATACTTTAAAAATTAGCTTTTATGCTTTGTTGTTGTTTTTTCAGATTTGCCTGATTATATATATCTCTATATTCACTAGCACTTCCAATTTCATGATTAGATGCAACAGTTGCAAGTTTAGAATCATGCATAGGCATAAATATCATTCCTTTATACATTGAATTTTTATTGCCATGAAATATTTTTCCAAAGAAGCCTGGCTTAAAGTTATCAACCTTTTTGTCTGATTTCTTTACTACATCTCCTCCATAATTTACATAAGTTGAATAGATATCAAATATTCTATCTTTATCTGGTCCATCAACATGTCATAACCAAGGAGAATTACTATCAAAGTCAATAGCTTTATCACTAGCATAACCTGATAATCCAAAAAATACCATCATATCTTCAGGTCTGAATTTTCATCTATTAGTTTCAGTATCAAACTCTAAGTCTAGATCATATTCATGTAATTTTTCTATCATTCTTTGTCTAGATACATTAGGATTATCTTCAATTCATTCCTCAAATTTTGTATATCGATCATATGCATCTAAGTCAGGCTTATAAACTCCCATTTGTTCTGCATCTCGATCTTTTGGAAGTCACATTCTACTAAGTGAACTAGAGCCATCTCACACAAGTCTATTTAAATCAATATCTGATATTCTTTGATCTCCAAAGAAAATAGAATTTTTATCAACAATATTACCTATTTCAGCCTTATCCAATACATTTTTTAATGTATTTTGAGTTACTTGTGTGCCATTCTTATCTTGTAATGGATAATCCCTAGTTACAATTTCTAACCCTCCTTTGGCATCAGATGTTGATAAAACTGCAATTTTAGGATCTACAACTCTACCTGCAGCAATAGTTTCTAGAGAGCTTCTATTAACATCTTTATCAGTTCCTCCAGAACTTCCACTGCCTGCTTTAGATGCAGTTGAATCATAATCTAAAGCTTGTGTATTTTCTACACTATGATTTGTATGTTCAACTACAGCAATTTGTAGTAATCGTTTTACATCTTCAGGATTACTTGGATTAAAACCTTCAGCAGCTGCTTGAGCTCTTAAAACGTTTTTCATATTTTGTGGAAGAGTCTTATATAAATAATTAACAGCTAAATCAAGACTTTCTTTATCATGATATCCCTGATTAGATGTACTATTTGATTCTGTAACTTTATATATTCCATCTGGTCCATTAAATCCTAATAATTGTTCAAATCCTTTTTCAATTTTATTCTGATATTTAGAAGTATATCTATCAAACTGATTTGAGGATTTATTAGTTCCAAACGCTCCAATAGTAGCTTTTACATAATCTACTATAGATTTCATTCCAACTGTATTAGATAAATCTGTAAGGATACTATTATTATATGCTAGTTCTGGACGTTCTTCTCGAAGATGAATTAATTGAGAATTAGTTAATGCTTGATATTTTTGTGGATTTTTATAATAAGTATCTGCAGATATAGTCTTAATACTGCCGTCTTTATTATACACATATAAGCTACCTTCATTACTAATTGCAACTTCAGACCCAGATCCTTCTTTAATAATTTGTTCTGATGCAGTTTCATGTAATTCATTATTATGTTTAATTCTATTAGCTAAAGATTGTAATCTAATTAAATCAGACATATCATATTGATTACTCTGTCCAGATACAAATAATTCACCTAAGTTTTGAGATTTTCTTAAAAAACTATTAGCTCTATCTAAGAAGTAATCTACATCATTAGGTAACCCATTCTCTTTAAGAACATTAATAATTTCTTTTTGAATAAGTTGTTCTTCTTTATTTTCACTTGTTTTAGAGGTCTGAGTAGCAACTTGTGTAGGCTCTGCAGCATCTCTAAAAAAGGGGGTATAACTAATACCCCCATTTTGATATCTCTTTATCTTCATATTTATGACATCATTTTTAGAAATAACTTAATAATGTTATTATTTAGTTCTCCAACAGCCTTATTGATAGCTTTTTGCTGGTCTAGATATTGCTGCTCATCTGTTTTACGTAAATATCTACCCCCAGATTTATAACTATGAGGTATAAATCTTTGAATAGGAATTTGCTTAGGATTAGTATAATTAACTAAATATGGTTTTGTATCTAATTTATTTCCTCCAAGCCAAAATCTTCTTTGAGATTGTTGATAAGGATTAACTAAAGCCTCAATTCCATATTTACTTCTATTAGTAGCAATATCTCCTGAATACTTATAATTTAAATAATCATCAATTTTCCAACCACTATATTCAGGATTTTTACCTTCATTCTGTTGCCAATTATAGAACTCATTAATTTTACTATTTCTAAAATTAGTAAACCAATTACTGAAATCTCCAGCAGCTTTTTGTTGTGCTAATTGAGCTTGTAAAGCTTGTTTCTCGTTTAGATCCTTAGCATAGTCACCTCTTAACTGATAAATAAGATTCTTAATATTTTGAGTTTGTTGAGTAATCTTATTAGCATCAGCCATATCTAACTGAGCTAAACCTTGTGCTCAACGGTTTCTATTCTCATTAGCTATCTGAGTTCTAATATTAGCGTATTGTTGTTTTTGAGCAAGTAACTTATCATTGTATTGATCTATCATTTGAGAAAATTTAGCATCTCTTTCTCCTTCTAATTGATCAACATTCATATCTCTCATAAGTCTTTCTGCTAATACTTTATTTGGATCACTAGTTGATGTCTTATATTGACGCATACTTTTAATACGATCATTATACATTCTATGCAACCCATTATCACTAAATCTAGAGTAAAACTCAGTAGGCATTTGTTGTTGAGAACCTATCATTCCTTTACGAATGGCATCTTTCATTTTTTGGGTAGTACGATTGATACCTATTGTAGAAGTAATAAAGTCTCCTATTCCCATTACCATATCAGGATTAATATTAAATCCTTTTCCTTTACCATGTCCAAAAGCTGTATAATCAGAATTATCTGTATTATATGAGGATCTGTTTAAATTAGACAAGGTTCTACTAGTAGAATCATTAAGTAATTCTTCTTTTGAATCCAACCTTCCTTTAAACCCAAGATTATTATTAATTTGAGCCATTTTAGCATCATTTAAAATCGAATCATACCGATTCCTCACTACAGCATTTTGAGGCGATTGAACAGTCTTATTTAAGCCTATAGAAGTACGTTTAATAGGAGTTCCAACAACAGCAACTGGATCTACTTGTACATTAATCGGATTATTATTTTTATCTAGCATATAATCAGCTACACTAGTCCAATTTTGATCTATTGGAGTACTAAATGTAGGATACTTAGTGCCAGGTTGTGCTTTTATAATTTTACCGCCTTTTTTATAAAATACTGGATTATTCTCTGGTTTATAATACCAAAGATGTTGTGGTTGATCACTAAATATTCCTAAGTTAGGAGCTAAGTTAGAATAGATTGGCATTGTAATAGGTCTCCGTTTTAAAGCTGTAACTGATGTAAACATTTCAGGTCCTCCGAAAAATCTTTGAACTTGAGAAGTTTGTTTATCAGCATAGTTCTTAAAATAAGGATTACTCCTATTAGTTTTTGCATCTCTAGTAGCAGCAGTCTTATTCCAATTTCACCAACCCATATCATCTGGATTCCTATAAGTACTAGGAAGTTCATCATATTTAAATTGTCCTGTATTAAGTCCTTTACCTATTGAAGACTTCCAAGGTTTTCTTCAATTGAAATTTATATTAGAGGAACGTTTAATACCATACTCAGAAAGTAAGTCAGTAACATTATCTGTTTTAACTTTACCTAACTTTCCAATAATTATTTCTTCTAACTTTTCAGTTTTTTGATTTTTTGGAAGTGAATTGACCGACTCAATCTCAGAACGACCTAATTTAATAGTAGGAAGATTTTTGTTATTAGTTGGTTTTAAGGTAACCATATCAGAATCTCCTCCTTTTAGTTTTGCACTTCCTGTAGTACGTTTTAAATTAGCAAAACCTCTAACTCCATTCAATACAGTACGAATATCTTTAATAGTTCATTTACCATCTTGAATATTTCCTCACGCAGTTGCTAATCCAGATGCCGCACTTCCAAAACTAACTCCTTTAGTTGCTCACTTAACAGCATTTGCAACAGCTTTAGATTTCTTTAAAGCTTTAGCTATTTTTGCTGTTTTAGCTCCTGAGCCAATCCCAGGAAGTAAAGTAGCTGCATCTAATCCTAGATTAAGTGCTAAATTGCCAACATCACCTCAGTCTAATCCATCTCTAGCAACATCCGCTCCAAAACCAGTTAAAGAACCTACTGCACCAACTCCAGCTCCAGCAATATTGCCAAATCCTGGTACAAAAGTAGCACCTAAAGAAGCAGCATCTGCAACTAAAGCTGCAATTTCAGCTTTATCAGCAGCAGTTAATTGAGTCTGATCTCCAATAACTTTTTCTTCACCTGCTTTACGTATTCTTTGATGAGGAATATGAAGAGCTTCATCTGATGCTGAAATATTAGTTCTTCTTTGAACTTTACCTCCAATTTGATAGGATCCAATAGACCGTTTTAAAAGTACCCCTGCTTGAGTTAATTGTTCAGGAGTATATTGATGTAAAATTCCTCTATATGCGTTTAAACCAGTTAAATTTCCAATTGAGCCAATTCCTTCTTTTTGGTATTTTTGGAAAATTGGACCTAAATATTTGTTACTTTCTGGAGAAAATTTAAATCTTGTAGTAAAATTAGGATTTACATACATATTTCTTAATAGTGCTTCAAGATCATTTCTAAAATTAACATCATCAATAAGATCTGGATTCTGATTTAAAAGTTGAACTACTTCTTGTGGTACATTTAATCCATAATCTCTAAAATCATTTAACTGTCCACTTAGAGTTGGAGTACTTGGATTGTCACTTCAATAATAATACTGTTTATTCTCAGGATTATATTCTAAAGAATAATTTCCGTTTCCTCCTGCTACTGCTGTTATAACACTTGGACCATTTTCTCCATAAGGTTGTTGATATGCACTAAATGCAGTTCGAGGTTTATTTTTATAATAATCCTCTACAAATTTTTTATTAGTTTGAGGTTGAAGGTTATTAATAAAGTTACTAATAACTCGTTCATCAATACGTTTCTTTGTTCTTGGATCAATATATGCTCTTTTTGCAGTTGAACGAATTGGATGACCATATTGATCAAACTGAGCATCTTTATCAAAATACTCATAAATAAGAGGGTCATTTGCATTTCTTATATATTCTCCAGATATATCACGTCCATATGTTGAAGGATCAAAAGCTCATGAAAATTGTTTTTGTCCTGTTGTTTCATCCTGTCCAAAATTACTATATCCTGAAAAATCATTATCTGCTCAATACTGACGAATTAAATTCGAATTACCATAAGTTTGCTTATTTTCACTTACAAAGTCTAAATATCTTTGTATTTTACTCAAACTATCAGTATCATCGCCTCTATACACTCTTCCATTAAGAACAAATAATCCAGAAGTTTCAGGAATATAATCTGCATAGGCTCCATAACGCTCTCTAAATCTATCATTTAATCAAGCATTATCTCCAACAAGATTTCTAAATTCATCATTAGCAATTGTTACATTACCATTTGCATCAACATTAAATAGATTATTATATTTATCATAATCTCATCCTGCTTTACTTCAGTTTTCTTTTGTCTTCTTAAGTTCTTCTTGCGCAGGATCTACTTCTTTTTGAGCTTGAGCAGGTTTACTTCCTCCTAAAAAGATACCAATATCATCTAATGCCATAGCATCTTCATCTGTTCAATTTCCTTGTTCAATTCTAGATATAATATCTTCTATACCTTGCTCACCATATTTATTATAAAAGTCTATATAAGCTTGCTTATCTAAATCATTATAGCCTTTAAATTGATCATTATCGCCATAACCTGCAATATCTTTTAGACTACGAAGTCTTCTAGTTGCTTTTAGATTATTAGCTCCATTTATATAAACTCTATTTCCATTTAATAATTCAAAATCTCCAGTATCTTTATTACGTTTATATTCCATAGTAATATCACTAGACCAATCTCTAATATTAATTGGATCTAATGCTTCTACTGGCTTTTTATATTGAAAATCTTTTAAGGCATGAACTGCATTTCTTGCAGTATTTTCTTTTCCTCTCCATAGGTTTCCAAAACTTCTACCAAGTCTACTTCGACGTTTACCTAAACGTTCTGCTTGATTATTAGTAACATCAAACTGTACTCCTTCTAATCTATCGGCACTAGAATCATATGATAAATTAGCACCTGATCTTAGAGCATCAGTTATTTTACTAAATTGATATGCAGTATCTTGATCTAATGTTTTTCCATAAGAAGACATCTGATTTAGAAAATCGTCATCAACCTGATATTGATTACCATCTATAGTAAAAGTGCCGTATTTTTGAGTAGGAGTAGAACCGCCTTGTTGATATTTAATTACTTGTGCCATTTTATCACACTTACTTTATATATAAAAAGGGAGATTGATCATGTCAAATCTCCCTTTTATCTAATGATCATTAAATTACTTTTTGCCGAAAAACTTATTTTTCATTTCTCCGCCATTTTCTTTTTTAGCGCATTTCTTACGACCTACCATTTTTCCACCCTTTTTGAAAACTGGTTCTCCTTCAGGAGCTTGACCTACAGGACCCTGCGGACCTTCACTCATAGCTTGCTGTAAAAGTGCTAAAAAGCCTTCACATACCTGCATTGCTGCTTGGCAATCTTGTGCTTGTAACGCTTGAGCTGCCATTTCGCCTAACATTTGTAGTGGATCTTGTCCACCCTGAGGACCAGCAGGTGCTGCACTAGGTGCGGGAGCTGCTCCACCTTCTTGAAATTTCTTAACTTTCATAATTTAAATTATTTTTAATTTTATAGATATCTCATAACTCTATGATTGTCATATATTCATTTAATGCCCAAAGATAATACTTTAGTTCTTAATATCCAAATAAAATTACTAAAATTTTCATTTACACTAAATTTTTATGAAAACACTTGCTACATTAGCAATATTATATTATCTTTGTTCCACAACCCAAGAGTATAAAATGAGTCTATTTCATTCTCTTTGGAGATGCTAGATTAAACATGAGACAATATAGGGTTATAAAAGATAGTTAGTATCTTTTAAGGAGAGTAAGAAATTACTCTCCTTTTTCTTTATCTATTTAGGAGATTCTACAAACTCACTTGGACGATTATCTTGTTCATTTATATATTTAAAGATCTTTTTTCCAAGTTTAGCATAATCAGAATCAGCCTTACTTTTATTAGCCTTTTTTGCTAATTTTATTAAAGTTCTAGAATTTTTTCTTGAGAAAATACGTTCACCACCAACTAAATCCATTTGAGGTTTTCCATCAGATCCAAGAATATACATTTTATCAATTTCTTCTTCATCTATATCCTCTTCAAAGTCTAATTCGTCTCCAATCTGAATTCCAGAATTAGCATTAACTTCTAATACATATTTCGTTCTTCCTTCTTCACTTTCAGGAGTAGAAATAATTGGTTCAGAACTATGAGCTTTACCTAATACTACATTATAAACTTCATCGTCTTGATCTATAAATACTAAATCAATATCAAATTCCATTTCTTCCGTATTAAATACTACTTGGCCTTGATCTTCAGGCATTATAAATAACATACCTTCGTCATCATCCATAGATTCTACATTACCTAAACCTTGAGCTCTTTCTTCTTCAGTTTCTGCGATTAGAACTTTATATTCTTTATCTGCTATTTCTATTTTTACCTCTTTCATTATTTCACACTTTTAATTAGTCCACTTCTATCATCTGTATTCTTTAATAGTTCATGACAAACTAATTTTCCAGCTTCAATTGCGATTTCATTAGATGAATCTTCTTGATATGCTTTATACAAAGCTTCAAGTTTATCAGTAAACTCTTTTCTAAGTGTCCACTCTTCCTTTTCAATTTCTGCTGTCTGAACAATTCCTCCTTCAGATTGTGCTACTACAGGAATTCCTTTTTTAGTAATTTGATCTTTTAATTCTGGGTTTACATTTTCTAAGTGATGTTTATGTGCATGTAAGTTTCCTTCAGGAATTAAATTCATCTTACCTCCGAGTTGGAATTTTTGTGTTTCTGTAGATTGTGTTGGTCGTTTCTGCAAGAATGCTCTAGCTTCGTCTAATTCAGGAAATTTCATTCCGTTTTTAGCTAAGGAATACATATTATCTAATCCATTATAAGTATTAAAGTTTTTACTAGCAAGAGACTGACCTATTTGATTATTTAATCTTTTCTTACCTGCATCCGTAATATCTAAAGTAGTATTTTGCATCCTTCTGGCTCTAGTTATAGCATTTTGACCTTTTCGATGAAATCCAAAGTCAAATAATCCAGCTTTTTTATTACTATATTTATCAATACTATTACTGATAAATTTCTTTGAACCACTATATTCATTACTAATATCAGATGTATTATCTACTAACTTATCAATACGCTTTCCTCCAATACCATTAATTAAATTTAGTGCAGCACCAGCAGCCATTCCTATAGGACCAAGCATACTTAAACCGTCACTTATCATTCCTTGTATTTGAGAACCAGTACCTTCAACACGATCTTTAGTTCCTCCAATAAGATTTCCTATAGTTTTAGCTCCAGTATTAATCATTCCACCCATAGGATTAAATTGACTTACTACATTGTGTCCTATGTCTTTAACTCCAGACATTACTTGAGCAGTAGATCCAGTTTTCTCATTTCCTACAAGGGCTGTATTAAGATTTCCAATTAACTGGTCTCCCATTTGAAAGGCTCCTCCAAATTTGCCATTTAGATTATTTACTGTCTTAGCTCCACCAAATGTATTATTTTGTCAATTATTAACACTATTAACAGTATTCTGAGAAAATATACCTTTTGCATTTGAAAAAGGATTTTTATTAGTTAAATCAAATCCTGAGCTTTTAAAGTTTCCAATATCAGATTTGATCTTATTCGTAGAAGTATTCATAAATGTATTATAATCTCCTAATCTAAGACCAAGTTGTTTCATCATATCTAGATCGATAATATTTCCAATGCTAGCTCCTGTTTCCATTTTCTTTATTCTTTTATGCATAACTTTGAGTCATTAATGTTTGTAATGCAGTAATAATAACAAGTTTATCACCTTTATATTTAACTCTAATTCTTGCATATTTATCTCGAACTTTAGTTGCCTTTAATGGAGATTCAAAATCATTAGAGTTTGTTTGTTCATAATATATTGGTTGTACTTGGAAATACCAAGAATCTTCACTATAGTATATATTACCTAATCGTCTTCCATATTCTTTTATATTTAAACAATCTGCATGTACATTTAAGTAATATTCATTTCGAATTGGATCTCATGTAACTTCTGTTTTATATCCTTTAGATTCTTTATCTAAATAGATTTCTGGGAAATTAGCATTTGTAGATTCATTTTTATTAAAAGTTTTATTTCTATAAATAGCTCTTTTACTAAATTCATATACATCTCCAGTAATTTCTATTTCAATAGAATTTGGTTCAACATTATTAGATATTATTACTAAATTGTCAAATATTTTATGAATTCCTTTTGGTTCATTAACTATAAATTCAAACTCAAAAGGTTCCTGTTTATTATATCATTTAGTAGGTAATATTTGATTTGTTTCATCACTATCAAAATAATTTATCTCATCAATAATGTTACTTCTACCGTGTACGAAAATATTATATAATAATGCCTTATTTCAATCATCTTGATATTTCAGCATGTCGAATTCTTTTAGCGCTTCATAAGGAATAATAGCTCCAGCTGTATACGACCGTTCAATTCCAAAAACAATACAATTACTCATAAGGTTTCCACTCTCATCTTCAGAAGGATTATCTTCTGATGAGGTTACAATATATGGAGTATACTTTACTTCAATAGTATAATATAAATAGCCTCTGTCCTCTTTTCTGTATAGATCTTTAAATTCTATTGAAAACGGAGCTGCATCCTTCTGTTCAAGATAATTAGCATAGATTATTTTCTGACGATCCTCTTCTGATTCAGCATCTATAGCATTTCCAACATTTTTATTTTTAATTTCAACTCAATTCTCACTTACTTCATCCATAAGCCAGGTTTCTTCATTTGCTTTGCATTCAATAAGTGAATCAATTTTTATTTCATCTTCATCTCAGTAATATCCTTTTATAACGACACTATTAACATTATATCCATTATACCCATCAACTGTGAAAGTAAACTTTGAGTATTCTCTATCAGAAGTAACGTATTTTCCAGTTCATTCTTCTCCTACCTTTACAAGATCATCAGTTTTTCGAAGATTATTACTTATTATACTAAATATTTTACTCTTAAGCAAATCAAAACTAAAATATGTATTATTTATATTTTCTGATAATAAAGGAACTCACGAATATCTAGTAACTCACATGCTACGTACTTCATTATAACATATATTCCAAATTTTATCATCATTATAAAAAGTGAACATAATATCATTTTTATAAGCATTAAAGTGAGTTTTAACATTTCTTGTTCCTAATGCTACTGTTTTTTCAAGTTCCTTAAGATTTATTTCATCATTAAGGAATCTTTGAATTGTAAAATCAGATATAAGTTCAAGACCTCTATCAGAAAATCTCCAAATTTTCTTAGTATATGTATCAACGCCATATACTGCTCTAGGAGTTCTTATAATAGAGTCTTTTCATATAGAACCATACATATCAGATATAATTGTCATTTGCTTTTGTAATACTCCAGATCCATACATATGAATATTTTGCCCAGTAGTAGTTTGAATAAGAGCTTTTTCATTTATTGGAACAATAGCTATAGCATGTTCAAATACAGTTAATAGATTTCCTCCTCAAGGAAGAATTTTTACTATACCTCCATATTGTCTATCTAAATCTTCATATGATAATCCTTGGAATACCTTATATGAGTTCTTAAAGTTTCCATCTACCTGAATATCACTAAACATTATACGAGTATCAAACTCGTCAACCTCATAAGGTACATCTATGTGCTTATAATTTCTTTTAAATCCTAGAGTAGTACTATATCCTCTATTATATAAGTTACTTTCTGGAATTTTAGCAGAAGATTTAGTAGACATACCTTGTATAGGATAAAATCCTCTTGGATTTCCCATTAATGCAATTTCTTCTGTATTAAACTCATCAATACTTCTAAGAGAAATATTATTATTAGATAATCCTTTAAATGTTACTCAACTTCCAATAGCTATTGCATTAATATCTCCAATATTTATATCATCCCAGTTTTCAGTATTTCTAATACCTTTAAAATTATCTTTTCAAGTATTAAAATCTACTATTGTATCATTTGTAGGAACTGTTTGAGAAGTGAAGTTTCTATGTAACCTAATAGTAGTTGTATAAGTAAAGCAATCACCACGATATAATATTGGAATCATACTCCAATTAAATTCTATAGAATTATCTTCCGCGTCTTTATAATCAGTAGTACAATCTGTAATATCTTTGTCTTTTATTACACTAGTATCTGTAGCATATCTATCAGATACTGCAAAGTAAGGAGAATTATCATCGATTCTTATTTGAAAATATTCTTTATTAAATGTTTCGGAATAATTTTTTATATAAACATTATATAATGATGATTTACCAAGTAAAGTGTTACATCCTACAAAATCAGTAAATACTCCTCTAACTAATTGAGCATCGCTTGATTCCATATCCTCTTTTCCAAAACAGGTTTGTTGTTTAATTTCTTCTTGCATTCCTGCTCTAGTACAAAAGATATTATCATTAATAATTTTCTGAGGAATATCCGAATCTATATATAAAAGTTCGCTTGTTGTTTCTGCATTCGTACTTGCAACATTTGTTAAATCTAAGGTATAACTTCTCCCTGATGCGTTATATTGATTAAACTTGTATGCTTCTACTAATTTATATCTATCTGAATTAAGTAGAGATTGCATTTGCTTATCGCACTTAACATCTGCTGATAATAATCCTGAATAGCTACAATTGTTACTATATATAAGTTTTGAATCATAATCGTTAATCAATACCTTATTTTTATTTACAAAAGATTCTGTTACAAGCTTTGGATTTTGGCCTCCTTCAGAAAGATCAAGACAAGGAACTCCACTTACAGTATCAACTCCTATAGATAACCCAGAGAATAAAAATGTTGGAATACGCTGTTGCCTAACAAAGTAGTATCCCTTAATATTTAGTTCTTTAAATTTATTAATTACAAATTCAGGGATTCTAATTTTTAATCCTAATGGCTTCACAGATTTTCCGTCATGATCAATAATAGTCTTATCTTTAGTAAATCTAAATACTCCTCTTGTATTTTCTAAAGTTTCTAAAGATATAAAATCTTTATTTTCTATAGTTTCAGGATCTCTTAAGTCTATATTATAATCATAATTACATTTATTACTTGATATTATCTCTCCATTATCTCCTTTTTCTTTAAAATGATAAGTTGAAAGATTAAAATCAATACCTCTAAGATTATATACAGGAGATAAATGCTCATCATTATATATAAATACTACTCCTAGTCTATAAATTTCTCCAGGGAAATATCCAAGTCTATAATATATATTATATGGAGAATAGTATTCTGCAGCAGTAATATCCCCTTTATAAATTCCATATTTATCTGTAATATATCCTATATCATGTTCTTGACATTCTTCTACATTAATATATAACGCAAGATTACTTAAAGTAGCAGAGTCTTCTTTAAGTTTTGAAACATTTGCAAAAAATAATCTATTTTGAACTTGTGCCTGGCTTTTTACAGACTCTACGTAGTTATATTGTATATTTAAATCTTCTGCAGTTATGTCTTCAAGTTCTTCAAATCCATTAATAGTTATTGTCTGATTGACATCAGTTATTTCATAAGTCTTTTTTATTTTATGAAAATCTGTTTTAGAAATACCATTTACATCACAACTTGTTCTACTATAATATATATTTATATAACTAAAAGACGTATCTATATTCTTAAGATAAAGTATTATAGATTTATCAGTACGTTCATCCATATAAGCTCCAACACAAGTCTTAGGATTTGATAAATCTCCTTTAAATACAGACACTATTCCTGATTCAGCAACAATATCGGTTTCATTATAGTCACTATCAGAATATTTTATATAAAATATATAATTACCTCCTTTGAGAGTCCCAAAGTAATCTACATTCTTAAATTGAATCTTTGGAATTCTAGTAACGTTTCTAAATAGCCTAGTTTGTTGATCTAATTCATTTTCTGTATATAAATTAGATTGTTTAATTTGGTTTCGATTTATAATTTTATATCTATTATTTTCTAATAACGCTACTCTAGTATTTATTATTCTAGGAGGATTTTTATCATCGTTGAATATTAAATTTGTACTTCCATCATAAGAACTTTGACATTCTATGTCTATAGGATTTTCTAGATCTAATTTTAATTGAGAGTTACTTACTGTAAAATCATCAATCTGATCATCAGATTTTTTTAAATTACGTAAAGGATTATACTCTCAAGCAATATCTCCAGTATCCTTGTACTTTTTTACTTTCAGTTTTATATCCATTATTGCCCGTCATCATATATATTAGAAATAAACTCTCTTGCTACAGAACGCGTATTATTAGCTGTCTCTCTCATAAACAATTCTAAAGTAGCATCCATATTAGATCTTACTTGATCTGTAAACACCATACTTTTTATAGCATTAGTTAATTTCACTTTATTTGCATTCTCATTATACTCATGAATAAGATATAGGTCTCCACTTTTTATATTCGGCTGTCTTTCTAATTCATCTACTTTAATTCTTACATTATTATTCTTATTATCTATTAACCTTTGGAGCTCATATTTAAAAGACTCATCAGGAGTAACTATACAATTAAAATTGACATTTGTATTTGTAGATATTACATTATTGTCTGCAAAAGATACTCCATTAAATATTAAATCTATTTCATCTGGAATGTCAACTCTCTCATCCATGAAATATTTTCAATCATATGTTCCAGAAAGATTAATAGTTTTTATATATACTGGATTTATAAGAGATTCTCCATAGTTATATAAAGAATAATAAATTATATTATTTTTAGAAGACATACAATATCTTAAACAGTATATCATCATAAGATAGGAATATATACAAGTTTTAGAAATATAAGACGTATCTTCCTTTGAATTTGAAGGTGCTTTATTAGCACAGTAATATATACAGGGTCATGAATTTTTTGTTTCATATGACATTGCAAGGCAGAAATTATTTGCAGATCCGTATCTGCCAAAGAAACCAGAATCTCCAGAATGGCTACTATCATTACCATACTTTGCATTATAGAAATTATATATATTAAATCCATAATCATCAGCATAACTTTTTGTACTAGTTGCAGAATGACCATTTGGTTTTCAATCTGTTCTATGCCAATTAGTTCCACTTGAAATATTTAAATCTCCAAGAACACTAGGTCAGTTCTTTTCTGGAGTGAATTCTTCTGTATTCTCACCATAATACAACTTATTGTTTTCAAACCTAATAGTAAAAGGACCTACCTCTTTCCATCAGAAACACATTGACCATTTATCTCTTCCAGAACCGTCTTTTCTAAATTCTACATATTCAGGTCTATATTCTATTGTATGAGTATCGTTTTTATCTGTAACTTTAGTTTTAGTTTTTCCAATAGGATGATATTCATATAAATATTTATCATTACTACTGATTTCTTTTACAATATTATATTCAGTATTTGTAACTGTAAAAGTATTAAACAAATCAAATGAAAAAGATCCATCTATTTTATTAAAGAGTAGTGTATAAGTATTGCCTTTAGAATCTATAGCCTTGCCATTATTAACAGTAACGCCTTTAGAAGTGATTCATCTTCACAATCTACCGTCATCTCCATTTTGGTCTTTTGGAACGGATATAGTATATACTTCAGAGTTTCCTACCTTTTTAATAGAATATGTATTGCCTTGTTTAAATATAGTCTTAATTCCAATCTTAGAAGTATCATACGTTTCTCCAGGAGGTTCTGGATATACTAATTTAATTTCACTAAAATAGTCACTAGAATCAAATGAATAATTATTTATTTTTTCATCTTTTGAATCTTCATTACCTCTTCGTTTTAGAAAAGCAGTTTCTGTAAACGCATAATTACCTGAATTAAGTTCGAGTTTTATATAATCAGCAAAGTAATTTACAAGGTTTTGTCCTGTAATATCCTTAAAGTTATCTTTAACATAATATCACCTATTTACAAGTTCTGTAGCATAAATTCTATCCTCGGCAGGTTCTATATCTCCTGTAATAGGATTTCCAGATTCAATATTAATAACATAACGAAGACTTAGAAAGTATATATCCTCTTTATTAAAATTAACTTTTTTTATCTTAGGTTCTCCAGTTTGGGTAGTATCATACTCTGCTATGTCTTCATTATTTTCAGAAAAAGGTATATCTATAATAATGGTTCCATTACTTATTATATCAGAAACCGAAGTCCAATCAATAGCAGTATAGGGGTTGTCTGAATCTGAAGTAGAATATCTTTCTAACTTATATTCAAGGCTAACTCCAGGAAAACTTTCTCAAGAAGTAAGCATTGTTAGAGAATTATCTCCTACAAAATATTTAAAATAATTTCTTCCAAAGTGTATTTCATTAGGATCTATTGTTATAGGATCTCTAGAAATTGTTTGTGTAAATTGACTATATATTATATAATTTTTCTTATCTTCATTTTCAACTAATAATGCGGGAGTAATATATTTATAGTTTCCAAGCGTTTTTGCATCAATAGTATTAAATATTATAGACTGGAAATTATTATAAGATATTAATTGATTAGGCTCTAGACTTATTGGAGATAATTTACTTATATTTTTTTCATCTAAAGTGTCATAATCATGTAAAAAATATACTAAATTATTTTTAATCTTATCTAAATCTCCATCGGCATAATTTACAAGATTCCAATAAGTTTGTACTCTAAGATCTCCGCCTGGATAAACTTTTATAGCATTCGAATCACTATCATCTACATATGTCTTACTTTTATCAAAATATATATTAAATTGTTCTGGAACCGTAATACTAAACTTTACAGCAAGCCAGCCAGGAATATCCCAAGATACAGGAATCCAATCACTTCTATTAGTTGTGGATTTATCGACTTGTAATTCAAGAAGCCCATCTATATTATACAATTTATTTTCATCTGTAAGAATATAAGGAACTAAGTGTCTATAGTATTTATTATTTAGCTGTTTAAGTGCTTCCTTAAAGGAATATTCACCTGAATTTTCATATATAAGAAGATACTTATCTCCTGGATTTAAATAAAAATTAGGATCTTTACTAAGAAGTATAATTTTAGTTTCACCTTCTAAATCTTTATATAAAGATGTTTTATCAATAATGATATCCTCAATTGTAGCATCCTTATTATCTACAATTGGGGTAAAGATTGTTTGTTGTGATGGAAAACTTCCAATTTCTACCTTGTCGTCAATTGGATTATATGAAATAATATATAATACTCCTTGGTGTTCTTTCATTCCAACAGGAACAAAACCATTACTCAAAGCTCCATTTTTAAACCCATAATTACCCATATCGTTCTGTAAGGCAAATTCATTACCATTATAAGTAATTAAAGTGCCGTTTAAACAATCAGTCATTACAGTATTTGGAACCATTAATGGTTCTATATCCTTTATCATTCCTCCATTAAACTGATTTATTTGATTTAATTTGTTCTTCATAGTTATTATGTAGTTATTGCTGCAGAAGGAATCTTAACTTCTCCAGATGCAGATATAGTAATTTGAGTATCTCCACTTCCTAAAGTTGCAGAACCGTCTTCATATACAACTAAAGGCCCAAACTTACAAAAAGTATCATAGTTATTAATATTATATAGATTGCCTCTCTTCAAACTACATTTACCTGTATTTTCGATACTAATTCAATTTTCTTGAGCATCGTTTATTCCAACGAATGAGGTTCCTAAAGCAGATATTTTAAGATAACTCTTTTGTTCAGCACTATTGTATAAGCATATAGTTGGGTTATTTAAATAACAGTTATCACTATAAATCCCTATTCCAGAAGGATTCAGTATATCGTCTGATATTACAGATAAATTTCCAATAACTGTATTACTAGTTTGATAAAAACTGATAGATTCAGGATTAGTTTCTAGTATAATATTATAATACTCTGAAGTTTCTTCAGGCTCTTGATAATATTGTACATTAATTGAGGTAAACGGTTGTTCTTCAGTATCTGAAGTTAGATTCTCAGCTTCTGAATATGCATACAACCCAATAGATTCTGAAAAAAGAGCTAGAAAGCTTGCTTTATCTGAAATGTATGTAGTATGTACATATATTTCGTCATTATTAATACCTGTGACTATGAACTTTGCACTAATATTCTCAATCTCCTCAGATGTATCTTTTTTATATTCATTTATAATTAATTCTCCCTCTGTACCAGGAGTAACAAATCCTGAATCTATATATAATTTTAAAACAACACCATTAAATGTAGATTTATTTTCCTCTGGAATAATGTAAATTTTTGTTATAATCTCATTATATAGATTAGATGAACGTGCAATATTTTCAGCGTTTTCAGTAATTTCTGTATCTTCCGTAATTTCTTCAGGATCTATATAATAATTATCTGCAACAGATAATGGTATGCACGAAATATTCTTTCAAGATTCAATATTTATTGGCTCCCAATAAAAAGATTCTGATAAAAGTTGTTTATCAAAATCTAATTGATGAGAGGTATATGTTGATGGAGTTTGTCAATTATAACTTGTATTTACAGATTTTACAAGATCTTTAGCAAACTCGACAAATGTAGTCTTACTAGTATTTATTCCTTTTACAGAATATAATTTATATAAAAGCTGTAAAATATTTACTCCAAGATCGTATAGATTTCCATCAATATCTAGCTCGCTTGCTGTAACACTTATATTTCCTCCAACTGAGATATTTCCAGAAAGAGTTTCAAAACTAAGTTTTTTAATATTAGCATTACTACAAACTACTGTATTACATGTAACTTTCCCATCTTCAGCTATAAATTTTCCATCTGTAGTTTCTAATGTATTAAAAGAGATGTTCTGTTTATTTAATAATGCTTGAATATCATTTCAACTATGCCCATCAATAAACTGTGCATTAAGATTACTTATAACTTCTGAACTACTTAATTTAAATGGCGGAGTCCCATTAAATATTACAGTATTATCAAATATTATATTCCCTTCAAGAGAAGCATCTGAATTTTGAGAATCACTAAAACTAAAATAACTATTATCTAATGTATAATAAATTCCCCCGTTTAATGCAAAGATTATTTTTCTATCTCCAGGATATTCATACTGTCCTGTCTCATATAATAATATATCGTCTACAATTATAATTTTAGACTCTATAGATTCTTCGTCTTCATCATCAGTTGTTTCCTTATCATAATTTAACTTATAATATTTATCTCCAACTTTTACTCTTATTACCCCACTAGTTTCAAAAACTAAATTTCTTCTAGGAGACCCTATTATTTCTTCTTTTGCCATATTAAATCATTATTATTTTATTTTTTACATCTCTATATGCTATATATTCAAAGTTTCTTGTTGTAATTTCACTTTTTAAAAACGTTCATCCTACATCAATAGGATAATATAGTTTAAAGAAGTGTGTTCTAGATTTATCTAAAAAACACTCTTCTTGTATTTTATATAACTTCAAATCTCTAAACTTTATTTTAGATCTACGCTTTGAAGTTATCTGAGTTTTATAAAATTCTCACTCAGCTTCAGTTAGACCGAAATAGTACGCTCCGTTATATACTTCTTGAGCGTACTTATATTTCAGTCTTAATTTAATACGATGTTTAATATTATTATATCTAACTCTTTTATAATCATCAAAAAACATCTTTCCACAAAAAGCAGTATAGTTATGATTTCCTAAAACTACATCTGCTCCACTTTTAGCTAATAAATGAAAACTACTAAAACCGTGTTCTATAACTCTTTTTAACTCATCTTTTGAGATCTTTGGATATTTTTCTTGTATAATACCTAAATAATCGTCTAATTCTTTAATCATAATTAATAGTACACTTTTGCTTCTTCAGTATATTGATCTATGAGTTTTTTAAGATATTTATCAACATAGATTGGTTTTTCCATAGTTTCTTTATTATGCTTCATATATCTATATACTAGCTGGTTTCCTGTAAATTGAGATAATACAAAATCAATATTATTAAATTTACCTCTTCTATATGCTTGTTTAAAGTCTTCATCTGCAATTTGTTTCATAGAAATTTCTCCATAATTCCCAAAACGTAGAGGTAGTACAAAGGTAACATTATTATTTATAATATCCAATAAGATCTCATAAAAACAGTCATCAAAAATCTTAGCAGCTAGATTCTTATGATCTTTATATCTATTTTTTACTCATCTTCCTTTTAATAACTTAGGATTTAACCCATTATATAGTTCCCTAGAGTTAAAACCATGAGGAAACATTTTTTTATTCATTAGTTAACAGGTTTAAATGATTTCTTATATTGCTTTCTATCCCAACGTGTACGAGCATCAAGAATCTCATTCATTTCATTTTGCGAGATATGTTCAGGAACTCTGGCATCACTACAAGCTCTCAATCATTCTTGTTTAACTGCTTGAGCTATTTGAAAAGAATTACTATCTCTTAATACAAGACTCTTTTTATATAAATCAATATATGCGGCATATGCAGCTAACGCAGTTAATTCTTTATCTGTTATAAGTGGCAGTCCATCATCATCTACAATTACACCATGATATAGTACAGATACATTCGAATAATCTCTATCAAACTCTAATGCATTATTTATCTCATTATAATTTAATAGTTTTCCTGATTGATATAAAGGATCTTTATTTCATTTTCAAGCTTCATTATATCTTTCATAATAAGCATTTTGAACTAATGGAAATATACTAGTATCTGAAGTAGATTGAAAGTCTTCAAATGGAATTGTCACAGATTCTATAAAAGATAAATTACAAGGTAATTCTAGTATTCTGTTTGTAGTATCTCCTACATATCTATACATTCTAGAATGTTTGTTACCTATTAACTGTAAACCATTTAAAACTATATCCTCAAAATTATCAGGATTTATTGTAACCCCGTATAATATATTAGCAAGAGAATATACAGAATTTATATTATTTAACTTCATAACTATTTAGGAGTTTGATCGTTAGGAGTGACAGGAGCTGCAAGTTGACGATACCAGCGAATATATTTCTCAGTCATTCTTTTAATAATTTCATCAGATAGAATTCCACAATCTAGATATACTTCAGGATTTTCAGAACAACAATCTCATTCTAAAAGCTTTCTTGGATCTAAGAATAGTGCAATTACAGATATATATTTTACAAAAGGAACATTAAAAATATATCCATCCATATTACCATTAGAATTAATTGCAGTATCTATATAGACATATGGACTTCCTGGTTTATTTTTTCTATACTTATGAAATCTATAAGTTTCATCTGTATAAATATTATAACGAGTATGTCTATCTATACTGCCAACAAATCTTATTGTATCAATTCCGTTTATATAAATAATCGGTGGAATTTCAAAATGTAATGCTTTTTCTCCAACTTGTAAATCACAACATTTTGACATATAATCACAATCAACTTCAATACAGTTAATTGCTAAAAATAACTCATCTAAAGTAAGAATTCCTTTTAATAGAAATTCTCGCATTACTTGATTACGTTCTGCTACTACTTCATCCTGAAGTTGTTCTATAGATATTTTAGGATTGGAAGTAATTCCAGCTAATCCTGTTACTGTATTATTATATACTGCACTTGCGATTTGTTCGATCGTCATAAACTTCAGTTTAAAAAATTAAAGCAGGACAGGGAAATTACCCCGCCCTGCCTTCTTTGAAAATATTTATGAAGAGCAATTAAGCTCCGACTGTAAAGTCTTTTTCTGCAGTAGCACCACCATATGAAGCTACAATTGTAATAAGATCTCCTACTGCTGCGCTTTGCTCAGCTTTTACAGTAAGTTTACCTTCATTGTCGATTTCATACTTGCTATTATCGCCCTTAATAGATAATTCAACAAAATTTGTTGCATCTCCATTAATTGCAGGACCTGATACATTTACTTTAATATCAGCTTCCTCGTCAGTAATATCTGCAATTGAAATCTTACTATCGTTTAAGAATTCAATCTTAATAAGATTATTAATATCAGGACTAATAGTTTTAATTGAATCAGCACCAAATACTTCTTTTAGGTCAGCTTCAAACTTGTCAACAAGTGATGACAATACATAGAATGTATGTGTTGTAATTGACTTAAGAGCCTGTCCTACAGTTCCTTGTCCATGAAGACCCTTACGAGGCATGCAATATAGGAATGAGAACTGAGTGTATAGACCTCCATTAACAGGATACTCTTCCTCATTAAGAGCTGCATAACGTAAGTTAGGATAACTTGGAAAACGAAGATTTTCCTGAAGCCAAGCAGCTGTACCAATCTCCATTTTATTCTTAGACACCTCTACAGCTTCTTTAACTGTTACATACTGTTTTTCAGTGCAACTTTCAGGACAATCAATATCTTTTTGTTTCTGGAGTTCAGCTACAGCAAGAACCTGATGTGAATCAGTGCAACTTACAAGTACTTTATCTGCACTAGACTTAGATACTCTAACATATCTATAATTTTCAGGAATAGCTGACTCAATAGCTTTAACCATAATCTGTTGTGCCTTAGCTAAATCTGCAGTAGATACTTCAAATTCAGCAAGAACGGGCTTACCAAATTTTGACCAAGGCATAGCGTAGTCTGAAAGATATTTGCCAATTAAGGTAACACCAATTACTACTCTATAAGTACCTTCAGCTTTAGGTACATTAAATGTAGCACTTGCCACTTTACCTTTTTCACCTGGAGTTTTATAGATAACTCCCTCAAGTAAACCCTCTTTCTTGTAATCAGCACAACGTAGTACACGGAACATACTAACTTCACCATTATAAGTAAAGTTATATCCCTCATCATTAGTAATATTTTTACCTTTAGTCAGTGCCATAAAACGAGGAGTTACACCATCGTCAAGCAGGTTTGAATTAATTATTACTTCTTTTTGAAAATCAAACATAGTTTTCTAATTTTTTAAGTTAATAAATTTATTTATTTCCAGGAGTTGCTATTGTTTGATTAATTGGAACGTTCGTTTGTAATCTTGGATCACTTGCGTTCTCTAATAGTAATCTAGTTACTATATTAATAATCTCATAACAAACATAATCTGGAAATTCCAAGAATTGAGTATTATCTTCTGGTAATAATACATCATCCTGAGTCATGGAAACATACATAGGAGCTTTTACATAAGTAATATATACATTATTTAAACTTCAATTCGAATCGCCACTATGTATTTCCAAATTTACAGAAGATTGATTTACAATCCTTTTATATGGTTCTTTTAATGCATAAAATCGATATTTTCCATCCTCTGTTTTAATATAATTAGGACGATAACTACCTTCTTTAATTTCATTATCCATAACAGGATTTGTTACTGGTTGATCTTTTTCATTTCTATTAATAATATAATAATATGGCTTCTTATGTGAAGGTTTCATATAATAATTATTAATAATACCTGCATAAAGATCTGCAGTTAATCTTTGACATGTTGAAGTAATAGTTCTTTGCACTCCATTTCCACATCTAGATTTATTTGAATCACTACCTGTAAATTCTGCAATACAATTCAACATATGTAAGTAATCTTTAGGAAGTTGTAGCTCTCAAACAGTATCATTAAATTCCTGTCTTGGAGCAATTTTACCTACTTTAATTACTGATGTAGTTTGTAAAAATCCTAAGTCATCTGAACTTTGTTGATTGTACTCACTTCTATTATATACACTATTTATATATTGTTGAATTGCTTTATTAAACAAGTATATGAAGTCCTCAAGTAAAACTTGAGGAGCTTTCACCTTGTTGCATTCAACTAAAATGTATTCGTAACATTGACGAATTGTCATATCATTTTATTTAAGCTAGTTTTCTATTTTTAGGTGGTATAAAATAATCTACCTTTTCTAAAGTTATAAAATACTTATTTATTGTGTATTTATTCTTAATAGCTCTAGATAAATTTGAACCATTAGTGTTTAAAAACTCTATACATTTCTTAAATGTTAACTCTCTAATAAAATTACCATTATGATCATAAATATAATAGGTTCTCAGCTGTTTAATTTTATATTCTGTAATATTTATGTTTTTATCTCAACTTCATAAAAATCCATGCCGAGCCACTTTTTTATTAATAGATTCTCCAATAGATTGTCTAGAAATTTGTAAAATTTTACTGGCAGTATTAATACAGTCCCAAATTTTAAGTAATTTGCCTTCTAAAGAATATTGATAAACTTTTCCTTTTGTAGGATGAGTCCTTCCGCCACCTGCAGTAACATTATATGTATTCCCTTTATTAATAACCTCAGGTGTTACTAGTTTTGCCTCATATTTATAGGCATCAATAGGATTATCAAATTTTGCTAAGGTTTCTCTATAAAACTGATCCTGTCCATATTTTTTGAATGCAAAATGGAATGGGTATTTTGGGTGAGTAATACTGTAGGTATGTTTCGGAATCTGAATTCCATTACCATAATATCCATCAAAAATTTCATCTGTTTCTGTTTTATGTACTCCAATATAAAATTTTCCGTTAATTTTACATGTAGTTCTATATACAATCCAAATCATTAATATACTATTATAATATTTTCCTATTTAAGGTATAATTATTTTTATTAGTAAGTTTTAAGAACTTATAGACAATAAATTCATTTATAATACTTAATTTAATATGTAGTATACTTATATCACTTGTCTAATAGTCATTATATATTGTTATTTATTGCTTTTCTTCTTTTCCGTCTTTTCAACTTTTTCCTCAGCTTTATCTTCAGCCTTTTCCTCTACTGTTTCTTTTAAACTTAGTTTCTGAAGATCAGGGTATGTCTCTAATGTAATACCCTCGTAGATAGTTTTATTTGCAGGAATCTTCAAGAAGAGTAAGATAGATTCGTCAGTTGTACCTAGACGAACATCCCCATACATCCAAACTCCACTTTGAAGGTTGATAACACGTTGTTCTTTTGCGTCAATAAGCAGCAGTTTAAGTGCTGTATCTGATCCTGTATAAAGGTCAATAACAACCATTGGATCTTTTTCCGCTCTTTGATATAAATAGTCCTGAACATCTGAGTCAGGAGCATTTCTCATTGATTTGCCAAGTAACCTTGTTTTGGTAAGTCTTCCTTTAGCAGAATCTTGTTCAATATAAGTGAACGCTTTTGTTACAAGCTTCATACGTTCAATACGTTTTTCAGATTCAACTCCAGGTCTTTCTACATAGAATTCAGCTTGACCATAACGTTTTGGACCTCCGTCAATTAAAAGATTACCTTTTGAATCTTTAGAATCTCTTTCAGGTGCAATTAAGAATGAATCTTTAATGCAAGTCCAAATATTTCTTTCTAGAGGATTATCTAAATCAAACGTTTTACCATCATAAATCTCTATTCGTTCATCTTCCTTAATAAAGTAATTACTATCAGGACTATTAATTTCTGCTTCACTTAAGATCATTTCTGTATCTCCACTAGCGTCTACCTGACGAACTCTTTTTACAAAAGGATAGTTTGAACCATTTGCTTGTTTTAAAGGATTAATAAAGCAATGTGCTTTTTCCTTACCATATACATTTCTTAAAGTTACTATATTATTCATATTTATTCTTATTAAATTTATCTATACCAAATAATGATATCTAAGTTTTAAATATTTTGTAGACTTCTCCCGAAGGAGAAGCCTACTAATATTCTATTCTATCTTTTTTATATTACTTTTCACTAACTAAGATAAAGCTACGATATGGGTTGAATACACCAACACCAGCATAACCCCAGTCAATAAGTTTAGTTGCAGCTACTGGGCTTGCAACAGGACCACTTTCACGTCCACTTCTACGACCAACACCCTCTAACCAGTTATGGCAGAACTCATTGTTCTTGAATGTGAACATTGCAATAGCGGGTTTTCCACTAGCAGCATCAGCAGTCAGATCAAGGAAGATACCATATTTCTTCTCAGGGAATTCGATATCAAGAGCACGGTCAACTTTGAAAGTTACAGTATTACCTGCATACTCGTATGAGTTATAGGTTGCACCAACTTTGATATAATCATTAGCACCCTTAGAGAACATGAATGTACCAACAGTCTTCCAATCACGAAGATATCCTGACAGACTATCCTGAATTTCAGCTCACATAGGAGTATTGCAAATAAAGATATATTTATTGCCAGTAGGATTATTTGATTTAGCGATCATGGCAAGGATAGCGGTATTCATAACTTTATTAGTCATCTTTGAATACACATATTTACCTGCGAAACGCTCAATCTGAGGAATAATACCATCACCAGAGATAATAGGCTCACCTGTTTCAGGATCAAAAATCTTAGGTTTACCATTCTTATCTACGTTAGTCTTACCCCAAAGCAGTGCATTTGCACGAGCAGCCATGAAGCTATCAAGACAATCTTTTTCTGCAGCATTCATTTTGTAAACAGGATCACTTTCTGTTCCTTTACCAATCTGAATGAAAACGTCCTCCATTGCACGATACTTAGCAGTGTAGTCTACATCTGCACGGTGTGTTGCAATAAATGTACGATGCTTTTCAACATTTGACTGATACTTAACGTATCCTTCCTCATGCATTTCAGGCTGATAGTTCGTTAAGAAACGAGTCTTCATACCTGGCTGGCAGAATTCAACATCAAGAGTAGCATTGTAATCTGAATCTTGTAGTTTACCTACAATCTCCCAGTCTCTATCTGATCTACGAACAGGACGTGATAGGAAGATAACTTGCTGACGTGATCCTTCGATGATCATTACGTCATTTCTCTGATAATAATTTTCAGGGAAGTGGAAGATGATATCAGTACCCTGAGCACCATCGCCATCAGGAACCTGTAGGAAAGGAATTCTCTTAATAAATCCTACATTAATGTCCCACTCTACCATAAATGAATTAATACTTTGGAAACTATTTTTCTTGTCTTTTTCCATTGTATATATATTCATCAGAGATTCAGTAAGGTACGATGCGGTATACTGCTCATAAAGTGATGATACAATACCAAGACGTGCAGGTTTTTCACCTAAAAATTTGTAAAAATCCTCATATGTACGAGTTGAACTCATCTGAGGACGTACTGTACTAAAACTAGAAATTCTCATATTGTTTAATTTAATTGTTTATTTATAATTCGTCATCTCATAATGACGCGATTGATTTATCTGGATTTGATTTATTTTTCTCTTCATTAGTAGGTATTACAGTTGAAGGTTTAGGAGGCTCATTCTTAGGAGCTGCGGGCTTCCTAGTTTCCTTAATTAAACTCTTATAATACTGAGAAATACCTGAAATAGCATCTTTACCAAAGAGACGATACCAAGCGAGCTCTACAAGAACTTGTGGATCATTTAAATCTTTAAAGAACTGGCTAGCTCCATTTTCATCTTGATCTAGAATATAACTAAAGATCTCTTGTTTATCGTGATCTTCAATTTGTAAACTATCAGATTTTTCATCTTGATAGTCAAGAGAGATTTCATTGAAATTTACTAACTGTTCCTCAAGTGTTGATTTAAATGCGTTATACTGTTCCTCTTGAGCTCTTTGTGCATCTTCTACTGCTTTATCTTCTTGTGCTTTATATTGGTTTCGAATCGTTTCTACCTTTTTCTTAAATAAGTCTTCATTACTCTTTGCTAAGTCTAAATCTGCTTGAATTTCCTCTTCAGTCATACCTTCAAACTTAGATTTAAGATCGGCAATATACAATTCTTCATCAGAGTAGTCATCTACAGAATAAGCTTTATTAACAGGACCATTTTGATTAATATAGTCTTGCACTGCTTTCTGAGAATAATATTCAATAACGTCCTGAATAGTTGCGTTATTATTTCTTAAATATTCAATTGTTTTAACTTCATCATCAGATAAATCAGGCTTAGCTAATTCATTTAGAATATTTAATTGTTCATCTCTATCCAACGAACTAAAGTCTACTTCTTGTTCATTACCTTCTTCATCTTGATAAAGTAAAGTTTTTCCATCTCTTAGTCCTCTACTTTTCAAGAACTCACTAAACACGTCTAAACCCTCGCCAGTATTTAGGTCAGGGTTTTCAGGAGGTTCTTGGTTAGTAGGACTAGGTTCAGGTTCTGGCTCACTATTAGTATTTTGATCTGTAATAGGAGTTTTGTCTGTTGGTTCTGGATCTTCTAATAGAAAATCCATGTGATTTTGTCCATCGATAATCATAATTCTTATTTTTCCTTATTAATTGATTATTAATATGTTTATATATTCGCAGCAAATATAATGTATTAATTTTTAATTTCCAAATAAAAAAGAATATTTTTTACTTTTTCTCTGAAAATAGATTAAATTTTCAATTAATTGCTTCTTTTCGAATATCTTTAACATATATTTCATCTATTGGTAGGTAGTTTGATATATTATCTACAATTCCATTAATATCATAATATACATTTTTAATTTTAGTAATAACATGATCACAATTATAATATGCTTCTGCTTCTGGAAATATGTATTTTAATATTAAATATAATTGATAACAACTACCTTGAGTATAAACTTTTTCAGAGCCAATAAAAGACTCTCTTATTAGTTGTATAACTTTTATTGGCTCTAGACTATACATAATTTACAAATATTTCTATTTATTAACTTTGTATTGCCTCAACAAAGTCTAAGATATTATCAGTAATAGATCCAGCTTTATCAAGCTTTTCAATAATTGACTTTAAGAATCCAATTTCACTGTCTGTAAATTCAACTGTTAATAGTTCCTTTTCAGGAGACCACACAATTCTACCATCTTTATTCTCAATCTTCAATGCTTCGACTTCCTCACTTGAAAAGTCAATCTTTTTCCGAACATTTCTTTTTGAAATCATTTCAGTTACAGAACCTTGCTCAGGAAGATTCATCAGTAACATTAATCGAGTAGCTACATTTAAATCAATTTTTTTCATTTTAGTTTTATTTATATTAGTTCATATTTTTAATTTGTATTTGCAAAGTTATAGATTATTTAATAAATAAACAAATTTTTATCTAATTTATTGTATATAAACAAAAAATGCCGCATTTCTGCGGCATATCTTGTAAAAATTAATCTTTTTTATCTATTTCTTTTATTTCTATGACTAGCTTTTGACGACAATCATCACATAAAAATCTTTTAGCTATTTTAAACATACTTTGACCAATTTCACCTGTTAAGTATTGATATTCTTCTCCATATGGTTTAATTTTCAATGCTGAACTAATATGCATTGCTAAATGACCTTATTAAAAATACTTAAATTGTTAAACATTTTGTTTTTGTTTTGTTGATCAACAGTACAAATTTACAATAGCAAAAGACTAAAACATAACGTTACTATTAAAATAAAAATCCCCTTAAGTCTCTCAACTCAAGGGGATTACAAAGATCCATAATTAGTAACTCATTACTAATTATTTTCTATAAATTTATCTAAATCTTTCTTATATCAGAATAATTCTTTAAAACCTATTTGTTTACGACCATTAGGAATCTTCTTTGCCTTAACATAATTGTCAAAAGTCGCTCTACTAACTTTTAAGTATTTACATGCTTGATACTTGCTAAGTTTTTCATTCTTATTAGTTATTCCAGAAAGATATTCAATTACTTCTTCGCACTCTTCTGGACTAAGATTAGAATTACCAGTATCGATATCGTTAACAATTTTTAATAAAATTTCTCTAATAATCTTTAACATAATTAACCATAAATTGCCCCATTAACAAGAATAAGATCTTCTCTTAAACCTGATTGAGCTGCTGCAATTCAAGTAATACAATAACATTTATATGCTCCTCCAGATAATGAGTCTATACCATCCATTAAAAACACAGTTGGTTCCTCAAATACTACAGGTGTTGCAGAAGGAACAACAACTATAGCATCTGGTTGTTCTTCAGTAACTCTTGCTACAACATTTACTTGAGTTGTTGAATTTGTAAAATAAATACCTGGTTTACCAGCATCATCAGCATTTGTTAATATTGGTAGTTGTTTACTAAATATATTATCTAAGTTAATAGTAGATGCTGAAGATCCTGTATAACTTGTAGTTGAACTTCCTGCAATAACATTTAATGCATATGGGTTTGGAAGTGCTATAGGAATTTCAGGTATATCGTTAACATTTGCTGGAGTAAAGCCTAAAGCAGTTTTAACTGTAGTATCTTTTAAGAGAGTATAAGCAGTACCATCCTCTAAGACATATATGGCCATTTCAGCACCTCCAGACTCTGTATATCCTGTCTTAATTCCTCCTAAAACATTATTTTTAGCTACAGGTAATGTATATGAAGATCCAGGAGCACTATTAGTAATAGTTAAAGTTCCATTAGAAAATGATAGACCAATACCAGTACCATTAGCAATAGTTAATGTAGTAGAACTATCATTTAAAGTTGTACTTCCAACTTTAACTGGTCTTCAAGTATTCTCGGTGGAATATCCTTGGCCCGTAACTCAACTTTGAGTAGCATATCCACTTAAAGATGGTATTTCACTCTTTAATGCTAAATTAGAAAGTGTCTGACCAGAATCTTTGATAGATTTAGTTCCTGCTCCAATTATGATATAATCAGAAACAAGATTTCCACTAGCCATTACATCTCCACCACCTGCTGAACCAATTTTTTCATCAATCTCGGATTGAGAATAAGTTTCAGACTTTGTATAACGATTATTTAATGCTTCGGTAACTACTTTATTTTGAACTGGATTAACAGAAGTTGTACTTAAAGAAGAATCAACTACAATTCCTTCAGGTATATCAAAATTAAGATCTGATTTATCAATTTTGTCTTTATAAGCAAGAGCTCTTGCATCTGTAATTTGAGACAGAGGATGAGTGTGTGCTGCAGGAACATAAGTTTCTGGTTTTCCTGTAACTTTATCTCATGCTATTTCTTTCTCATCAACATATGACTTTAATGCTAAATTACTAATTAAAATACCAGAATCTTTAACAGTTTTTCCTGGACCATTAGAAGTTATTACTCTATCCGCAGTAGTAAATGCTTCTGCTGCAATTACATCTCCTGCTCCAAAACCTGTTAACTTATCGTCAACTTCCTGTTGAGTATAAACACTAATGCCCTTTGTAGCATTAACTTTATGTTTATTATTAGCATCAACTTCAATTAATGTAATAACATTACCTGCACCAGATATAGAAGTTTCAATATTTGGTATAACAGGAATTTTAGCATCAACTTCAGCTCTTGTATAATAATTAGAAAGATCAATTTCTGTATTACCAATCTTCTCTCATTTTCCATCAACAAATACATATTCATCATGTATATCTGGAGCAGAACCAGATTTCTTAACAAGATAAATAATATTTGTCTCTCCAATACTTGGAAGTTGATCAACAATCTCAATTTGAAGATTAGCTAAATTAGCAATCATTTCTTTTAAGATTCTTCCTTGGTTTGCAGATAATGATTTATCAGCAGCAAGAGACTCTAAATTATCTACAATTGAACTTTTTATCTGATTATTAATAGTTGTATGTACATTATCAATAGCTTGTCACACTCCTCCAGAAGTAATTAAATTTTTACTTCCTTCTGTCGGCTCTTCTTCTATTGAATTAATAATTTTTGGTATATCAGTTAATACTTTAGCATATTCTTCTTTAGTGCCTGTATACCCATTTTCTTGTGCAATAAGATAAGCATCTTTACCAGGAGCACCAATTGTTCCAGGAAAAATAATCCATTTCTTTTGCTTTTTATCATAAATTTTTACACTCATAATTTATATATTTTTAAGATTATGCATATGCTGCACCGTTAACAGCAACCTTACCGTTTGCCATATAACTTAAACAATAGATATAATAAGTTCCAGATAAATCTGCAAGACCATCCATCTTAATTGCATTAGAAGCAGTAAATGTAAGTCTAGCAGTGCTTATAATAACTGAATCAGGATTACTTGAACTAAACCCACTCAGAGAAGAAATAGTTCTTGATAAAGTATTATTATAACTATATCCTGCAGAAACTGTTGAACTACTTAAAGTAGACGTTGATAGTATTCCTGCAGTATTTATAGATACCGCAGATGAACCTGTGTATGAAGTTCCATTAATTGTTAATGCATATGGGTTTGGAAGTGCTATAGGAATTTCATTAACATTTGCTGGAGTAAAGCCTAAAGCAGAAGTTACATTACTTTTACTTAATGAAATAGTCCCAGAAGATAATGTAATATTACTTCCAACTTTAACTCCACCTAGTACTGAACTTGTAGCTGTAGGTAAACTATATGAATATGTACAATTAATTGTAGTACCGCTAATACTTATATTAGTGCCAGAAGTATATGTAGTATTTGTATCTGTCCAGGGAACATTAACATATGCTTTACCATTACTTAATTGTACAGCATAGTTTTTACCACTTGTTGTATAACCAATTTGAATTCCTCCATATGCACTTGATGTAGCAACAGGAATTGAAGTTAAATATCCTTGACTGGTAACTCAACTTTGCGTTGCATATCCTGATAGTGATGGTATCGTTGGTTTATTACTGAGATCATTATAACTTCCTGAAGTTGCTACTGTTGCAAATGTAGGCTTTCCAGTTACTCCAGACCAAGGTACACTTGTTGCACTTCCTGCAGTAAACTCTTTAAATGCATTCCTAAATGTAGTAGCGGCATCATCTATACAAAAATACATTAATCCTCCATTACCTATTTGTACTACATCTCCTTCTTGAATTGTACCAGCTTTTACTGCATCTATTGCTGCTGTTTGTGATTCTACTACAAACATTCTTTCTAAAGCACCTGCTGGTAATTTTTCTATTGGAATATTTGGAAGTCGAGCTTCACTAATAGTTCCAGAAGTAATCTTAGATGCATCAAAACCATTCAGTGTACTATTAATAGATACATTTCTAGATCCATCAAATGTTGCACTTCCTGATACTGCTCCAGCTATTGCAATTACTCTTGGGGTTGCTAATTTAGTAGCTGTTCCTGCATTACCACTTACTGTAGTTTGCGCAGGATGCCTATGATCTTCACGTGCATATTTTGTAGATGTTCCAACTGCTGCAGTACCTGCAATAAGTGGTGCTACTGTCGCAGGACTAATTTTTCCTGCATTAACTAAAGCTTTAACTTCTGAAGCACTGATATCACATTTATATTCTTTACCCCAAGTACAGATCATTGGACCTTCATCAATAAATGATATATATGCATCAAATACTTTACGTTCCTCTGTTCCTGCAGTAGTTTTTGCTCTTTCTGCATTATAGGAAGCTTTAGTTTTAAAATGTAAAAATTTTGATTTATATGCCATAGCGTCTATATTTTTATAGCACCTATAATATTATAGGTTAAAAATAAAGGGAATAGGGAAATCCCTATCCCCTTATTATCTTAATTTATTCATATTCAACTCATTCCATCTCAGCAGTTAGAGCAACTTTTTTTGATTCGTTATCCTTTACTGCAGAAACGTTTAAAGAACTTGAAGTAAACGTAACTTCTGGTACTGCATTATCAGCTTTAGTACCTTGGGCAGATGTAGCGGCTCCAATGCTACCTGGAGTGATATTAACAGTTTTTTGAGCGCTACCGTTGAATGTAAACTTTGTAGTTCCCTCGTTACTTCCACTATTTAATGTAACAATTAAGGAATTCTTTACTTGAGTAGCATTATCCGCAGTTCCTGCAGTCGCAGGTTTACCAATTAATACTTTTTGAGGTTCACCATTACGTGGTGTAACAGTAAATGATCCATCTGTGCCATTTGCAAATACATAAGTAGTATTTGTATCAGTTGGGAATGCCCAAGTTCCATCACCTCTTAAAAACGCAGCTTGTTCTCCTGCATCAGGAGCAGGAACAATACCTGCTGCACCTGCTGTATTTGATGTTGCGGCTGTCATTTCTGCTACTGATCCAGAAATTGTTACAGTTGTACTACTTTTAGATGCGGATAGTGTTAAAGGAGCAGTGCCAGATGCATTTATAGTTCCAACTCCACCTAAACCAGATAAGGTTGGTGCAGCTGGTATAGTACCAGTAATTATATCTGTAATATGGCCAGAACTATCAGCTGTAATACCTGTAACAACTTTACCACCAGCAGTAACAGGAGAACCAGCGGTTCCTATAAGAGTTGTTCCATTAGCAGGTTTATAGTGATTATCTACAGAAGTTACTTTTGTGTCAGTAAAGACAGCGTTTGAAGGTACGCTAGTGGCGATAGTATATGTACCATCTTTAATAACTTTACCTGTAGCTCCATCAAATACTGCAATATGACCTGCTGTCGCAGAAGCTGGGCCAATTACTGCGCCATCAATATTAGCCTGAACAACTGTTCAATCTGCATTAACTACTGTAGTACCACTAACAGGACCGTTATTAATAGCAATTAGCATATCTCCAACCTCACACTTGATTCCCGCATAAGTTCCAGCAGTAATTACTTTATAGGTCCAACCTACTTTATATCCGTTAGCTGGAACTTTAGTAACAGTACCGTCTGTGCCTAATGTTCCTTTATAAATCATTGCATCAGCTGCAACGATCTTATTATCAATAGCTGCAACGACAGCAGCAGCAGTTGGGATTGCAGTTGAACTACTAGCTAAAGTTGTTTGTACAGAGTAACCATTTTCAATAACTCCTGTCGTATTATTAAACTTAGGAATATATCCAGCAGTTGTTGTGGCATCTGTTTTAGTAACGTTATTTTTAATACTTGGAGAGACAATTACTGTTTGAGTTTCGCCATTACTTGGAGTTACTTTAAATCCATTTGATGCTCCCTGAAATGTATACGTTGTATTAGTATCTGTAGCAGGAATACCAAGAGCTGTTATATCTGTTTTAGTTACTGCTGCTGTACTTGTGACATGTCCAAACTTATCAGTTGCAATTTTATACAACCCTGATGTTTTCGCAGCAGCTCCTGCTGGAACAGCATGAGAGATAGTACGACTTTCTGCCAGATTTCCACCTCCAGATAACCCGCCTGTTCCTGTTATCGTAATTGTTTTATCTACTTTTTTATTTAACGCTGCAGCTACAGAACTTGCTGACGCTATATCATTAAAATCTACTTCAACAGTAGTATTATCTGATCTGGTAATTGTTAATTTATTACTTAATAATTGTGCATCTTTAAGCCCAATACCAAATACATCATATCCTGTATCTGTTTTAACTTTAATAGATTGGGTTGTTGTATCAAACCAAAGATTTCCAGTTTTGATTGTAGTAGGCTCTGTCGCTTTTTTAAAAAATTTAATTGTTGCCATGTTTATTTTTTTAAATTTTAATCCCCCCCTTCACTAAATGTGAGGAAGGGGAAATTATTATTTATTCAATTTCTGATCAAAATATATCAAGCTTACCTTCTGTTCCAATTTGGATAGATGAACTTGTTGATACTAATTTAGACATATCTACAGCTAAACCTCTAGAAGTACCTTCACCAGTTACCTTAATAGTATTATCTGGACTAGTAATAGATGTAATGCCACCTGCAACAGCAGTTTTAATACTATCACTAAGAGCTTTCATACCTTCAGCAACTGTTTGATCTGCACCAATTTCAGCACCGCCAGTAATTGCTACTCCTACTTTTATATTGTTACCAGCAACCCTTGCCCTGTTTACTCTAAGTCCACTTTCAGATTTTGCTAATATATTATCAGAAACAGGATCAATTTTAACATCAATAACATTCGCTTCTGAAATCTCAACAGCATCACCAGCTGTAAGAGCTTCTTGCTTATCTCCAACAGATGTTTGTAAATTCGCAATATCAGCCTTATTCGTTCTAATCTGATTTAAATCTGTATCTGAAATTAGACCTGAGCCTTCAACCTTATCAACTTTATTTGCAAGTTGATTAGTAACTGTAGTATCTATTTCACTCTTAGTATAATAATTCTTTAAATCTACTGTTATTTGTCCACTTCCTCATTTTTCCCACATATATACATCTTCTGTAGTACTTGGAGAATGAACAACAATATATTCTTCAAATAAGTCGTGAAGTACTGTCGATGTTGCAGGAATCATATATAATTTTCCTAACTTATCAACAGTTGGATCTCCTAACTCTTCAAAACTATTTGCGAATCTTATTTCAAATCCCGATGTATTAGGAAATGATTTTCAAGCAGCTTCAAATTGTTCTTGATTGAGAGTACCACCAACAGCAATATAAGAATGATATAAAAAGTCTTGGACTGAATACTGATCCATAGCTTCATCACAAGGATCGTATCAAATCTTATCATGCTCTGGTTCGTTATTTGGGAAATCGGATTGACATCCGATTGCTATATTTTCATCACCAGGATCACCTTTTTCTCCCTGAGGAATTCCAAACTTAAGATTTGCATCACTAATATCTGGATTTAAGTCAGTTACATAAGGTTGTGCATCTGGTGCTAATTTTTCAACTTCAGAAATTACTGTTACTGTAGCAGGTTTTCCTTTAGGAACTTTAATATTTAAAGCCCATTCCCTAGGAGCATTAGTTTTATCTATTACTAAAGATGGTCTTTGATCTCACTCAACTGTTTCAATTGTACCTGGTTCAAACCTTGGAAGAACGGAACCTGTAGAAGTAATCACTTTACTAGATTCCATTGTGATTTCTAAATGTCCTTCAGCATCACTAATATTAACAGATTTAATACTGTCTCCTTTTAGATCTTCTAAATAACATAAAGTAGTTCACTCACTAGTAGGATCACCTATATATCCTCAAAGAATTCTATCATCTGTTAGATTATTAGGATCTCCAAATTCTCTGATAAGTCCAGGAGTTTTTCCAGGTTCTCCTTGATCTCCAATTGCTCTACCTAATAACTTTCAAGAAATACCTTCATCATAAGTTATATACCAGTTATTATTAACAATTTTAAATTCAGGAGTTATCCCATCTTTACCGTCCTTACCAGCACGTCCATCAACGCCATCTTTTCCAGGATCTCCTTTACTTCCTGTAGCTCTACCAACTTTTTCCCAATTTATACCTTTATCATAAGATACTTCTCAGTTTCCTAATGAAATTCTAAATTTTGGTTGGATTGCATCTTTTCCTTTTTCTCCAGTAGCTCCTCGATCACCTTTAGCCTTGCCTAATTGCGTCCAATTCGTTCCGTTGTCATAGGAAACAAACCAATAATCATTTTCGATTTTGAATTCAGGAGTTATACCATCAGCTCCATTTTTACCAGGTTTTCCATCAGTTCCATTTTTACCAGGATCTCCTTTTAAACCTTGTGCAGAAATTTTTTGTCCATTTTCATCAAGTATTCATCTAGGAGATTCTCCATTAATAGATACAGTCCAATAATAAGTATTATTTAATGTATCTTTTTTGATACCTACAATTGGAGTATCTCCTGGTTCTCCTTTTAGATTTTCTATAGGAGTTGATGAAGGAGAAGTATTACTTTCTTTCCAAGAAAGTATTCCATTATTAATTTCAGGTACTCATACTTTGCCAGCAGGCCCTTCAACTCCTGCCATTACAAAAGCTCAGAAAAGATTTGGTTTAATACCAATGATTTTATCGTTTTCTCGAACTAATTCAGGCATATTTAACGAAGATGATGTATGACTTCTAACGCAAGACAATAAAGCTCCTTCAAATGATACAAAATCTACAATATATTCGTCATTGAAATAGTGAGTGTTTGTTATTCATTCTCCTGCCATCTTAAAGGAGGTTCCCTTATAGAAATCTCTTGAATTATAAGCTCCAGAATACTCTCTTGAATTTTGTAGATCTATAGTAGGTAATATATTATTTTTTTTCATAGTTTATTATTTTGATCCTAATATTAAAAATGGAACACTAATACTTGTTGTTGGTACTTTACCGTCTGCAGTTCTTATATCTAAAAAAGCTCCATTAATCCTGCCTCTTGCTGAACCATAGAACATTTTTAGCATGGCTCCATCTCATATAGGTTGTGAAAAAGCTATTGTACTTATTGATAAAGTTCTACCGTTATAAATACTTGTTAAATCTAAATTTGCAGAAAAATTTCCAGATTGACTTACAGTTAATACTAAATCAGTTCTACATCTAGAAAAACCAGATAAAGATGGCACCCCAGATGAATTAAAATAAACTTCTCCACATGCTAAAAATGAATCACTATTATAATCGTCATAGCTTTTATAATAAAGATCTGAACGTAGCGTTCCATTTTGTTTCCATGTTTTTAACTCAAAATCTGATGTATTCTCTACTCAAATTGTTCCAACATAGTAATTATTAACTATTGAAGATGGAACAAATTTAAATTCCAATACTCCTCCAGCTGGAAGTAAAATTTGAGAAGCATTAAAAAGAATTGGCTCATCATAACTGAATAGTAGTCTACCATTATAATAACCACAAATTTTAATAGATTCATCATCGTTTCCATTATCAAATGGATATATAAATAATTGTTTATCAGACTTATTATGAATTACTCCAGAATACGAATTATCAATATTTAATTGATATTCAGAAGCATTTACTTTAAGAGTTACATCTTCATGTATCGTTGGAGAATATATAATTTCAGAATATAATGAATCTAGTATATGTGGATCAGATGACTGAGTAAGACTATATTGTTTAATGTTTTGAATAATAGCATTATTAATTTTAATGTTAGTTAAATCAACACTTCCATCACTACCAAACTTAATCTTTCCAGCAGCCATATGTCCAGCTCCAGTTCTAAAATTAAATAGTATATTTGGAGTAAACTCACCTCCTGTAGGAATTTCTGGATCAAAGTTTTGATATTGTGTAGATGTTTGTTCACTTGCATCAATACCTTGTTGGCTAAACATATAGTTTCCATTAAATACAGCAGATCCAATAAGACCGTTAGCGATAATCCCAATTTTAGTATACAGCGCTTCAAATGCATCTAATTTAACTCAACTATTACTAGTATCAGTGCTAGGAGATTCATTACTGTGTAATGTTCCTTGCCAAGTTCCTACTATATTTAAAACATAATAGTTAGCATCATTAGAATCATATACATAAGGAGTTTTATCTGCGGTTCCTTGATATACAGTATTAACATTATAAATACCTTCAGGATAAATTATTTGTCCTTTAGAACCATTCTCTCCATTTAATCCATTAGTTCCACTTAATTTAGTAGGAGTACTTCAACTACCTTCAATTGTACCAACTTTATCAGCGTTACTTGTATAATTTACTCTAGCTTGAATAAACCAAATATAAGGAGTCTCTTCAGTTGGAGTTGGAACCGCTAAATTCCAACCTGTTGGCTGTCTTGTTGTTCCAGGAGTACTTGTTCCTCCATAAATAGTTGTAGTTCCTAAGCAATAACGAACTTCAATACCAATTCCAGGTAACCCATCAACTCCATCTTTACCTGCTGGACCAGGATCACCAGTAATTCCAGGTTCTCCTTTTATTTTAGTTCATTTATAGTCAGAAGGATCATCACTATCATTTATATTATAATCTACATAAATTCCAATTCAAGCACCTGGATCTTCTCCATTGTTACCTGTAAAGGTTACACCTCCATCATTAGAGTATTTAATATGTAGATAACTTGTTTTTCCATCTTCTCCATTAGAACCATCAGTTCCGTTTGTTCCGTCCTTACCATCTTCTCCATCTTTACCATCTTCTCCATCTTTACCATCAGCTCCTTTAGGTAATCCAAAACTAAATTTAAATATATCCCCTTCTAAAACTACATTAGCATTAGCTTCAGTTGTTGAAGAAACATTAGCTACTTCTGCATCAAAATTAGGAATTTCTCCGCCTTCAGAAATAGTTTTTCATTCTGTATCATAATCTGCATCAGATTTTTTAACTAATGCTTGACCAGTAGTTCCTCCAGGAATTACTCCAATTCCATCAGAGCCATTCTTTCCATCAGTTCCATTTTGCCCAGGATCACCTGTAGCTTGGCCTATATCTTGTCAAGTTTGACCTTTATCCATTGAAAGTAGTCAACGACCATCTTCAATTTTTAATTGTGGAGTAATACCATCAGTTCCACTCGGTCCGATAGGACCAATATCGCCTTTATCTCCTTTTTGACCTTTACCACTATTTCCCATAATAAAAGCTCAATATGGATTAGATTCTACACCAACAATTATATCGTCTTTATAAATTAGATTCGGCTTATTTCATTCTGATGATAAATGACCTCTTAGACAATACAATAAAGCTCCTTCACAAGATATAAAATCAATAATATGTTCATCGTTGAAATAATGAGTGTCTGGAGTTCAGGCTCCTGCCATCTTAAAAGATGTTCCTCTATAAAAATCTCTAGAACTATACATTCTATAATAGTCTTGAGAATTTATTGCATTATCTATGATTACATTAACATTAGATCTCTTCATAATATTGAATTATTTTGATTATTTCATTATTAGTTGGATTACCGTGTTCAATATAATCAATTGCATTAATTAATTCGTTCATTGTAAATAATGCTTTTTTATCAGGTAAATGCCCAATATTAATATTAATTAATTCTTGAACAAATATTTTATATAATTCATTATATAGAATTTCCACAACCACAACTATTATTTATATTACCTAATTCCTCTCCACATAAAGAATTACATGAAGATAAATTATCTAATATTCTTTGCGCTTCTGTAAAGTTCCCCATATCTTTTAGATAATCAAACACATACATAGCACTTAATAAGAAATCTCTGCGATTCCTTAAATTTTCATCTGTTTTACATTTATCATAACTACATATTTTACTGTTATTCAACAGTAATTGCCGTTGCAAATATACTAAACATCTTTGTAATTTGCAAACACTAAAGACATTTTTTATTGGACAATAGAAAGTTTGTGAAGCCTTATTTTCTTGCACAAATTTATATGCTTCTTTATAACCAATAATTTCAGAATTTTCAATTACTTCGTCTAATGTATATCCTTCCTGGTCTGTAATATTAGATTTATAAAGATCCCCATTTAAAAAAAATAATTCATCTATTAAATTAATATATTTATCAGGCTCTTTATCGTCTTGAAAATGCATTAATTGTGGAACTACTAATTTATAATAAGAATAAGTTCCGTCAACATTTAATGTAAATTCAGATGCAAATCTACTTAAATAGTGTCCCCGATTATGTAATTCCTTTCTTATTTTTACTGATTCTGGAAGCAAATTTTCGTCAGTATTATAAGATAGAAATTCTAACATTATATACTGACTTAAATCTACACCTAAATAATCACTATTATCTACAGCAATTAATTTACAATCAGATCTAACAATTACATCAATATTTATTTTTTTATTCATATTATACAACTTGTTTTATTTTATCATTATAAGGATTAGTATCAACTGTTTCTGCAGCTTGAATTTGAACTTGTTGCTGTTTTGTTTCAATAAGTTTATCGTTATAATCCTTATCGTTTTTAACTTTTTCTCTTTCAATAGCTACTTTTTCAGCTTCAAGTTGTAGTCTAGCTTGACTATTTTGTTCAAGTTGATTTTGTGATTGACCTAATTCCCTTTGTAATTGTTCATTTTGTTTCTGTAACTGTTGCAGATTTTGTTCATATTGCTGAAGTTGTTGCTGCAACTGAGAAACACTATTATTTTCTTCCTTCTTAACAGCAGTAGCTTTAGCTACATAACGTTTAAGTTCAGACATACTATTGGCAGTTGCAATACTTACTGCCATATCGGGATCTGACATTCCAGCTTTAATTAATTCAATATTAAGAGCCTTTACAGTTTCCATATCTTTAAAAGACTTAGAACTATCCTCAATATGTAAATCAAAATCTGTAAGTGTATAATGTTCAGGAAGTGCAGTAAATATTCTTGAATATTTATTACCTAACACAATAGTACCAGTAATACCATTTGGATATACTAATTTAGCTAAATTAAGCATATCATAATTAGCTTCTTTATAAATGATATCCATGGTCTCAAAATATTGTTTAGTTAATAAACCTGACATTTTAACTCCAAGTTGAACATTAGAAACTGCATCTCTCTGTTCATATTGAGCTAATCTTTCAGGTAACACTCCTGTAATTGAAGAAGCTTGTTGTTCTACAGCTTGAATAGCTAATTGAATGCCTTGAATAGCCTGAGCTTTAACAGTATCATCAAATCCATTAAAAATCGTATTAAGCATACCTTCACTACCTTCTTCCTTACTATTTATTAATGCTAAGCCATTCTTTTTATATGCTTGCCAAGCTTTAACTCTATCAACTAATTTTTCACCTAAAAACGAAGGAATAAAAGAAACATCCATCCAATCTCCAACTCCTCCTGAAGAAGCAATAAGGTTATCTCTAAAATATATAAGTAAATCATATTTCATTGTTTATTCGATATAGGTCGTTAATCTATATCCGTCTTTTCGACTGCTGCATGTCACCATGCAGATTAGACTATATCATACAAATTTGATTTAAAATTAATTCAAATAAATCTGTTGAAAAACATTCGGTTGCAATTTCTGAATCTCAATTTGGAGGAGTTACTAAATTATTTTTAATAATTTGTTTAATCCTTAATTCAAATTGTTTCAATTCTAAATTACTTTCAAATTCAATTTCTTTAATAATTTCTATTTTATAACCTTTTTTCTTATAATCAGTATATCGTCTTAGTGTTCCGTCTTTAGTTCTATACGATATTCCAATTTTATAGCAAGTAAAATCATTAAAAGAAATTTTAATAAAATAAAATGTAGTACTTGGAGTAATATTATTACATTTTGGACATCCTTTACCTTGAAAAATATAATCATTATCAATAACTACTTCTCCATGTACTGGACATATTAGAATAGATTTTCCTCCATGTCTACTTGTATTAGTTATTTTAAAATCATATTTATTTTCATATAATAAAGATAATTGATTTTTAAAATAAGTTTTTCGATCTATAGCAGATCTTATATTAGGCATATGACCTGCTAATAATGCATCAAAACTTGTTTTAACTAATCCAAATTGAGTTTCAAATAATTGAAGAGTCTTCATAGATTTATACTCTTCTACACATTTTATTTTATTATAAATATTTAATTGTTTATCTTTCAACATGTTCATAGCATATTCTGTCTTATTTAATGCTATGTTAATAGTTGGTCTATAATTTAATATTAAATTAGCTTTTTGACTTAACATAATTCCATACTTATCTTTTACTAGTATAGGATATGATAAACCTGTAAATTTTCCAACTATTTCGATTTCGCCATTATATAATTTGGCTACTAAATTTTTAAATTCTGTTTCATTATATTTCATAACTACTTATAATTAACTTTAAATTAAACTTGTCCCCGCACTTCCACTTACTTAAGTGTACTCCTTTCGGATAGTCGTTGAACTTTCAAAGATATTTCTATCTAAGCTTAGCTGCTGATTGTCTTAAATTTACTATTATTTAATTTAAGGTTTTCCAGCAATTCACGGGGTTTATACAGGACTCATATAATTTAATCCTGTAGGTCCATAGTATGAGCTATTAATGAATATGGATCTCCATTTTTATCTAAGAAAAACATTCCATTAACAGATAATCTACATCTACTAGGACAATCTGCACTTCTTACAATATACTTTGATTCTCCACGAGTAATATATACTTCTGAACCAATTTTTACTCCTTCATGTCTTGTTAATTCTCCAGTTTTATAATCTGCTTCAATTCATTCAACTTCATATACAGGAATAAGATGATTCTTTATAGGTTCTATTGAATCATAATCTCCAGGCCATCCTGGATGTGCTTCAAGTCCTGCAAGAATACCTGTATGTAAATTATCAGCTCGTAAATTAGGCTCAGCAGGTTTACCAACATATCTAACCAAATAAGTAGGAGATGTTGAATCTGCAGTTTGTTGCATATCTCTAATTTTCTTAGCTGCTTCTGTAGTTAATTCTGATCTGAATGTATTTAAGATATCCTCTCTTGACATTCATTTTCTAATAACAACTCTCTTAGAATCTGCAAGATAAGGAGAATTTGGATTACGTTCTATAAACGTATTAACAGGATTTAAAATTTCAATATTGACATTTGAATTACTTTCTGTAGGTTTTACTCTATAGTAACAAGTACCTGTAACAAGTAAATCTGTAAGTAATTCTGCCATTTTACGTTTTAAATCAATATTTCTTGATTGTCTTAAATAATCAAGAATATTTTGTGCAGCAATTTCATATTCTGAAACGAAAGATTGATCAATATCTTGTTGAATTGAGTTGATCTCTTTTTCAATAAAAGGATCATTTACAATTTCTTTGTTTTCAATAATAGCTGCAATAATGTTATTCTTTAAATACTGTTGCAAATAATTAAATACTTCTGCACTAATTTTAAGTTGCTTTTCTCTCATTATATTTGAAACAGTCTTTTCATCTTTGCAAGATACTTTTAAATCTTGATTTAAACCTAGATACTCTCCAACTAATACATCAATATGTTTCTTAATTAATGGTGTAAAACTAACTGATGTAGGAGTTCCAATTCCGTAATTTTCTTCTAGGTGTTTGAATTGATCTGCATCTCTACGACAATGATAATATCCATAAGCTTTTCTTATAGCAACTTTATCATATACAAGATTACCTATCGCATCATTAATCTTCTTTACTTCATTCTCTATCACCATATTCTAATACTATATATTGATTTCCTTCACCTGGAGTAGTCATTTCTCCAGAATAATATTTTGTTCTATCTAGTTGTCTGTTTCTAAGTTCTTTTTCAAGAAATTCGAAAAAACCTTCTTCATCACCTTCATAGACTAAAACTAATGGAGCTTTTCATTGATTCAAATCTAAACTTAATTTCCATTGATTACCATCTATAGTTAATGTAAAGTCTCCAGTGTAATATGCACACATAGCCTTTTCAATTATTTCATATACTTTATCAACGAGTTCCATTCTTTTGCGGTATTACTCCATATTCTTTATAGCCTTTTTCATTAGTGAACCATCCAATATTTTCTCATTCTTTTGCTAATTTATCTTGAGCAGCAGGTCGTATATTCATTAATTCTTCATCTGCAATTTCCGCCATTTCCATAGCTGCAATAATATCGAACTTTCGTTTATTTTCTCAAGAATATTTTAGCAATTGTTCAAGCATTTCATCAATATCAATTGAATAACAATAATCATTAACGAAGTTATTAATTAATTCAAGACCATGCTTAATAATAGCTTCTGTAGCTGGTACACCAATCATTTGTGAGTTGCCTCTTTTCATATCTCCAAGAGTTGAAGCAGGACGTTTCATAAATAGACTATCTTTCTTTTTTTCTTTAAAATATGTAACAATACTAATCTTAGTATGTTCTAGTAGTGCTTTACAATTATATCATACTAATAATTTCATTGCTACATCATATGCTTCTCGAATATCTCGAGGACGATCTTTATAAATCGCAACATATTTCGCTTCTTGTAATCCATATATCCGTTTCTTAATAACTATGCAAAAATCAGATACATCTGTTGAGGTAGAAGAATCTCCAGAACCTTGGTCAATAGAGTCTATTCCTGCAACATATAGATTTTTTAATACAAGACCATCTTCATCACGAAGTGGCCTTTCATATATAGCAATTTTACTATTTGGATTACTTATAACTTTTACTTTTGTTAAATCAGGAGTATCCCCAGAACGATCTCATAATAATGACACATACTCTGGTTTTAATCCTGCTTTAAATATTCTAATTTGGGTTAATCTATCTGCAATTGCGATTGAATCAAAGATATTTTCTCCCTGTTTATATAATGCTTCATTTGGAATAAAACAGTGCTCTGCACAATAATCAAGTAGATCTTTGCCACTTAATTTTTTACGTTCTTCCTCATAAAACTTTTTAAATTCTTCAGATTGTGTAACTCCTCTTGTATCTAAAAATTCTTCTCGCAAACTAAACTTATGAGCTGGAATAAAGAAAGCTGTTAATTGTGGCTTTCTATCCTCTGTATCATAGTTTTTATATGGAAGTACATTATATCCTTCTGGTTTTGCAAAAATATTTGATAAGCCTTCAAGTGCCATATCATCACCACCTGTACCTAAAGCAATACGTGTTCCAAAATGATAACCACCAAGCTCAACAAGGGCATTACCTTTAATCCAACTTTTAGTTAAATATTTATTAGATCCTGCTTCTTCATAGATTAATCTATCGACACGATCACCACGAATCTTATCAGATGTATCAGCAATTACTGAATCAATTTCTGACATTCAACCATATTCAACTCCATCAGGAGTAACTTGAGATGCACGTTTAGTATCTGCATTATTAACTTTTTGTCGTAGGTGACGCATACCTCCATTAGTATTCATGTCTAATCAGTTTAACTGCTTTCAACATTTAGTTTTTAAAGGAGTAAGTTTACCTTCTGCAGCGCAAGTTAATAAAGAACGATAACCTCTATTAGTTATATAAGGTCTTACTGCTAAACAAGCAACAATCTCAGATAGTCCAATACCACGAGCTTTTAATATAGCTACATCTTTATGTAGTCTTTCAGCCATTTCAACATAATGAAAGAATTCATATTGTTTAGCTAGGAATGTTGGGAACTTTTCGTTACGACCTGCACCACCTCTAGCCCCTTCAGAAATAACTTCCATTCTATAGAAATTTAAAAAGAAATAATGATCTCCTGTAATTCTATATTTACCAACTGTATAACCCTCAGTACAACGTTTATATTGTTCTTTTCAGAAATCATTATAAGGTTTTGAATCTGCAGGATATTCTGTATATGATCCAGTTCTATCATAAATTTGAGCTAGTTCATTAAAAGGAGTAGGATCAAAATCTAAACCTTGAGTTTCATTAATTGGTCGATATCCAGTTAATTCATATGATAACTCTGGATCAAAGTAAAGTACATCTTCGGTGACCGCCACATCTCACAAACCATCTCTCTTTTTATAAAAATCAGTTGCAGTATACTCAAATTGTTCTGTAGTGTCTTCCTTCTGATCTCCAAGCATTTCTTGTAATTGCTTTTTTAATTCTTCTTCAAATTTATCTGAAAAAGATTGAGGAGTTGGTTCAGGATCTTTTATTGATTCTCTAAGTTCTTTATATTTCTCTTTAGCTGTTTTCTTTCTTTTGACTTCTGATTCTTCTTTATTTTTTATCTGTTCAAGCATTTTTTTACGTGCTTGAGACATTGAAGATTTAATTGTCTTTACCATACTTAACTATCCATAAATCCAGGTTTCACATCACCTCTATTTTTAGCATTGGACTGCATTTGATCTTTTTTATAATTAAGCTCAAGTTCTTTTAATTTATCTGCCATAACTCCAATACTAGCAATATCAGCTAATACATCTTTTGCCTTAAAGATAGGTTTACTATTATTATCTCTCTCTCCAAGGTCTATATTATCTAAAGATACTCTCATTTTTTCAAGAGTTCGATACGCTGTTTTTATAAGGCTAAGTATTCTAGAAGAATCTTTGATTTCCATGTATTTTCTAACTGCTGCATGGAAGACTGGATCGTCTCATTCTTCTTGAGTTAATCCAGAATCTTCCATAGCTGCATCATGCTTTTGTCTCTCTAAGTATTGTTGATATGGACTTTTCCAGTCACAAAACAACCATATATATTTAAATTCTCTTCAAGCTCTTAACCTCTTTGTTCCTTTTGGATCTTCCTTACATTTATTTCTTTCTATATCTCACAGCGCTGCAAACTCCTTTACTAATAGTATTTCGTATTCGTTAATCTTTAGATTACATGTTACATTATCATAAAGGAATAAATCTAGCATTATTTTTTATTTAATTTTTCTTTTTCCTCTTTTGTAGGTTGGTAATTATTGTCTTGAACTCTCTGAAGTGCATTTCCTGAAGGAGTATATATTCCAGAAGTACGATAATACAATGTATCTCCAGGTATTGCTTGAGTTCCTAAATATGGATTTTCAAAAGTTGGGGCAATTACATGTCTACGAACAGAATCAATTAACTGATTATTTGTTCCTGGAATCATACCCGTAATAATCATTTCCTTATCAATTACACCTCTATCTGTTAGATTACCTACATTATTAACAACAGTGTCTCGTTTTATTTCAGGAAATGCATCTCCTCTTGCAAATTTTTGAGTTCCAAACTTTGATTGGAGTTCTTTATATCTATTACTTACAGGAGACGACCGTCTCAATCCTAAAAATCCAAGAATTCCAGAATCATCAATATTACTATCTACTCTACCTCCAACCCCATTATGTATATAAAGAGTATCTTGTTTATTTGGAGATACTAATTCTGATGTTGTAATATTATTTCTAGTAATTTGTCTTAAACCAACTCCATTAGGCAATACTGTTTGATTAACTCCAGGTTTTAAACTTCTGGCAACTTGTGCTCCATTATGTACTCATTTATTAGGTCCATATTCAAATAAATCTACTCCATGAAACTCCTTACGAGTTTTATCAGATTTTCTTTGAGAAGTTTTACCTCCTTCTTGGAAAAATGAACCAAGGTTTCTTGGATTGATGCGGTGTTCAACAGGAATAGATCCTAAAGTAGCATTATTTCCATAATTAACCGACATACTTCTAGGTCCTACATATCTACTATCAAACCTATTAGGATTACCTAAATTAGATGCTACTATATAATCACTATACAAAGGATTAGTTGCAACTAGTTCTTCATTCATATTTGCTGGTCTAATTCCTTTAGCTGCAGACATTCCAGCTTCTTCTGCTCCAGAAATATTTCTTGATCCAAGATTAGATTGTGGAAGATTTGGTTTCTTAGGAGCAGGTCTTGTTGGAGCCAATTGAGTTCCATATAACTTTCCATTTCAAGTAAAGTTAGTAAGCCCTGCACTCCTAGCTGCTGCAAAAGCTTGATTAAAATTACCTTGAGATAAATCAGGAGTAACATTAGTTTGCACATTTACTTTAGGAGTAACTCCAGTTTTCATAGATACTCCAAAAGATAAAGGTTGAGAAACAATCGAATCTTCAGTTTTTGTTACCTTAGGTTTAGAATTATCTCCTACAATATTTTTCATTGCAGCTGCTTTAACTTCTCTTCTACTTAATCCAAGATCTTGATCCTTAATAGCAGATTTCATATTTCTATATGCAGTGCGATTGAATTTAGAAGATTTCTTACCTTCTTTTACAACCTTTTTATTTTCTTTACGCTCATTCTTTGCAGATCCTCCATCCTTAAATTTATTAACAAGATAGGCAAGTTTGCCTCCTTGTTTAAACATTCCTGCAGATTGCTCTTGTTTAAATTGGTTAATCAATCCAGAAATAGTGTTCATACCATCTTCTGTTTGTGCTAATTCATTTAGTTTTCCTACAATTTCTTCAGGAGTTTTATTTTGAAATTCTTCTACTTTAGATGGAAGTCATTGAACAAATTGCATTAATTCTTCTTGTTCCATGATGATATTGTTTTATTATTAATGTCTGTTGTAGAGCAAGTAATTTCAAATTTATTATATTTAGGATCTAAAGGTTGTGAAGGATAAATCCAAATAGGAGTAGTATTTGGAGTAGTTGTAATTGTATAATTCTGTCCTTCTAAAAACTCTTTAATTTCAGCTACAGTACCTTCTATTGTTATACCATTACTTAAATAAGCTTTCATAGTTACTTGTTCTTATAAAATTTTAAATCTTTTGTTGAGAATACTGCTTCACGTAAAACCATATTCCTATCAAACCATCTACATTTAATACCTTTAAAGATATTAGTTATTTCATTACCATGTTTGTATGATTGTGTAATTTTTTCTACTACATACATAACAGGAGATATAAGTTCACCATGTTTTAAAGTGACTATATCTCCTGGGTTAAAAAACGTTTTTTCAATTTCGTTTATCATATTATTCTTTGTCCTTTTCAATTACTCGACATATAATATTTTGTTCACTGATAGCGTAATAACCCATATTATTGAATGGAACAGGTACTACAGAATTTCTGTAATATATATCCTCTCCAGGTTTTACGTATTTACATTCGGGTCCTGCAGAAATAACAGTACCACACGCAATGAATTGTTCGGCTCTCTCCATCTCGCCAGTATCATCAGACTTATATGTATCTGCAAAAAGATCTCCTGCAGATAAAATTAAACCTGAAGCACTTGTTTTAATTTCTCTATAAGGATTTTTTTCAAACGGTTTTATAATAACAGTATATCCAGTTGCAGCTACTTTCATTTTAGATGCGTCTTTAGCGCCTTTGTTTAATTCAAGTAATCTATTTGCTGTTAAAAGCTGTTCTTCTTCCATTTTTTTATTGTGAGCAGCAATTTCCTCAGGAGTTAACTCCTTCGTTTCATGTTTAATATTTGCTCCCATAAGATGAACTCCCATTTCTTGCATGTGTGCATTTCCTAAAAGATTTTTTCCCATAATCATTTACATTTTTAAATTTAACTTATTATCATTTATTTACTAAGCATCTTGCATGTGCAAGTCTTGTTTTTGCAGATAATCTACATCCGCATCCTTTTCTATATCCAATTTTTGGTCTATCTGAATAGTCTGTTTTATTATTTTCATTAATATATAATCTAGGATTACATATCGGACCCATTGGTGTTTCTTTGTATAATGGACATTCTTTACAAACTGCTAATCTTTTTTCAGATAAGTCTTCGTTTTTATTAATTGCTTCATTAACATGTCCACTAATAATATCTATTAGTCCCATAATTAAAATACTATAGGTTTATCTAAATCTAATTCAGATTTAATCTTTATATCTCTTTTATAATGTTTTAACATTGTTTCTACATCTGATTTTAAATAATCACATTCATGTTCTGTAATATGATTACTATGATCTATATGTATTAATACTAAACGTTTAATATTAAAGTTTGGATTAATTTTCTGTAATAAATATGCATACAATGATAATTGTAATGTATAATGATAAAAATTACAGTCCATAATATTATTCATTGGGAATTTCATCATAGTTCTACTTTTAGTAAATCTATTATAAAATGATTCCTTATCGATTTTCTTATTAGTATTATGTGTAACTATCATTGAATCACCGAATAAAAACGTGTGTGATGGACTGTCAACTTCTAAGCATTGCGTTGCTACTGTATCAACTCTTTCTACAGATATAATATTTCTAAATGTATTCTTATTTTTAGATGGGAAGTCGATATCTTGATTTCTTACTAAAAAGGGATTTAATCCATCAGTTGAAAAACATACATCTCATCCTTTAAATATCTTTCCATTACATTTTTTATCTACTTCAAAAACAGTAGCTTTTATGCCTAATGTACTTACTAACCTTAATAAATCTTCAGCTTGTCATTTCTGAGTAGTTCCCATTACAAATCTTTTTCTAGATTCATGATAGTAACCATCAGTATCCATTAACCCTCTAAGCAAATCAAGTCTTTGTTGATAAGAGGCTCGCATATATAAATCAGGTATAAACTTATTATTTAGTATTCCTAGATCGTTAAGTTTTTTTCTAATATTATATATAGTTCGCATTTCCGCAGATTTTCCGTCAGAAAGATCTCCTCCAAAAGTATATCCTCTATTTTCTATTTCTTCCCATACTTTAGAGTTTATATTAGTGATAATTCCACATGACTTAGAGCCATCTCCTAGTCAACATCCCAGTACATAAGGATCTATAGGAAGTTCTATTTCTGGAAGATTTAGAGGATTTGCGTTCATTATTTTTGGGATATTGTACGAGGTTCTTGGTTTATCAATTAACCACTTTGCAATATCTTCTGTGGTCATAACTACTTCCCTAAATGTTTTATCTATATTCCTAAAAGAAATAAGTCATCTATGTTCATGGTCTGCCACAATCGACTCTCCGTTATCAAAAGTTATTTTAAAACATGGATTGTAATGGATATCTGATTTATGTAACACTTTAGTTATATTTCCTTCTTTATCAAATATCTCTTCTCCCTCCTTTATATCCTTAATAGTTGTCCATCCGTTTTTAGTTGGAATTTTTGTATCTAGAGGGAGTCCTTTATAATCATATATATAAATATCATTCCCATCTTTAATAAGTAAGTCAAGTTGTCCTGCAATTCTTAATAAACCATCTTCTGATTTATAACTAATCATAAATTCAGGATAAACTCCTTTTTCTAAATCTAATTGATAATATCCTTTCTTGCAAGTAAATTTTCCTCCAAGACCAAATTTCTTAAGATCTTGTTCTTCAGATTGATAATACATATTCTCAAATTGAGCATGTATTTTTGTTCCTCTTTCACAAGATTTATTTCTTTCAATTTCATATGATTGAAGAATCTCAGCACGTTTACTTTCAAATTCTTCTTCACTAATTTTTAATTTTTCAAGAAGTTTTGGATCTCATCTTTTAGTATTTAATAATGAAGTCTTTACGACTTTAAAAATTTCTGAATCAACTAAAGCTTCGCAAGCTTTATAAGCAGATCAAAATGCCGAATCAAACTCATTAACATATTTATGTATTAGAGTAGTAACTGATACATAAGGCTTATTATCATATTTATCTAAGTATAGATGTTTTGCATCTGAATAAATAACATCTTCTGTCTCTTTATCTACTTGATAACCATTAACATATTTTTCTTTTACATTATTTAACTTTGGCATTATTTATAACATTTGGTTTTATATATTGTCCTATTATAGCTCCATATCTAATTAGGTTTTCTTTAATCTCACTTTCTTCATATTCTATATTATTCATATTCTCTCAAGTAAATCCAAGAATTCCAGTTGGAGTTTCAATATCATCTTTTAATAAAATACAAGCGAGATGCTCTATACCATTCTTTCTAAATCGATCATATAATACATGATCTAGTGGTTCTAAAGTAGCAAGGTTGCCAATAAAAGTTGTATGTGTTTTCAAATAATCTGGAAGCGTTAACCAGCTAAGATGAAAATTATCATACTGTTCTTTAATTGAATGTATACCTTCTCCACATAATTCAAACCTCATTGATCCATACAACCAATCCGAAATACCATTATGATACTGAATAATTCATACTCGATCTGCATTTGACATATATAAAAGCTTAGGTAATAGATCTTTAACCTTTTTATCATCATTAATTCTATTTACTAGTTCTTGAGTATGTTTTTGTGCCATATAATCCGAATACTTATCAAATAAGAATGCAGGATTATAACATATTCGTAACGTAATACTTAAAATAAACATAATAATTAAGGCTTTAAGAATATTACATACCCCATAATCTTTTATATATTGTAAAATTGTCCCTAATCAGGTTAATCCTGAAGTTATATCAGGTTGTTTCTTAGCCATATCTGTTTCTTTAAATTATTTGTATAATTTTATTTGGATGATGCAAATATATAATAATTTTTTTGTATATCCAAATAAATCAGTAAAATGTTTGTATTTAAATAAATAAATAACTATATTTGCACAAATAATGTGCATATTTAATTATTAATATTATAATTATGAAATACAACGATGAAATTTTAAACAAAATTGCGCAGGCGTATAGTAAACCTGCAGATGAAAAAGGTAATCTTGATAATATTATGTTAGGTTATCTTGAAATGATGAAGAATGGAAGTAAGATCCATATTAAAAAGAAGAATCGAGGAAAATTTACAAAATCTGCTAATGCTGCTGGAAAAAGTGTTCAGGAGCACGCACATGATGTAATGAATAATCCTAACTCAACACCTCTTCAAAGGAAGAGAGCAAATTTTGCTATTCAAGCTAAGCGATGGCACAAAAAATAAATAAATAAAAACTACTACTTTCATACTTATAAAATACATAACTATGAAAAATTTCTTTATAAAGATGTTTACTGCTCATAGTGGATTAAGCAGTAAAAGAGTGTGCGGATTTCTTGGATGATTAGTATGTCTATTCATCTGTATATGATGTACAATATATGTTATACCAGCTCCAGAAATAGTTCAACTATTATTTATCTGTAGTACTTCATTATTAGGAATAGATAGTATTGTTGGTATATGATATAAGAAAAATAAAAATGATTAAACAATTCATATCTCAGAATATAGGGGGGGGGGTTAAAATAAATAATTCTCATTTATATTTTTATGGTCCAAATTATACAACTACATTTATTAAGGATACATCAGTAGGAACACTAAATACAGCAAATTATTTATTTGGCGTGTCTTTTGATTATCCTTTAGAATGTGATGATAATAAGGCTTTCTTTAAGATAACTGCTGAACTAACTCTTACATGCCAAAGTGAAGAAGTTCCTGTGCCTATAAATCAAACAGTTACTATAGGAACAATAAAAGATACAGGTATAGGATGAGATAATAAAAATTTTGCTATTCCTGTAAATTTATTATTCCTTATATCTGCTATAGAACGTATGGCACTTAAATCTGCAACTATTGAAGTACTTAATCCGAATTCAAAGTATATGTATACTAACCCTACGTCATTTGAAACAGGTGGAGAATATGTTGCAGTAACAAGTAATTTATATATGGATAATTCTCAATTTGGAAGTTATCACGGAATATTTAATGCTGATTTATATAATTCTAGCCAAGGTATTTTAACATTGCAAAATCCTATTAGTAGAGAATTCTCAGCAGATACACAACCTTACTTAAATGCACTAAGTACCACTTGGGCAAAAAGAACAGATTTAGTATCTAGTCTAACAAGACCTGATTGAGAATTATACTGCTTCGATAAAGGAGGCATGGCTTCTAACATGTATATGGGTGTTAATTACTATATTTCTTCATACTATTTTGGAGGAGAAATAGATACCGTACTTAGTGCAGTAGAAAATATCCCAATTCCAATAGTATCTGGACAATCACAGACAGTTGTTAATTCGAATTATATAGACGAAAGTCTAATAGGAGATTATCTTATATTTGATATACATACATATCTTAGATAATGATAAATAATTTAGAAATATTAAAACCTATTTTGCATTTTGAAAAGGATTATTATGTAAGAGTTATAATTCTTTCAAGATCAAAAGATGGAAATCTTTTACAAAAGAGAATTGGAAGAGATCTTTTCTTTGGAACTCTTGAATCTCTACAAGAAGCAATGCCAGATATTATTGCAACAGCTACAGAGTATAATGCCAGAGTTTATATTGATACCGTCTCAAAAAGATTATCTTCAGGATTTTTAGCACAAATAGAATGAGAACGATTTAAGGTTTTTGGTATTAAACCTCAACTAGAAGCAGTAATTATAGAAGAAGATTTCTATGGGCTATATGATGCCGATGGATATGCTAAGGAAGAAAACGAAATAATAAAATCTTTATCTGAAGAGTTTAACTTCAAACCCTTAATAATAAAATCTTCAAATGAGGGAGAACATTGATTATATAAAGGTTCCGAACTTAGAACATTATCAAATTCAGTTAATAATAGCTATATTAGAAATAAAATTTTTATAGAGCACGCTTGAGCATGTTTATATAATCCGTTTAACTAAATGCAAGCAAACAAATATTTTAAAGTAAAAGAATTAGTATCATCAAAAATATATAAAGAATATGGAGACGATGCTATAAAATTTCTAGATCCAAAAGCACTTAAAGCTTTAGAGAACGTTAGAGAGATTTTAGGAGTTCCTCTGATCTGTAATAACTGAGCAGCAGGTGGATCTAGAAATTATTGCGGTTATAGAGAACCTGGATGTGGAGTAGGAGTTAAAAATAGTTACCATTGTATAGATATAAATACTGAAATACTTACAAACCATGGTTGAAAAACTTATAATACAATAGATATCCAAAATGACAAAGTATATAGTTATAATATAGATAAGAATGGAATAGAAATAGTGCCAATTCAACAATATTTCTTTCAAAAATATGACGGAGAAATAATTCAAATACAAAATAAGTTAATTGATATTTTTGTAACAGATCAGCATAGACTTTTAACTAAGGCGAAGAATAATTATAAAGACCGTGAGTTTTATAGATTTGAACTAGCAAAAGATTCATTTGGCAAACGTAGAGAAATAATGAATGCTGCTAATAACTTAAGTGTTAGTGAAGATTTTGATTTAAATATTTGGCGATTAGCAATGGCAGTTATTGCTGATGGTTCAATTTCTAAAAAAAATATTAGAAAATATAATAATTTTGTATTTAAGTTGGTTAAAGAAAGAGATATTAATGAATTGGAAAACATTCTATATAATCTTAATCTATCTTATAGTAAAACTAAAGTTATTAGTTATTATTTATCAAATGGCGATCCTTATTATTGTTGGCAATATATACTTCCAGTAACGAAAGTCACAAAGTCGGTTTTAGATATAATTGGAAAGAATAAGAAAATACCTAATACTGTATTAGAACTTCCCTCTTATATATTGAAGGAATTATTAATTACATATGCTAAATTTGATAGAACAATTGATAAACGAACTAATTGTAACTGCATGACCATATACTCTACAGACGAACATAATATCGATATGCTGCAAAAAATGAGTATACTTGCAGGAATGCGATGTATTAAAAGATCGTTTACAAATCAGAAAGTAATATGTAATAATATTGAAACTACAATTCGTGAAATACATCATTTATATATCCACTTAAATAGGTCTGAAACTAGAATTAACGAAAAGGATTGATCTAAAAAACAATTTTCTGGATATGTTTGATGTGTTAGTAACCGTAATGAGACTATTATAACTCGAAGAAATGGCAAAATCGCAATTATTGGAAATTGCAAAGGACAAGCTTTTGATTTAATATCAACTAAATTAACTGCTAAAGAGATGAGAGAAATTCTTGATAAAAATCAAGATAAACTTAGGTATCCTATACGTGTGGAAAAATGAGACAATAAAGGTGAAATCTCTTGATTACACATTGATATTGGAAATACTAAAGGTAAAAAATTATATTTTTTTAAAGCATAACATATGAAATGATATATTAAACTATTAAGATGGATCTGGGAGTTCCCACAGTGTCTCCTAGGTCTCATCTTAACCAAACTCTATAATGTAGAGTATAAAGAAACATACAAACAAATTCCAATTTATGCTGGCGACTTTCCTGGAGGTATTTCATTAGGATTATATATTCTAATGGGTGAATCTGCTAGAAAATATAATAGAAACAGCATTAAAGATCATGAATGAGGCCACACAAGACAGAGTATTAGATGAGGATGGCTTTATTTACCTGGCCCTGGTTTATGCAGTATTTGCTGAGTAGGTCTTAGAAGAATTAGTGCTAAACTTAGAGCTAAAAGTTATTATTCAGTTTGGCCAGAAAATCAAGCTGATAAGTTTGGAGGAGTTCCTAAACGGTAATAACTATGAATGTGTAAAGGGACGGATTTTGTAACAACGTAATATGAATAAATTATTTATATCCAAAATGGGGGGGAACTTATTTCAATATAAATCTATAGAGGTATATGTAAATGATTTTGGAGCCCAAAGAACTGAAGGAAGTAAACGTAGAGATTAATTTCGAAGTATTTAGTGTAGAAATGAGAATTTAAAACAAAAGGAACCCAATTGGGTTCCTTTTTTGTTTAATCTATTGGTCCTCTTCATTTAGCAGGTTCCATAGTTGCTTTATTTAGATCTAAGGATAAGAAGATTCCTTTATTTACAATTTCTTCTCCTAATTCTGTTCTAGGATAATCTGGGTAGTAATAAATATATTGGGTACCTCCAGGATATTTTGTATCTTCCCACATTAAAGTTTTTATTTGCTTAATCGAAATCATACTTTCTGGAGCCCACATAAACAGTAAAGTTTTTGCATCATCTGATAGATATTTAAGTGGGGCCATCTCATCATTTTCTGTAGTCATAGTTATATCAGGCCATCCATTCTTTGTGCTTACACCTCCCCATAATGCTGTTGCAACATCCATTCATGTTTCATGTCCAAGATCATCCTTATACATTGGACAATCATCTATATTAAAACATACATAGTTTGAATACGGATTATGAGCATAAACGCATGTACTATCATATGCTGGTAATGGATTAATTATTAAACATTTTGGAGATTTTCCAAATAATGCAATGGTTTTGTTCTGTAAACTCGTGGAACCTTTTGACATAGACCATGTAGCTATAGGACTGGTACCTTCTCCTTCACTATATCTTACACTTAAGCTTAAATCGGAAGCTAATGGGTATTTAGCTAACACACTAGTACTCATTGTTCAAGTTCCTGGAATATATTTGTCATATCTAAGTGATATAATATTTGTAGGAAGTATAGTTCATACAAGTTCAATTGTTTTACATGAACCTGAATGTATTCCTGCAAAAGACAACCCGCCATTAATACTATCTGCAGTAGCGTCTCCTATATATGTTCCATCTACATATACTTTAAAATAATATTTTCTAGGTATATCTAATGCAAGTTCACTACTTACAATATGTAAAATAAAGCCTCAACCATTAGGATCATTAACATATCATGAAGGGAGTATAAGAGTATTTGTAGTTAATGCCCCAACCCATTGTTTAACTTTATATGGAGTGGTAGTACTCCCAACATAGAATTCTAATTCAGTTCCATATTTAACTGCTAAAATATTTCCTTGAAAATTAATTTTGAAGTTAACCCCCCCCAATAATATTTTGGCTTATAAATTGTTTAATCATTTTCTTTATAATATCTTCCACTAATTATAAAAGATACTAAACTTAGTAATGCATAGATTGGAGTTACTGAGTTTAGAGTACCTAAAAAGAATAATGCCATAAACATTAATCCTAATATGTAGAATATTTTATATATTTTCATTACTTATCTTTGAAATACTTATCATAAACATTCTTTGCATACCAGCCACAACCTACACCTACAGCTAAACTTACAACTGCAAGTAATAGACTACTAAAGCTCATTGCTGATACAATACCACAACCTGCCAATACTAAAGCAATTATAATTGCGGCAATAATTAATTTTGTTTTCCAAGTCATTGTTTTCATTTTATTTATATGTTAAATTATCATATGTTTTACCACTTTCAGAAACTATATAATTTTTCTGATTTTTATATAATGGTAATATTTCATTATTTCAAGATACAAAAGCATAAATATCTCCATAGAACGGATGTTCTTTTAAACCTTTTTCAAATTCTTCTGGAGAATTTTCTTTTGTAACTAGTGTATATGAATCTCCTAAATTAAAATTCATTTCAACACCTGTTTGTGTAATTTTTCTTAATGTAAACATGTATGTATATATTTATGTATTTATCAGTTTATTTTAAATATATTATAAATATTCAAGTATAAACATCATCTAGAATATCAATTATAACATCACAAATTGTGACATCATCTATTTCTTGATATTCCTGTTTTAATAGTTCCATAATTGAAACTACCTCTTTCATTGGATTTAATATAGAGTTTTCACTACCATTAGATCCATTATTTAAAACTGCATAATATACTTTTGAATCTTTAATAAAAGTTACAGCTGCATTTTTATAAAAACCATAATCTTTTAATTCAATTTTTGGAGTATCTTTATCTTGCAGTTTTGTTATTACTTTATCATATAATTTATTGTTTTCCATACCAGTACTTATTTATAGCTTCTCCTGCTCTTATTCTTTTATTTAGATTAGGCTTTCCTGCTCTAAGAAATAATGCTTCAAATGCTTTAGTAGCTCTAGTTAGATCTCCACTTTCTCAATCCTGCCAAGCTTGCTCTGTAGTATATCCTTTGTGCATAAAAATGCTTCTTTCTCAATCTTTTAATTTGTCTATGTCTTTTTCAGATGTATTAAGAGCTTTTTGTTTATCTTTTTCGGTGGCTCTATCTCAAGGAGTTTTAAGTATTTTATTTTTTTCATTAAATAACTCAGAAACATATTGAACTTGTAGTGCAATAGAATCTTCTCTTCCATTTAATCATTTGTTATACAATTCTAGAGCTTTTGGTTCAAACATCATTATACCCTTTGCTGGACCCTTTTTATTTTGTTTTAACCTAGTTCATCCTTGAGTTTCGGTATATGTATTTGCTAATACTGCATTTATTTGTGAGTCATTGCCTTTAAAGTTATCTGTAACTATTTTTGCTCATTCATAGTTTGAATTTCTTACCATTATTGGTTCATATCACGTTTTCCCAGAATTATATAATGTTTCTATATCTCCTTTCTGCCTAGCAGTTTTATATTCATTATAAAAATCTAGTGCTTTAGTTGGATTAGTCATTAAACTATCTCTAAATTCTAATTTAGATAAATCGTTATTTGTATTTCATAAACTACCATCTTTTATTAGTTTATTAATTCTTTGATCTTTTATTACATTTGAATTACCAACTATACCCTCTGAATTTAAAGGAGGAAGTTCAATCGGCTTTGAAGGATTTTGATATTTAGGTATTTTTAATCCCAACTGAGCATATAATGTAGTATCTTTCTTTTTAGTAGGCGCTTGAGCTACATTATTAAATAAATAAAGTAAGAAATCATCACTATATCTATTCAATAAATTATATGTATTCTCTTTATTATAATGTGGAGTAACTGTAGACTCTTCAGGTACAATTTTATATTCGGGATTAAATGGTTCTGATTGAATTATCTTTCCATCTTTATCAAATTGTGATACTGAGAAACTACCTTTACCTTCTGAATTTTTAAGTCTATTTGTAAGAGTATAATGATCTAAATGTTCCTTCTTAATATTTTGTATTTCTTCTTTAGTAAATTTATGATTAGGATCTGCATTAATACTATATCTTAACTGCATTAATCTAGCATAAATTTCTTGAGGATTATCTAAATATTCATCAGGAACGATTGTTTTATTATCATAGACAGTATCTCCAAAATTATCTTGATACTTCTTAATTACTTTCTCTTGTGCATCAGGTAAACTACTATGAGTTCATTCATGAATTGCAGTACTAGTTGATCCATCTGTTAAAAATATTCTTCTACCAAACGGATAATAAACTCCTGAAGCATTATCAGGGACTTTACTCGGATTTATCTTTGCTCTAGTAAGATCTAAATTTCTTTTAAGTGCATTAAATACTAAAGATTCAGTTACAGGGAGAGGAATTGGTAGAACTTGTTTAACATTTTGTTTTACTAAACCTTTACGTGATTTATATCAATCTTCAAGCCACTGTTTTCCTTCTTGAATTCCTCCTTGTTGAAATTTTAATACTCCTCCATGTTTAGCAGAAGCTATAACTTGATTTAAAATATTTGCATATCTTGGATCTGTAGCATATCCTCCTCTATGAACTCTATTTGCAAATTCTTTTATATCTCCAGAGAATGCGTTATAACGTTTATTATTTAATAGATCAATTTTAAAGTTTGCATAATCTTCAAGTGATTTGAAATTTCTAAATTGATCATTTATATAAACATCCTTACCATTAATAACTTCTCTAGTTCGTTTAGTTGTTCCCTTTCCTTTAATACCTCCAAAATTATATGATCCTGCAGGTTTAGAACCTCAAGCTGATTCTAATCCGTCTTGTGCTACTAATGATTTAGCAAATGCAGGATTTAAACCTTTTGATTTTAATAATCTTTCATAAATAGGAAGCATTGTATCTTTGAAATCCTTTTTAGAATTGAATTTATGAACTGTAGTTTCTTGAACTATTGGTTCTGGATTTCTTATCTCTTCTACTTGAGATTGTACTTCTGTCTCTGTATCATCTTCCAAAGGTTGAGAATATCTGGGTTTATATACAGGTATTTCAAGATTTGGAATTTGAATATTAATATCTCCTAAAGCACTATCTCGTATGAATGGTCTGTATGTGATATCGTTCATAATAATTGTTTTATATTATTTTGCAAATATATACATTATTTTTATAAATCACAAATTACAGCACCTATTTCTGGATCTAATTTACAACGATTTGGATTCTCTAATTCAGAAATTCTAGATGTTAAATTATCTACTTTATTTTCTAATTCAGAAACTTTAGATAATAAATAACTTGTTACGCTTTCTAAAGCTGCGATTCTTTGTTCTAATTCATTTTTTAGATTAGTTACTGTAGTATCTACTGAGTTTGCCATAGCACTCGCTACCCCTATAGTACTTGCCATACCTATATATGGATTAGGTGTTGTATTAATTATACTTCCAGGAAATGAAATAGTACCCGACAAATCTGCTGTAGTCTTATCTGCTGTAGTCTTATCTGTTATAGTCATATTTGTTGTATCCATATTATGCAAAATTAAAATCAGAATTAGTATTTAATCTACTTAAAAGTTTTTCATTTTCTTGTTTTAATTTCATAATTTCCTTACGTAGATTTTTAATATCTTCTGAATGTTTTTCAATCTGTTCTGAATGTTGATCTACTTTTTGATTTACAAATAATATTGCTTGACATACTAAAGATAAATCAATAAGTTTAGCAGATTTACGTAATCCTGATATTTTATCTAAAGCAGATGTTCTACTTGTAATTAAAATACCTTTATCTTCTAATTGTCTAAATACTCTAGTTAATACTTTAGTACTTATGTCCATTTTTGCTGCAAGTTCTTTATTAGTTTTAGTTGTAATAGCAAATTGTCCATCATTTGTACTAGTGTATTGTTGCATTGCTAATAGAACTCCTTTTTCTTCAGGAGTAGTATTCTCAGCATCCATAAACTCGTAAGTAAATCTTTCAAAATATCTTCCCGATTTTTGAATCTCATAAATATTACTCCTACCTTTTTTCTTTTCTAGAATTTTAATTTCACCTGCTGCATTTAGTTTTTTAATACTACTTTGCACTGTATTAATAGATACTCTTGCTAATTCTGCAAGAGTTCTTAGTGAAACAAAAGTTTGGAATGTATCTTTATCCATATTTTTTCTCATATAACCATAAATGAGATAATCAGTAGGATTCATTTTAATTTCTTTTGCAACCCCCAAATCATGAGGGACTTGAATGTGTTGTACTTTATTATCCATAAATTAATATTTTTAATATTACAAAGATATAACATTTATTTAATATTACCAAATATT